CGATTACATATACTAATATAGATAAATAGACATAGTCTTACATATATCTACTTATCAAACCTAACTTTAGTTAGAGATAAACTAATTAGAAGGGAGGTTATATATTATGTACTATAATGATATTTACGCATTGCGTCACACCGTAATGCAAAAAAGTATCGATAATTATGCAGATTCTTTGAGAAATCAGAATATGCCAAAAACTGATTTCTATAAGAAATTGTATGATTATGTTTATAGATGGTATGAGATCAAAAAATCATCATCTATAAACGCTATAGACGCTAATATTAGAGAAGCTGCAGTAGAAGATTTAAATTATCTTAATCTTGTACTAAGAGACCTATCTAAATTAGCATCTTAGCATAGTACTAGAATGTAGATCGCCGAGTTCGCTACCTTAGGTCTACATTCTTTTTTGTTCGTTATTTTGGTATTTTGCAATACATAACAACACGACAATAGAAGAATGGTATCCATCTATTATTTTCAGCTTCTGGATGAGCTAAAAATTCCTTAAATATTATATTATAGTTATTATAGATGTTCTTTAACTTACGTATCTTATCTTCAGTTATAGTAGCAGTAACTTCTGTCATTTTACCAAATGCCTTAATATCAATTCCATTCATATTTTCTACTATATTAGTATCTTTATCTATTTCTATTAAGAAATAATCGTCTTTAAATAAATTTGTAATATTTAAATTCATTATAAATCCACTAGAAATATTATTAGGATTTCTAAATACAGTAGTAGGAACATAAGTTTTACATCCATTAAACATTTCAATAAATGACAGGAAGTTAGGGAAATCTTTTACAACATATTCCATTGGAATTAGATTATCTGGAATACGTTCTAGATTTATACAGTTAGTGAATCCTCTACGGTAGCTGTTATTAGGATGTAGGAATTCATTACCAGTATTTATAATATTTATAAGTGCTTTACGTCCAAATAAGAAATAGTCTGCATATATACTAAATTTATTTTCATTATTAGAGTTAAACCACTTAAATCTAAATGCATTTTCTGGAATAAATCTAACTTTAACATATTTTACTAAGTCTAATATCTTTGCACTATATGTTTGTATTTGCTTATTACTAAGTGAACTATCAATACGAACTATCATATTAAAGAATGTTTGTTTTGTATCAAATTGTCCGAATGTAAGTTGCATTATATGTAAGTCATTACCATTCTTATATAGTTCAAGCATTTTATGTATATCTAATGTACCAGATATAGTACAATTTATATATTGACCACGGTGATTTACTATATGTGTATTAGTACTGTCTCTAGGAACCATAGTATCAGTTCCTATATAAGATTCATTAATTGCATCATTATTAAGAACTAATAATGGACAGAATGCATATGTAAAATCATTTGGCAAATATCCCATAAATACTATATGAGGTCTTTGTAATATATTAGCATTATTTATATCTTTATGCTTTCCTATAGAGTTTATAGTATGATCAAATAAAATATGTCCTTTAGAAGGCTCAGAAGCACTCCAAATAGGCATTTCTGATATATCTTCGTATTGAGCTTTTGTGTTTATATCAATACCATTTAGATATTGAGGAACAGCTTTAATAAATGATCCAGCAAACATTCCAATAAACATTATTTTCTTATCAGAAAGATTTCTATTCTTACACCAAATATGATAATTTTGGAATACATTTGTAGAAACTGTAAATCCATTATTATTACCGCAGTTAGTAAATAATATAGGAACTATTTGATCTTTTTGATTTGAAGAAATCTTTTCTTTAGCCCATTCAAACCATGAATCATCTCCATTATAGAATTTTTCTAAATAATCATTTTTAATATCTTCTGACATTGACTCTATAACTTGGTAAGGATTTTCTATTTCATTTCCGTATATAAGTTCATATATATCTCCGCTAATAGCATCAGGACCTTCAATACCGTCATTAAACCAGCTGTTTTCTGGTGTTAATATAGGATCTTCATCATTATTATCAACCATACGGAACATTAAAGCTGCTAATTTATGTAATGGATTATCTGTAAGCTCTGCAATTTTACGTATAGGTGTTAATATATTAATATCCCATTTCTTTTTAACATGCGAACCTGCGAGTGTTGAGATAAATGTAACTCCTATATTTGACCCATTTTTACTACGTACTTCTTCAAATATATTTGTAGGAATATCTTTAATACGTCCGAATATTAGTATAAGTGGTACTATATTAGCTAGATTATTTCCTCCAGGTTTATAACATTCTATAAATCCACCTATGTCATATTTATCTATAAATGGATTCATACGAGTAAGCGACTGATATGTAAATGTATCATCATGTATTGCTACAAATGGTAAATTTATTTTTACAGTTGGTTCACGTTTATCATGTTGATTTATTTCAGGAATTACTCTTACTACCCAGTTATAACTATGTGATTTAATAGTAATTTCGACTTTGTCTATATTATCTACTTCAAATGTATTAGTTTCCATAATTACATTTATAGGATCCCATCCACTACGAAATTCCACACCATTAATTAATATAGAAAGTCCTTCTTCTTTAATTAAATGTGATGCATCATCTATTAGTGGATAATATTCAAATTTACATGTATTAAGTTTACGTCCACCTTTAACAGCTTCAAACTCATATATATTTACAACTCCTAAATCATTATTGATAGTTGAACGACCAGCTGGTAGATTAAAAGTAAGTCCAGTTAATTTAGAGAATGTATTTCTACTATACATTTTTTCTGGAGAACCTGCAATTATAGAATCTGGAACTTGTGGAGCGTCTACTTTAATGGTATTAAGATGGTTATAAATATCTCTAGCATAACTATAATGTTTTAATGGGAATAACCTATCAACCATGGTACCTTCATAAAATTTGTCAGCAGTTGCGCTATTTTTCTCAATATTATAATATAAATTTTCTATATTAGATGTATATTGAGGTATAAGTGATGAATTTTCTATATATTGCAATTCGTTTGGTGGTAATAAATAAATACTGTTAGTAAGTTTATTATCAATATTAGTAACCGGACGACTTAAATTTATCATATTGATAAATTTTGCATTAAGAACTGGAATTGTATAATAATTTTTACCACCACTATTACTATCTATATTAAATACGTTATTTGCAGATATAGTATTATAAGTAATGTTTATTTGATCTTCAGATGCTAAAATATTTTTTTCATAAATAGTATTAGTATTTTTGAAGAAATTGTTTATATTAAATAATTTAAAATGTGGATTATATATATTAACAGCCTTATTAATACCAGTATTATGTCTAGTCCATTTAGAATTAAAACGTCTTCCAGCCATAAATCTAATTAATTCATATATTTGATAACATTTAGGATTTTTTTGTTTTTCATTTATTTCACTATCTATTATTGATATTTCTTTAGATGAAGGTTCTATACCTTGAAATGTATTAGATATAGTTGCATCATTATAACCATATGTCATAGTACCAGTTATAGTACAATCAGAATACATCCATAATCCATATATTGCGTCTCTAGTTCTCATTCTAGCACTATCATAACCAAATCCACCCCAACCATGTGCAACTCTAGTTAAAACTTCTCTATATGGAATTTTTTGTCTATAATTAGAATTTACATTTGTTGGAATTAATACATTATCACTTAATGTATCTCTATTAAGTGTATTTCTAGTAGTATTCCACATTTCATTAAAATACATATGAAGTCTCATAGCAGCTATATTATAAGTATCTTGGAATACTTTCATAAATTCTCCGGATCCAATAGAGTATACCAACGGACCTTCAAAGTACGTATTTGTACTAATCCATCTTGTTTCTTCTGGTGGAGTACTTCTAAAATAACTAATTATATATTTGAAAGCTCCTATATACTGTTTATTTTCATCCGCAGTTCTATTAGAACCACTCATAACTCTATTAACATCCCACCATTTTCCATCTGTTAATGCTTGTTTTTGAGATGTATTTGCAAAATGTAGTGTATACTTTAATGCCTTATTTCTTTCAGTATATACATTATCATAATAAACAGAAAATCCTCCAACACTTTCATTATCACTTTCCATTAAATTAACAAGTGTTCTAATATTAAATTTTATATTACGTGATGAATTATCTGAATTAAATATTGTATCATTTGCTGATACATGACTAAATAATACATTAAAATAATTTGAATATATCGCATTATTATCTAAATTATTATTATAATAGCGTTGTATACAATCATATTTAATTACATTAGTATATGGTGCATTTTTTCTAGTTTCTTTCAAAAGAATTTTAGTAAATTCTGGATATTGATTTATACTACTAAGATTTATTATATTTCTACTATGTCCTAATCCATGTTGATTATTACGATAATCTAATGTTACAAACTCTGGAATAGAGTTTTGACTTGGTCCAGCATACATAGTTTTAAAACTATCATTTAAACCTCTTCCATAATTTGTAGCCAATAAATGGTTACCCATTTCACCTTGTCTATTAATAGAAATAACACGATTTATATTTCTATCATAGATATCAGACATTGTAAAATCTATATTATCTGAAATAAATCTATAATTTTGCTTAAATCTATTATATACTTGAATACTGCTATTTTCTAATTGATATGTTACTAATGCACTATCTTGATACATTCTACTAAGATCTTTTTCAAATACATGTCTAAATCCAAGTGTTCTACTCATACTGATTTCATATATTTTACATGGATGAATATAGTATGCATCTCTCCATCCAATACAATGTATTGATGTCAATGCTGGAACTGTTGGTGTACTAGCCATTTTCCAGTTTAGTGCAAATTGATCTGGAAATACATTCAAATTATTTACATTTGGTCTATTCTTTTGAGCCATTAATATTTTAATATGAGTCTTTGGGTCTAATTTATAATTATCTGCTTCACTACCAAATAAATCAGATGTATTATTAATACCATTATACATATCAACCCAACGAATATCATCTAATATATCAGCATATTTGGATATTTTTGTATCAGCACTAATATTATTATAATCCATAAATGTTGTAAATTTTGCAGGAGCGTTTATTTTTATTTCTACACGTTCATATGGAGAACTTGATAATGCTGCAACTTCTGGTGATGTTACTATTGGCGGTTTAGTATCAATATAATAATTATTGTGCATATATCTATGACCTCTACGATATTTATCTATATATGCAACATCTGATGTATTTATAGAATTTTCTAAACTTACATATGATGGAAAACCACAATATAAGAATAAATTTTGCCATTCGTTTATACCTTTTACAAAATCAAATGTTGTAGTTGCAACATTTTGAGCTATATTAGGTACTGGTGGAATCGTATTAAATAGCGTATTACTAGTATTAGTTATTTTATTTCTACGGGCTACACTACTATGTAAAAATTCTATAACATTATCATAATTATTTGCTCTTTTATAAACAGTAATATCATTATAATTAAGAATTCTACCGTTAGAATATAATATATTTTTAACCATATTAAAGTTACGTTTAAAATTTATATTATTAGGAGTTTGATTATCTACAAATCCTGGTAATTCGGTAGTACTCCATAAAGTTTTAACATCATTATTCTTATTATCATTTGAACCAAGTACATTAAATACAGGTGGAACTAACATTCCAGTTATAAGCCCAGAACCATCACGTCTACTCATATTCCACGGAGTTGGGAATGATACAAACTCAGCAGAACGCTTATAATCTCTACTATAAGCGCCATAGTTTTCCAATCCCATATCAGTACGTTCAAAGAATGGACTATCCATAAACTTTTGATAATCATAAACCATTAATAAGTTATTAGCATATATTAATGCATCTGATTTATACCCAAGCCATTGGTCACCATGTTCTGCGACTTGTTCACTCCAATCTTCTATAAGTTCTGGATATGCATTTATTGGGTATTTTGTATTAGTAAAATATGAACTAAAATTAGTAACAGGTATTTTACTTGCATCTATAACTCCAGAATTTAACATACTCTTAGCGTATTTATATTGCTTTTTAGCTTTACGAGTTCTATCAATATAGTTATAATAAGTAGTACTGTGAGAACCATTTAAATATGGGTCTACATTAAACCATATATTACCGGCTTTATTAACTAATTGAATACCAGAATTTTCATTCCATAACATTTTACTAGGTTCATTTCCAGGAACATTAGTAACACTACGTTGTGGAAGTACTATCTTATCAATATAACTCATAAGTACAGATTTAATATCGAAGTGATTAAATTTATCACTACTATTCCATTTATAAGAACGTCCGTAATACTTATTTTCCGATGGAATATATTGATATCTTTGTTTATAAATATCAGTAGTAAGTCCACTGTTAATCCATAATACATTTCCTAAAGTTTCTTCATAAAATCCTTCTTTATAATCTAATCTTTGATAATTATTACCAGCATACATTACATAAAATAGTAACATTGGATGATATGCTATATATTCATTCCATCTAGTATTATTAGCTATATGTGGAATGTTCATACTATTAATATTATCGTCAGTTTGATATATATTTTTAATTGATTCTGCACCTTTATTTAATAAGTCTGGACTTATACTATCAAGCCCGTATCTAAGTGGTTTAAATATTATAAGATTCTTATACCATTCAGGATGATATTTTATTAGAACAGGTTTACGTTGAGAATCCGGTAAGGTTTTTGTATTATACATACCAAGAATATCACGAATTTTTATTCCATAGTCTTCCATTTGTCTAGTATAACTTTGACTTGTATTGACATTTGGCCAAACAGTTTTAAACCAATATGCTAATAATCTTTCTAACATTTCATCATGCTGCCATCCGACAAAGTAATTCGGAACCCAACTTACAAATTTAACCACATCATTAAATCTCATTTTACCAAGTTTAATTCCTTCAATATTTTCAGATAGATTCATTCTATGATAGTTATATGATGCGCCACTCATTGGTTTAAAATATTTATTACATAATATAGTTACTACAGTATTTCTAATGTCTCTATATCCTTCATCATATGAACGATTAGAGAAATTACTTTTATATGTCACAAATTGCTTTCCTATAAAGTTATTATTATACATTCTAGTATACATATCTCTAATATTTACGTCTCTGTAATAATCCTCATCTACTGTTACAGGTGATTCATTCCAAGGCATTATAAAATCACCTTTAGTACCAATATTATTAATAGCTAATGATGTGTGAGCTATATCTTGCGAGTATCCTTTATAGTGAAATATACTATTAGTATTACCAGCAGGTTCTACTATATATCTAAGTAATCTATCGGTAGATAATGCTTCTATATTATAATAATCAATATATTTATTATCCCATATGTAATCTGGTATAACTTCAACTTTAGGCGGTAATTTGATAATTTGTGAGAATGAACTATGGTATAGACTTTGTGGTACTACTTTAAGATTAGTACATTTTCCTATCATATACATAGGTATATCTCCATACCAATTTTCAAATAATCTATCACCGAGTACTTCTACATTACTTAAATTAACTTTTTCAAACCACTTATTTAATATTGGACTATTTGATATCGTACTATTAAGAGTATCCATATATCCAGATGTTTGATGCATCAAACCTGGATCTGACATATTAGGAAATGTTCCAGTAATACTAACAAGATCAACTTGATTATATGTTGGTAAACTACTTTCTAACTGTTTAAAGAAAAATAAGTTTTTATACTTTTCAATAGTATTATCATCTAACGAAGACCATCCTTGGAAATTATATTTCTTATTAGGATCAAATACATATGAAATATAGATCATTTCATTAGCAATTACACCTTCCCTAGTTGATGAAAATATATAAGCATTTGGATAGTTATCTTTATTAATTGCTACTCCTGGTCTAAATATATCTTCATGATTATGATAATTTACAATAATTTTTTCATATGAATCAAATGGAATATAACATTCTAATCCGTTTATCATCCATAGATTTTCTTTAATTCTATAACCAAATGTAAGAACATTTTGTGTATATGCATATTCTGGAGATAATATATGATATTTAAATCTAGTATATTTATCTTTGTAAATATCTTGGAATTTATCTGGATTTAAATCTTTTGTAAAGAAACTATATTTAGGTTTAATTATAACATCAAAATCACTTCCAACGCAATATGCATTAGTCATATCATACTGTTTACGAGTATAACTATGAGGTGCTACATACCATCTATTAGTAACGTTATGTTTCATATCATCAAGTTTATATTTAAGATCTTTATTAAATATAAATGCACGAATTTCTGCTTGGAAACCTACTGCACCATTATTAACATGAGGCATTAATGGTTCCCATCCTTTGCTATTAGGATAGTTATCATAAACGTCTTTGTCGTCTACCATAGGACCTATGAATGTAAATTCATCTGTAAGACTGTCAAAGTTATTAGCTATATTAGCAGCATAACAGTCTACTTTAGTAAGATACGCATATGGGTTCTTACGTGGACTATATTGTTGGTTAGCAGTCATATATTCTTTAAAGAATGCCTCATATTCAGTTTGATTCTTATTTATAATACTAAGAATCTTATCAAAAGCTTTATCTGCCTTTACTACAGTTCCCATCCTATCAAGAATAAAATTCCAATCCCCGTGTAATCCATATAATGTAAATAGTACATGAACCATAGAACCTATATCTCTAGTAGCACTATTCATAACTGTAAATATAGCATAATCTTTACATATAGTAGACACAGGATCAGTAACTTTATCTATAGTTCTAATAATTTTATTAATACTTTTGGCAAATTCAAGTTTATTCACATTAAATTGAAATATAGGACCTTGAATTTCTGTCACTTGAGCTCCTCCTAATATCAATAACGGTGATATAATAGGAATTTCTTTAAATGAAATCATATTATCTGTAAATAAATGATCATATTTTGATTGAAGCATAAAACATCTAGCATCAAACCCAGCAACAGTTACATTATCCATATCATCTAACTGTGTCTCAGTAAGTCTACTATCTGGATCGTATGTTACTTTAAACTTTACTAAATAAGTATATGCAGTATTTGTATCGTTTGGTATTTTAGCTACAATATAATAAGACATCCATCCTATATTTTCTATATAATATAAGTTACCTTCTGTTGGTGTATTTGCATTTATACTCATAGTAAATTCTATATTATCTACGTCGTGGTTTTCGTCATTATCTATAGAAACGAATGTATGTTCACCATATGGCATTAAAATAGCCATATTATTTAAATCTTCAATCATAAATGTTTGAACACCGATATCTATATTCTTATAGTAATTTAAGAACTTAGGAAATTTAGTATCAATATCAGTAAATAAACGTTTATCTATTTCTAGATGTAGTTTATCACTAAGTAAATCTACAGAACCACCAATATAATTTGCCTCAATAATAGCTTTACAATCATTTAATGATAACCATTCGCTATAAGTACTTCCATTACATATTTTGTATAAAATATTAGCAGCAACTTCTTTATTCTTTATTATATTACTTCCAATACTAATATCATTATCTAAATATGGTTTAATAGTTCTATTATAAAGAGCATAACGTTTTCCAGTAAATCCACTAAAACTTAATCTATGCTGTTTAAGATAGAATCCATTTAGCGAATAATCATATATAGCATTAGGAGCTTTATATGATCTAAAATCAAATGTCATTCCAGTATCATTTATACCCATAAAGAATGCCGGTAATGTACCTTTACGCATAAGTTCGTGCGTACCAACATACATATCAATAGGTTTTATATAATTTTCATCCTGTTCAGCTGACACATTTATTTTATTATAAGCTGGACTTTTATATCTTATATTACTTCTATACCTGTATAGCTTATCTGCATCATCTACATATTCATGTAAATCATATAATGATCTCATACTAATAGTGTTTTTATCATTATCATTATCAAAATTATTAAATACTTTAGTTGAATCGACAGGTTCTAAATCAAAATTTGTAACTAAAATATGTTCATTAAATTTTTCTATACGTCCTGATAATTTTCTCTCAATATCATTAGCAAATTTATTATCTACATCATATGAATAATATATATCAACATCATTATATGATAAAGCATTTTTATATTTAGCATTTATAATATAATTATGCAATTTTTTAGGCGTATCTAATTCTAAATCTTTAATAACATCAATATAATTTGTAGTTAGATTTGTTGCAGAAATTATTTCTTGTAACGTTATATTAGTATAATTTTTAAGTATACTATTATATGCATAATATTGATATAAATTAGTAAATAATAGATAATGATGTGCAGTTGGTTCATTCCATGCATACCCACCATGATCATAACTATTTATATTTAATAGATTTTTATCATTATCAAATACATTAATATCATACCCAAATTTATCATTCATCATTTGATTTATTTTACCAGTTAAATTAGAATTATTAAATGTTGAATATTGATCAACATTTGGGTCTGTAAATGTAGAAGCTCTATATCCAATCTTTGGTCTAAATATATCATTATCTTTATCTATATCAAAAAATTTTGGATCAAATTCGTATATTTCATCAAATTTATCAAATCTTTCACAATCCGAGTTCATATACATAGCAGGAAATAAATTTCCACTATCAGCATGTAATCCTAAAGCATCTTGTGGATTTACATACTCATCAAATATCTTATTGCGGATTATCATAACTTATTTCCTCCTTCCAGTTATCAAAAATTGTAATACTATTATTATATTCTATTATTTCTTGCATTTTATTAGTAAATACTGGTAAATATTTATTATAAATTCCTTCTAACTTTTCTTCTGACCACGGTGATGGTTCAAAATTAAATTTGTCTCTAGCTATCATATATGGAACAGTATAATTATATCTTTCTATATATGCGAAAGTATCTTTATCTATTATTTCAACTAGATTTTCTCCAAATATATTACATTCGTTAAAAGTTTGATAATATGTCATTGGATTAAGTAATAAATTCTTATATATCTTACGTAAATTTATATTATTATCATCATTCTTAAATCTATTAAATGTATCTAAACTATATGCTATTTTACGTTTCTCACCAGAACTAAAATATATTATAGGTTTGTATGCATATAATTTTTTACGTGGTCCAAGTAATTGTAATAAGTTATCACCATAAAAAGATTCTGTTATAGATCTACCATTTATATCAGTGTGACTTAAAGATTTATCATATTTATGTTTATATGTGTATCTTGGAACTCCGTTAAGAATTCTTTTTGTATTAACAGGACTAAATGATATCAATGGTTTCTTATTAGTAAATACATTAATTCCAAAATCCTTCTCTTTCATTCTAACATCTAACTTAGGAAATTTATCATTAGTAACATCAATACAAACTGGTAATAATTGAAGATTTACAAATATGCTTAAATCCTTATCATATTTTGTTAAAAATGGTTGTAATTTAGAATCAATAGCATGATTTCTAAGTAAACTCTTACCTATAGCATGGTTTATTACATCCCAATAATTAAATATAACTATCCCAGTTTCTTCTTTTTTCATTACTTCAGTAAGTGCTGGATCCAATACATCATTATCTGTATCAAAATGTTTATACCAATTAAATGCTATATGCGCTATTAAATGACCAGAATACATATTTTTATAATAATTTATAGGATTATCTTTACCCATACTACTATAGATTTTATCTTCGTTATGAGTGTATGTTTTTTCTAAATGTGCATCTGGTACGTCATTACCACCATAATGACTTATATGGTTTGCTAATATATTTCTATTATAACCTTCCGGAGTGGCCCCTCCCATAAATTCTTCTGGATTTTTAAGTTTAAATACAGTATCAGTTATAAAATATTTAGCATTATCACATAAATAATATCTATAATCTTTAATTGTAAGAGGACATATTACATCTATAGCAGCTTCATATACTTGAATCGTAGGTAATGTTCCATGGACACTACGCATCATATTTTTATAAATTTCAGGTGAAACAGCATAATTCATCATATATGGTAAATTTGCAGCTATACATTTATCAAATAAATCTAATTTATTATATGATTCGATTACTCTTGGATGTAATACTATATTAGATATTATTATCCAGCATTTATGACTTTTCGTATACTCATTTATATCGGATGTCTCTAATACAGTCCATTCAAATTCACGATTAAATACTTTATAATTCCATTTTTCCTTAAGAGTACCATTAGCGTTCATATCATCTTTATGGAAATTATCACTAATATTAATCATTGGTTTAGTAGGCTCTCTATCGAAGAATTTTACTTTTCTATCTCTGACATAAATATCGAAGTATCCACTATTAAGTATATCATTTGGAGTACCATTTAAGTCTCCACTAAAATCAGTTTTAAGTTTTTGAATAAATGTTGGATCTTTAACTATACTAGGTCCAATAGTTTTACCAGTAACAAGTTCAAATCCATTCCCAGTTATAGTTTGTTTTACTGGATTATATGGAAATACTGCAGCAAATGCTTTTTCTCCATTTTCTAAACCTATACTATTAGCTACAAATTTAATCTTTATATTTCTAATACTATTAGGTTTAATAAATCCAGTTGGTAATCCATACGTGTACACTCCAATTCCAACTTCATCTATTCTAGGAACATCTACTTCATTTACGATTTCAACCATTTTTAATGATGCCTTAACTTCAAGATCTATATTAAGATCTTCAGTTATAGTTCTAGTAGCAAAAGTAAATCCATCTGGGTAACGAAGTGTCACTTTAAATAAGTTTGGAGCAGTTCCAACTTTAAGATTATCCGGAAATGGAGCTAAATCAGCTTGAGTAACAGTTTGATTATAAGTTCTTTCAAGTTTATAAGTATGCCATACAGTATTTATATTTCCGTTTTTATATGTAGCAAGCCTTATATTAATATTATAAACCTTTACTTTCATATAAATACTAGTATTATTTTCATCATTATCTACTCTACGAGTTTGTTCATAACCTACTGGTATTGTAATAATATAATCATAACTTCCAGAAAGATATCTATGAGTTTCTGTTTTATATATAGTTTGGTCACCGTTATTATCTACAAGATAATATTTAATAGTTACCTTTTTAATAGGTGTTGGACTAGCTGAAGTACTTACTTTAAGTGGTACATTATATGTGTAATCATTATCCACCGTAAGATCATCTGGAAACTCTGTAAAATTTGGTACATCAACATCATATCCAGAAGGAAATGATGGATGTGATATTATTTCATTTCTAGCAGAAGTTATAGTCATTTTAGCGTTTTCTGGTTTCTTTATTATAAGTTCAACTGGAGTTGCTAAATTAGGATGTTTACATATAAATTTTAATGTATATGCTTCTTTAACAACATTTACTTTATTAACTCCATGTTTCTTTGGTGTAAAGGTACTATCTTCAAGAATATAACCAGTTGGTATATGATATATTATATTTTGACTTCCTTGTGTCTTAAATGTTTCTCTACTAAGTTCCACCCCACGGTGATAATATATAAAAGTGTGATTATATATTAGAAGTTCTTCATCTAATATAGCCCATTTAAGTATTTCTTCATCACGTTTCCATACTGGATATTCTCCCCAATATATATTAGATAGACGCTTACCAGCTTTATGCGGACTATCGTCTACCCATGAAGGTTTCTTTATTTTCATAAGTATTTCTCCTTATCTTGCCCATACAACTTGAGACGGACAATATATTCTACCTTTTTCAGCTTCATCAAAAGTTTTGCATGTTAATCCCCAATATACAGCTTCAGTACTATTTGTATTTGATATTGTAAATAATTCTTTATTCTTAAGATCAAAATAGCATAATACAACTCTCAAATCGTTAATATTTGATTCATATTGAGGAAATGTAGTATCATCTGGGTTTGGCATATATGTACATGGAATATATCCCCCAATTTTACAGTTCTTAGCTTCTGGCATTAATACTTTATCTTCGTATGCTTTTTCTGCATCGTAGTAATCACCTATATCATCAAATACTTCATTTATTATACTACCAATATCTTCCATTTCATATCCAGGATCTCTTTTAATATATAGTTTTTGAATTTTATCTAAAAATTTACTATAAACTGTAGGGTCGTAAATACTAGGAATATCTATAATAGGTTTTTCAAATGTTATTTTAAATTCTCCATTAATTTTTACTAATCCATTTGATTTAGGACGATATCTTTCACTACATTCTTCAATTGATAATCCATTATTTTGCTCATCAATTACTGAGTAATATAATAATTTAAAATATTCAGTATCATTATAATAACCACTAAATGCTTCTTCTGGATCAACCCATATTTGATAAATTCCAGCTGTAGTAAATCCCATATCAGTTGGATAAGGAATGTCTGCACAGTTAATTTGACATAGCATAAGCATTTGATTTCTACCGTTATCACACATTGGTATTTCAGTTTTAGTAGTCATAAATGGAATACCACCTACTTTACTATCAGTAAGTTCTGCACCTTTAGTAAATTTCATATAACTACATTTCTTTTTCTTATTTTGATTTCTAATAAGATTTGCAGTTATAAATATATCATCTAACACATCTTTAGTTAATTGAGGTTTTGGTTCTTTTGGTTTTTCTGGTTCTTTCTTTTTACTTCCAAATATTCCAAAGAATTCCATTCCTATTTTTTCACTCATGTTAATTCACTCCTCTTTCTATTCTAAAGTTTTTACATACTTCTTTTACATTATCAAAGTTAGTATGAATCAATCCCATTTTAGTATTAATTAATGGAATTTTTACAGTATCTTCCATTTCTTTACAAATATAATTCATATATTCTCTTAATACTAATGTTTTAAGATCATTTTCATTTATATTAACAGTTCCCTTAAATGCTATTCCATAAATTCTAATTATCTTTTCTGGAGTAACACCAGGTTTACTACTCTTTTTATATGTTACAAATGGATAATATGTAAATCCATTATAAGTTTTCCATTCATTTCTTCCAGTGTGTTGTTCATATGTATATTTAAAATCGTGACCTTTAACTACTATATTAAGAAAGCTACATTCTTCAGTTGGAGTAAATACATATTTCGCTCTACTTAAATATTCGCTAAAATCTATACTACTTCTATATTTATCCCATATTACTATATAACTATCACTAGGAAGCATCATTCCAATATCTTCAAGTTTAATTTCATTAACTTTATCTCTAACATATGGTATTAAATCTCCATTAGCAGTTCCTCTATCAGAATCCCATTCTACAAACATATAGAAATCCATAATATCTAGAGTTTCATCAGATTCAATACCTCCATATCTCACCCATTTAACTTCTACTTCTTTATTACCATGATATACTGGCATTATATCACCTCCAATTAATAAATAAAAAGCCGTTAGCTATAAATGCTAACGGCCTATAAATTTAAATATAATCTTGTATATCTTTAAATACATCATCTATTATATCTTTAATATTATTAATAAAGGTTCTACTACCAGTAAAATATTCTTTTGGAATAATATTATTTATATTATCTGTAAAAGCATATTTAGCTAAGAAATCTAAGAATTCTTGATAATTTCTTATAGATTTAATAGTTGTTGTAAAATCTTTATTATTTATTTCATTTATATGTCTATTATTAAGTAAGTTTCTAATCTTATCTTGTAAAGCATTACTCAAGTTATTCATAACAGCATTATTTAATGATATTGTATATATGTGTTTAAGTTTATTTTTAGAACCTTCATCTAGATATCTAGAATAATTTTCTAATGCAGTCTTATTAGTATCATTAAAATGTGGAAAATTATCATACACAAACTTTAATTCATCTCCAGTTAAATTATTAGTTAATATATTATTAATCATATTAGTAATATTTCTATCTGGACTCGTTACAGTATCTGTAGTATAATGTATTTTACCATCAAATGTCTTAATAGTATAAGTTCCACCATTTGTATGTTCGAAGTTTATTATAGAATTTATAGCTTTATCAAATGATGCACGCTTATTATTTTGTAATATATCATCAAATGTTTTACTATCAGTAAATCTCCATATTTCATCTTTAAATAGTAATGGAATTAAATATTTATTAATAAATAGCTTATTAAACTCATTATTATCATTATATGTTATACAGTATTCATCTTTAGCTCTATAATATTTATTTAGGAAACTATTCATATCTAGATAATTTTCATCTTTAAGAACGGCTTCATTATAGTCAGCAGGAGTAACTCCACTATCAATATCTATACATGGATCTAAATATACTGTAGTATTAGCTGGTAAATTACTAGATTTAATCCAAGGTCCTTGTTTATGTTTAAAGTCCTCTATATAGTCTGCATTTGTATGATCTAACACTTCTATTTGACCTATTAGATCGGCATATTTATTGAAATGTGGTTTATTTCCTATATTACGCATATGATCTATTATAAAGTTTATACCGTTTATATCATTAGGATCCATAAATCCATATGTTTGAATTATATAATTCTTATCATATTGCTTTCTATAATCAATTAGATCTCCAAATGATTTTACACCAGTTTCCCATGTATCAACTGGATCGAATAGATTCACAATAAACTTATCAGCCATTACTCTTTCATTAAAGTATCCAACATTATCCGCATCTATTTTAGTTTTATCAACTGATAAATCATAATCATACATATAATCATCTAATGCAGGGAAATATATAGAAACTGACGGTCTAGGTAATAACCCATCAATATCATAATTCTTCATAAAGTTCATATCTATATATTCGGTAGATAATAACTTTACTCTATCAGTACATTCTTCTCCCTGTTTATCAAATGCTATAAATCTATTATCTCTAAGTAATCTTGTAGTAAGTTTTGTAAGCTCTACTGGATTCATTAATGATATATCAGGAGCATTATAATAATAAGTATCTTCATCTCCCATCCATATTTTAGTATGTCCTCCAAATTTTACATTTTCATATTTAGAATACCATGGTCCTAACTTATATCCATCCTCGATTGGAGCAGTATATTGTACTCCATATGGATATTCCATTTCTAAAGATCTATAACCATTAACAAAGTTTACACCCTTTATATTAGATTTCCATGCATAATCACTATATTTATCTATACAACAGTCAGTTCCTTTATAAAGATCTCTAGTAATCTTACCACTTTGTCTACTATTCCATATAGTACCATCTTTACGTTGTATTTTATTATATGGATAATCAGTAAATATTATACGTGGTTTATTATATTTAAATACATTCTTAAAATTAGCCTCAATCCATTCAACATCATCCCATGGATCTGTTACTCTTTTACTACGAGCAACATATGGTTTAAGTCTTCCCTCATTATCTAAGTCTACTCCACGGTCTATATTATGATTTTTAAAATATTCATCTTCAATTGCTATAATTTCAGATTCCTTCATAGTAAATTTCATAAATTCTCTAGGGTCCACTATTAGAATATCAGCATCAAATTTCTTTATTATTTTATAGTCTTGCTCGAATAAACGATTTCCTATAAATAATGCAGGATATTTTTGTAATGGGTTCCATACATGGAATTGATATTTAAGATGCCAGAATACATCTTCATAATCAGATGGAATTAGTCCATACTTACTCTTATTTTCTCTATAGAAATAATTATAAGATACAAGTTCATCTATCTTAATATAATAAGTTCTTATCATGTCAAATGATGACTGTCTTAATGTATATGGATGAAGTATTTCTTTAAGAAGAAGTAATTTATTCTTAATAACTTCTCCTATAGTAACTTCATTTACTTTATTAATAGTAAGTATTTCATTTATAACCTTTTCAAGCTCTCCAAGTATAAATAATACTTCATTATTTTTTATACTATCTTTAGCAATTGGTTTAAAACTATTAATAAATTCTATAAGCTCATTAAGTTTTATATTATCTATAATATTTCCAAGATTCTTATAAGTAGGGTGAGGTTCTTGACTAGCTTTAATAAGTGCTTGTCTTCTTTTATTTATTTCTGCTAATCTTTTATTAACCTCAGTTATATTTCCATCTATACCTGGAGTATCTATAACTTGTTCTTTATATTCTCTAGTAACACGTTCCATTTTATAAGTAGTTATATATCTATAAATCTTTTCTACTTCTTCTATATATTCTTGAATAGCTTTGCTATCAGGCGTCCATGCGTTATATCTATTAAGTTGATTTATATATTTAATATATTCATTCTTAATATATGTAGGAACACTTACATTTTTATATGGAAGCTTTTTATAATGTTTAAGTCCATACCTGTCTTCTACTTGCATATTTTGTTTTACAGCAAATTTAGGAACTAATGTAAAGTCTAGAACCATTTGATTCTCTGTATTTACTTTAAGATGGAAGAAATCCATAAATTCTGTAAATATATAGTTATTTTCAAGTCCTATTACAATAGCATTCTTAATTTCATCATTTAAAAAATCATCAAGATCAGCTTGCGTTTTAAAATCTCTAGTACTTCCATATACGTGTTTAAGCTTTTCATGAGCATTCTTACTAAATACAAGTCCCCATATAGATTTAAACCAGTCATTAAAGTTATTTCCACTAACTCCAATTGCATCCTTAACCATAGAAGGATCTGCTTTATATTTAGCCAATACCGCAGGAGACGCATGACTAAGAGTTAACTTTATTCCAGTTTCCCACTCACTAAAGTTATCTATAGTAATAACAGTAGAGGATTTAAATTCATCAAATATTGTATCTGTAACATTTAGTATACCAGCAGTAGTTATATTATTATAAAACATTTCTAGTAATGATTTTATATTAAATAACTTAGCAGGTTCTAAGTCTTGTCCATAACGATATTTCTTATGCCACGTATAACTAAGTGTACATTTAATATCATCATTAAACCAGCTAATGTTAATAACAGATGTAAATGGAAAGCTATTAGTAGGTCTAAGTGGCCTCTCAGCTGGAACTTCTTTAGTTTTATGTACTCTTTCTAATTCATATTTAATACGTCTTTTAGTAATTTCGTTACCAACTGTAGTATCATTAGTAATAGTTGGATTATTATTTGATATTCCATTTTCTATATTAGTATTCCATGTTCTATACGCAGTAATAATAGATGGATCTGTAAATTTTGCAGTTTTAGCTTCTTCTATAGAATCCCATTTATTTAATGTATTAGCTGGAATATCTCCAAGACCATCTTTTTTAGGAACCGCATACATTTTAATAACTATTTTTGTAGTTTCATTATGTTTTGCATTATTAAATATCTTTGTAGTATGTTTAAAATAGTCGATGATTTGACTCATATTATATACTTTATTAACATCTAATACAAGTTTATTTCCAATATTATAGTAATCATAACCAGCCGTTATTTCATTAGCTATTACATCTTGTTCATCGCCTGTATATGCATATACTACAAGTCCCCATATATCATCTATAATAGAATCTCCAATATTACTTGTCATATCTTTACATAGATAGAATATATTATTAGCATTATCATTTATCTTTTTATCTATAATCGTATCTTTAGTAAATGGTATACTAACATCATAATCAATTCCAGTTGTTTCTATTTTGAAATTAAGATCATCTTTTCTTATAATTGCGCTACCGCATTTATCGCAGTACTGCTTTATAATAGATTTTAAATCAAAAAAAGTCTGTTCGTTAGGTTTAGTATAATTTTTTATTCCATGGAAATTAGCAGAAACTGCTAATTCCTTACCTGCAATGTCTAATACTGGACTTATACTAAATGTAAGATCTACTCCAAGATCAATCTTTCTTTCTGGTATATATGTTTCTGTAATATCTTCTTTGGTTTCTGTTAGTTTAGTTTCTAGATCAACAGTTTTAGTTTTCCATATAGTTTTATATGTAGGCGGTTTTGGATATATTTTACTAGCATTAATTTCAGCTATGTGGTCATCTAATAAATCTATTTGAACTTTATTATCATTTATTCTTTGACGCCATGCTTTAACTTCTGGATGAGTTTCTGGAAGTTTATTACTATAACCATAATATTTATCTAGTACTATTGCAGTATTATCTAGTTCTACTATATGTGGGAACGAATTTTGAATTACCTTAAGAACATCTAAGTCATTCTCGTATCCATATTTTATTATATCATCAGTACACATACAAGTATTACTTAATAAATATTCATATAATCTATCAGTTCTACAAGCATATTTACGCATATGCTTTGCAGCACGTTGATTTTTATTCAAAGCTTCATAATATGTAGTGTCAGGTTTAACAAAATCACTTTTACCATAAGGTTTTATAAACATAAATACTTTCTTTATATTAGGATTTTGTTTCACTTCTATATTATGTTTACCAACACGTTCGACATATTTACCTACTGGGTTACTATATAGATTTTCAGCATAATAAGTTCCATCTTTAAGTAGAACTAATGCAGTAGTAGTCATTATACTATCAGGATCGTATATATTATAACGACCATTTTCCATATTAAACCATTTAGGTCTCATCCCCATATCACGCCATCCAAATGATTTATGACCAGGGATATCTGGAAAACTATCAAGTGATATATTACTATAATCTAATTCTATATATGGATAAGCAAAACATAATCCTGCCAAGTAAGAGTCATCTGGGTTTACACTTAATATTGGATCTTTTGGATCTTCTGATGCTTTATTATCTTTATTAATAAAAATCTTTAAAAGTTTATCATCTTTATATTTTTCAATCCATGAATGATGAATCTTATCAGAAGCCCATCCATACTCATTTATATACATAGAACTTACAAAGTTATGATTATTTTCTACAATACCATCAAAGAAACCTTCCATTTCAGCTTCTTTAAAGAAATAATATAGTTTTCCATTATGATTGTATTTAATTGTATTTTTATTAATATCATATAGTTCAAATAACTTATTATTAATAATTACTATATTACGTCTATCCATATCATATTCATTACGTTCATATGTAATCGGGATAGGATTCATACTAAATACATCAGGTAGTATTACATATTTATCACAATATTCTAGTATTTCATCATATAAATCTAATTTCTGAAGATCATCTCTAATATCCCAATGAAGATCGTTCTCTATATTAGATACGTCAAATATAGTCCCAACCCATTCTGCATTTACTGTTGTAAGCATAGGTTTAGGAATAGAATTTTCATATGCATAACGAAATACATTATCAAAGATAATATCACGATATATACGTAAATTATCTCCTAATTTCATATAAAAACCTCCTTTTTAGGTAATAAAATTGTTTAAAATTAACAGTTTCATTGTTCGAAATTGAGGATATTAAAAACCAGATGAACAAGAAAAGTTACTAAATGGAATAAAAAATTCCTTCGTATATTCTAAAAATAAAAAATATAAATGGATGTTAAGTCCATTTATATTTTTAAATTTATTTATTTAAATCATCTAGAAGATCATCTAATTGCTTTTCTGTTTCAGCTTGAAGTTTTCCAATTCTTTCTCTATGTTCTTTATCTGAAGTATTCTCATCTGATGTAACTAATTCTGCAACTGCAGCTTTAGCTTCTTCTTTGATTTCTTCAAGAGTTTGGATAGTCTTAGATTGACTATCATTCATTTTCTTAATTTCTGCATCAAGATTTTCATGTCTTTCTTTAATACTGTTAAAAGTATTCTTTTTAGTTTCTTCAAGATCTTTCCAAGCTTCCTTTGCTTTTTCTTGCATTTGTTCATTTACGTTTTTCAAGCTTTCTGTAGTTTTATTAACTACATTATCAACGAAATTATCATCAAATGTTTCATCTATTTTCGTTTGAATTTCTTTTCCTTTCTTCCATGCCATATACCCACCTACAACAACTCCTGCTAAAACTCCTAACCCAATTGCTTTAAATATATTATTCATTCTATTACCTCCTAAAATTTTATTTATTTATTTTTTCATTTTGTTTTATTATTTCTTGACATTCTTTTTTAACTTCTTCTATTTCAGTTTTCAGATTTTCTACAGTTTTATTTAACTTTTCTTCCATTTTTCTATATTTTCTCATTTTCGCTCCTTAATATTGAAACATAAGATATCCTATTACTGTAATGCAAATTCCACAAATCAATTTGCATTTATTCTTAAATCTTTGATTTTTATTTCTTTCTTCTAAAGATGTTACGAAGATATTCATATTATCACTCTCCTTTCCTTCGTATATTCTTATAAAGATGAGGATACTATATCTCAAGTATCCTCAAACTATTTATTTCATTCTTCTTAATGTACTATTAACAAGATCATTTTCTTTAAGATCTTTTACAGATCTATCTATTCTTTTAATAAGAATATGATCTCTAATTACTATATATCCTACAATTGCAGTTCCTATACATAATATAGGATTATCTTTTACAAAGTTTAATGCTGTTTGTCCAATTTTTGATAAGTCTAGATTAATTTTCATAATTATCTTCCTCCTTCTATTACTTGTATTCTTTCATTATATTTATCTAAGTATTCTTGGGCATTAATTTTACCCATTTCCAAATCTTTATCAAGTTGTTGTAAAATAGGATCAGCTTTCTTTAATCCAATTGCATATCCTATTTTATATATAACATACATACCACCTAAAATTGCCGCACCTTTTAAAATTTTTCCAAACATTTTTATTCCTCCTAATATTTTTATTATTTATTTTTCCTTCGTACTTTCTTAATTAGAAGAGAGTATATACAAGTACAGAATATATACTCTCTTTAAATTATTATTTAATTAATTCTTTTAATATTGCTTTTCTTTCTTCAACTGATTTTCTGAAAGGTGCAATAACATCTTCTGAATAATGAAGAGTTTCAAGATCTTTTATTATTTTTTCATCTTCTTGAATTAATCTTGATAATTCTTCTTTTGTAGGAATACAACATTCTTTTTTATCTTCTTTTTTCCCACGGATTTTCTTAAATCCTTTGTATCCGAAATAACCAACTAATGTAACACCAACTAATCCAGCAACACCAATTCCAATATTTTTAACTAATGACATAATAATCAACTCCTTTTCAATTTTATTTTATATTATATTACTTGTCATATCTATATTAGTATATGTAATCGTTAAAACGCTATCTCGTGATTCCTTCGTATATTCTTGGAAATTGCGTTTTAACGATTAATTTAACATATTTATGTGAGAAGTTTCTTTATACACTAACTTCTCTAAAAGTGTCAATCTCTAGTTAATTATTTCATTATTTGATAAGTGATATGTGTAAAGATTTTTCTGAGTTTGATTTAACATAGAATCTAGATATCTTATAATATCAATATCATCAATAACTATATTAAATTCAGATTTAACTTTACTATACAAATCTTTCAAATAACAGAATAGATTAACTTCATGTTGATATAAATCATTAGTAGACGCTAAATCTTTTCTAATGAAATTATTAACAACATGTTGGTAATAGTCAACTGATTTAACCATCGGTTGCCACCTCCCTGAATATACGGAGATTTAATACTATACTGCGAATATAGTATTACATATATATATATATATTAGTATATGTAATCATTAAATAACTATTTAATGATTCCTTTGTATATTCTAGAAAGGTAAAAAAAAAGAACATACCCCAATATAGATAAATAATTCTATATTGGGGTTTATCTTTTTATTTACGAAAATACTTTCGTAATATTTCCATAACTATCAAAAACTTCGTACACTAATAATGGAAATACTTGCTTATCTGGATTATTTTGTACATAATAATAAAAATCCATAGTATTTCTATTCATTGTTAGTATAATAGTTTCAATAAATAATCTTTTCATATTCTCTTCTGGAATATTTACACTCTTAAGTTCTTCTTCTATCTTCCATGGAATATCTGTGAACCATCTAGTGTATAACTGTTCATCTTTATTTGTATATTTTAGTATAAATTCTTTAATATTCTTAAAATTTATAATTTTTGATATATATTCTGTAGTATTAATTATATTTCCAATAATACTCATATCATCAAACATATCTTCTACAACGATAAAACTATTATAACTTTCTAATATATCACTAAGTATTATATTAGGTTTACTAGGAATGGTACTTTTCCATAACTCTCTATATTTATCTCTTATTTCTATAGCTACTTTTTGTAATATAAATGAATTAGCTTTACTATGGATAAATATTTTAAATATATTAGCAGTTTCTCCACTATAATTGTACAAAGAGATTCCGTCTTCATTTTCGACAATCCCAACAAGTGGACTTATTCTAGGATTATTAATTATTTTAAATACGTCATCTCTCCATTTATTCCAATCATTAATGTCAATTTCATTCTTTCTTTGAGTTAATACATCTATAACATGTAAATCTCTACTAAATATAATATCATTACACATAAACATATTAGCTTTTCTACTATGAATATCAGCACCAGGTGGAGTACTCACTTGCTTTAGAAATTCTTCCAGTTTTATTTCTTCTTCTTTTGTCATATATTTACCTCATATTAATTTATGTAGCTGCTGTTTCTTATTAAATTTAGTCATTTTCTCTCTTATTTCTTTAGCTCTTTCACTATCAGGTCTATAGCCATTTACATATTTAGCCTGTATAGAATCTGGTATATTAAAATATGTAATTTGCTTAAAGTAATCTTTATAAATACCAAGATTAAGCTTTTTCTTGTGATTTGCTTCTACTTTCCAAAAAGAAGTATCAAGTCCTTCGATAACATAACCTTCTTTACCTCCAACTCTGGCAACTCTACTAACATTTTGTATATAGCTACTAATACCAAAGTTAAATTCTAAAAATACCAATACACGTAGATTTGGATTATCATATCCACGTCCCATACTTTCTGTCGTAGTAATAATCCATCTTTTAGTTTCTGCAATCTCTTTTTCTTTTGTACTGATACTACTATTGTAGATACCAATATCATTTTCGTCAATTTTAAAGTTATTTATAAGTTTCTTTTTAACTATCTCACAATTTTCTATACGTCCACAATATAGTACTATACTACCGCCTTCATTAATCATTTTTCGTATAATACCATCATCTTGTATATAGAACTTCCACATTATATAATCTAAGAATACATCTTTATTTGCAAGATAATTATTATAATATGTCTTAAATAACTGTTCTTCGTATAAACTCATCTTAAAATGTTCATCTCTAGATGGATTAAATCTCCACTTTACGATGTAACAATTTCTATTATTTGGTACTTGTACATCAGAACCAAATGTGTGTACATGTCTATATATTGCTTGGAATATAACGTCATCCTGTCTTATATTCTTAAACTTTGTACCAGTAAGATATAAGTTATGACTAAAGTTACCGAAACATTCCAACATATATGTACTACCGACTTCACGATCACATTCGTCTATTATTTTGATATCTGCGTTCATATCTAGCATAAATTTCTTGATAACTTCATAAATACCATAAGTATTTATTAGACTTTGCACCATACGATGAGTTAAAAAAAGACCATTTACTTTCTTCCAATTTATATCTTCAAAATCAGAACCATTTCTGAGACAAAGCATTCCATCTTTTCCCATATATTTACAGAAATCTTCATAACTTTGAGTTACAAGTTTACTACTATAAGTAATAAAAATAAACTTAAGACCAAGTCTATTTATTATCTCTGCAGTCATAAATGTTTTACCAAGCCCAGGCTTAGCACATAAGAATACACGTTGTTCCTGTTCATTCTTATCTGTAAATATTTTGCATATATTATCAATAAGTGGGACTTGATGTGCTAATGGTTTCCATTTCATCTTATTCCATTTATGCTTATATGCTACTACTGGTGCTTTCTGATCAGAAAATATAAGTGGTTTTCTAAGTATACTATCTAAAATTGACTTTTTAACTTTAGGAATTATCACATAATCCCCATCTTCGAAAATTGCTTTTGGTATTTCATCGTTATCTCGGAAACTTAATACAGACATCTTTGCTTTCAAGTTGATTAACGTATCTGGTTTAAACTCATTTTTATGTATCCACCAACTTGTACTAGTTTCAATGTTCATATTTCTCCTTTAAAAGTATATCTAAATTTCCATTTAAACGCATTATAAGGCCTATTCTAGAGGTTCTATATAATATAAACGATAAATTAGTCATTTATTTTATACGTCTTCTATAATAGGCCTCTAATAGCGTTAAAACAGGTATATACATAAGACTGTTTTTAGTCTGTAATACCATCAAAATCTGCAAAATCTGACTCATTTGTATATTTAATAGGTTCTCTATCAAGAAGTTTATTATATACAACGTCAAATTCTGATGGTTCTACTTCCATTTCTGGAACTAATATATTATTCTTAATATATCCATGGTGAAGTTTTACTGACAATGCATTAGTAAGTCCAGGCGTTCTAAGGATATCCCCTATATTATAGAATTGTACAGATGTACTATTCTTAGATAAACGTTTACTACTATCATTACCATCACGCATTAATCCATAAATAAGTGCTTCATAATATATTATATGATCAAAATGTGATACTTCACGGCAGTAATTAAAGAATGCTATTATTTGATCTCTAACAGACATATTTTTATATTCTTCGTCCTGACTAAAGTATTTAGTTCTTATAGCAGGACTATTCTTATAACGTTCTGTCCACATTTCTTTATGAGCTTTAGGCTCATTATTATGTTTCTTAAGCATTATCTTAAGATCTTCTGCTTTAATAAATACAGAGTCATTTGGAATGTAATATTGTATACAATCTTTATGCTCCATATCATCAGACTCTGGCATATAAAGAGGAGTATCAAATACTGCTATTTCTCCATTAATCTTTAAATACCAGTTCTTAGTAAATGGTTTTTCTTCAAAATCATGAGAGAAACCGATAAATTCTACAAGTGTTCCCTTAGTAAATCTTAACCAGTCAAATTCAACCGCAAGTAGAATTTCTTTAAGTTTTTCATAAAACTCTTTAAGAGTGTATAAAACTCCTCTAAAGAATACATGAGTTTCAAGCATTTTAGCACTGTTATTATGCTTTATACTAATAAGGTTTTGTACTATAGCACCAATAACGTCCATTACATACATATATGCAGACGCTTTCCATGCTTTAGTATCTTGTAAGAAATCACTCATATATCCCATACATTCTTCACATATTGTATCTCCGTAGTTAAATAAAGCACTACGAATCTCAATATCTTGGCCAATAAGATCTTCTCTATCGATATTTACATATCCAATATTCTTACCATCTTTATAAATATATTTCCAACGTAAGAATTTAAGATCTTCTTTACCCTTTACATGCCACGGTAATGTTAACATAGTACCACAATCATGTATTACTTCTCTAGATAAGTCTTCATTAAGTTTAAATGTAGCTAGTGGAATCCCTATATGTTTATTAATAGTACCAGGATCTTTTACTTCTGTTTTACCTGATATTATAACTAGACGTCCACTATTATCCATTTGATATAGATCTTTTGGAAGTCTAATTCCATTAAGTATTCCACCAAGTACATTATGTTGTGTACGGTTTTTATCTATATATCCAGGCATAGGTCCTATTTGCACTAATGCTTGTGCTTGTTTTGCATTTATTTTAACTCCGCCTTCAAACATTAGATTTATTGGATATACTTCTGCATCCTTTAGAATTCTTACTATTTCATCTTCTTTTTGTTGTACAACCCAAGGTGGATCTTTTTCTGTTATTATTGGATTATCTAATAGTTCACGGAACTCTTTATGATTATCATATGCATCAAGATATCCCCATAAACTATGATCCATACTGATAGTTATACTAAGTTTCATACTAAGTTGGTGGAAACATGCAACTACCATACCCAATAAAAAGTATAAATGGATTTCTCTATCAGGAAGTATATTTATCACATTATCACATACAAACTGTCTATATTTATCTGGAACTCCCTTAGAATAATCTCCACTATATATAAGTTTTGCCCTTAATTTCAATGGTAAATTATAATATGCATATACTTCTTGTAAATATATATTAAGAAGTCCATGTACTCCATCTGTATGTATGCGGAATTTATCTGTAAATTTTATTGTATAACGTTGATCAGAAAGAGGTTGCCGGATAACAGCAACCTCAAATTTCTTACAATCTTCTTTATTTCTAGCATCGACTATTATATTCTGTTTATTATTCATACGAATTTCTCCTATTTATTTTTACTTTGTTCTATCAAATAATTAGCAGCATTAATAATGATTCCTTTAACTTCAGTATATATAGCATCTTTATCTATATAATCAGTCCAGTTATGAACATTGCATCCTTCTGGTTTATCTTTAGCTATATATTCTAAAAGATATGATCTTATAATTGCAACTCCTGCTACTTTCTTATCTTTAATACAATAAGTTTCACTTCCAGGTGCTACATAATATACACTAGGTCCTACATAGTCACAACCTAATGAATATAGTTCAAGAATATCTTCATGTTCAGATTCTCCAAACTCTGTAATAGAATCATAACAGGCATCTCTTTCATCTATAACTACATATCCAGTAACTATGTAATCTTTAAGATTAGTTGTCTCTTCACATATAAAGATATCTCTAGCATGCACACCAAATCCAACCATATCATGGAATATAATTTTCTTTAATGTTCCAGAACCTTCTGGATTAAGTTCTAGATAATCTTTGTAATCATTGATACTCATTCATAACATCTCCCTTTAATTAAATAATTTTCTTAATGCTCTTTTAAGTGAATCTCTTATTGTATCTTGGTATGGATCGTATACTTTTTCTGGTGGAGTATTATATATTCTATGAGTTAATAACCCTATAGTTATATCATAAGTGTATTGATCACTTAATCTATCGAAAAAGTTTTGACTTATATCTATAGTAATCCTATTTCTAATAAAATCTTTTATATCTCTATATCTAATAATTTCTCCTACTGTATATGAATCTTTTATTATCCATTTATAAAAACCATTTTTATACAATCTGTCAGAATATTTATGTCTTTCATCATTAGTTACAAACTCTTTAATAGTACACACATACTCCCGATCGTTAAATATGATTAATACATTTGGACAAGCCTCATTTATAAAATATCTACTAAATCTGTAATTATTTAATATTCTAAGAATTAAATCCCTATTTTCATAAGGATTTGTAAACTTATCATATCTACTAAGTTTCATACCAGTAAATTTAGTAATAACTCCATTATTACCAGTATATTTTTGTAATTCCATAAATATCACGCACCTTTCATATTATATTCTCTATTATATGTAAGTAACCAATCTATAAGAATTTGCACACACTAAAAGTAAGAATAATAAAGTAATTAAATCTAAACAAAATGTTTCTGCTAATAGTCCTATTGCTCTTGTTTTTGTTATTTCTCTAACCCCAGCTCTTATTCTCATAAGGTTATATTGAATTTCTTTCTTTACATCATTAGATAATATTCTACATATTATCATCACTATAACTTGCATTGCAAGTACTATTAAAGTATCTGTTAAAATTGACATATGATTTACCTCCTAAAATGTTTTTAATTTATAAAATATAATAAGAATTTTACTGTTAATATTGCTAATTTTTCTAATATTTTAAAGTTAATTATATTAAATATTGCTATAAATCCATTAAGTAATATTAAAATGAAACACAATATTGCATATTTAACATAACTTCTCATATTATTAAGATAAGATTTTTTCATATTATCTATATGATAATTTATTGAATTTCTAAGATCTTCTTTATTAACTTCTGGTGGAACTTTCATTATATCCACTTCTTTAAGCATATCATCTCTATATGGTTCTAAATTTTTTAATAACATAGAATAATATATGAAATTATTTTTATTACGTTTAAATATAATTATTGATATTATAGTGGATATTATACTTATACATACTGCAATTATGCCTAATATCACTCTGCATCACCAAGAATCTCATCAAATGATTTAAGTCTTAAAGCTCTAACATTATTATCAGTTTGTGCTCTATATATTATATTCTTAAGTTCATTTAATATTTTCATATTATATTTTTTATATTCTTCTGGTAAATCTTCAACTGTAATTAATGATGTAATATCAGCAAATGGATTATATAATTTCAATCCATGTAGAGTTTCTTTAATTAAACTAATTTCTGGCATATCTTCTTTAACTACATTAATCATTCTATGTAGTCTAAGTAATTCTCCACTAAGTTCATCTTTTACTATTTTTGGAATAGATACAGTTTTATTTCTATTATCATAATATCTATCCAACTTTATACTAAGTTTATCTAATATTTCATACATTGGACTACCAAATGTATAAAATTTTAATAATCCATCAAAACTACTAGATGCAAGTATAATATCATCAGATTTTATAATATCTGCATTTAAAATATTATCTTTCATAAATTTAAATAAACTTGGTATCTCTACTTCTTCAAATTTAAATAGTATGTTACTAAGTCTAAGATTAGATAATATTATACTATCAGATTTATGATCAGCATCATTTGTTAATAATGTATAATATTTATCTTCTGGATCCATTTTATCTACTTCTAAATTACTCATAACTCTAGCCATTAATAAATCATGTTTTTTCATATTCTATTTCCTCCTATAATTTTTAAGTATGTCATTTACCATCTTTTCTATAGCACTTTTAGTAGCTTTACAAAGCATTATTTCATTATATATTATAAAACCAACTAATATTATCCCTAATATTATTCCTAAGTATATCATAAACATCACCCTACATAACTATAAATTGACCTTTTTTCTTTGTTATTCCAAAATAACTATAATAAGTATTTTCATCTAAGTTATTAGCATCTACCTTAACTCTAAATGCATTATTAACTAAATGAAATGTGTTATACTTTTCTAAAGTATTTAATAAAGGTCCACCTGTAAATACACGCTTACCATGCATTCCAGATACAGTTCCTGCTTTTATTATATATTTCTTAAGCTTAAACTCACCTTGTAATATAACGCAAATATCATCTCCGTTATAGTTTGTAGTAAACATTCCTACTATTTTATCTTCTCTTTTAAGCCCTATAATAGTAGATAAGTCTATATACGGATTACGCATAATCTTTGCAACCTTTACTACATACATATATCCTTTATCTGTAAATATGTATATAAGACCATTAGTATGTGTATCTATACTCATTGTACCTTTATATTTAGCTCCAACTACCATATTATATGTTTTATCATTAGCTATTAACCATACTTTACATGGTATAATACTAGCAGCTTTGTTAAGGTTATCCTTCTCAATAATATTATTTCTTCTAGAATGACCAAATTTAACTACATATTGATCCCATTCATCTAACATATACTTATCAAGATGTTGGTTTCTTTGAGCAATTGTTAGTTTCTCTAATTCATTTTTACGTTTTTCTAATTTCTTATATTCAGATAATAAGTCATCAAGTTCCATATTAGAAAGCCTATAAACACGAAGCATTACTATATATTCTGCCTGTTCAAATGTAAGTTTATAAACTTTCATAACACGGTGTATACTATCCTGTTTATTTTTTGCCTGCCTTACTTCATCGATAAGTCTTTGTAAGTTCTTAACTTTATCTTTATTAAGAATTAATACACCATCTATTAAGTGCATTTGTTTAAGTACATCTTTAAGTTCTTTCTTAAATCTGTTATATAGACATTTTTCTCTAAATTCCACAAAAGATTTTACTATTTCTAATAGATTTACACCTACTTTAAATTTTCCATCCATTATAACATTATGCACCATACTGTGTTTTACTTCAAGACATGTATTAGCTAATAACTGACTTACAGCATTATCATAGTTTTCTGGATTATCAAGTTTAAGTTTTATAGATATTCCATCCATGTTACTATGATCTTCATATGATATTATGTGACATACAAGTTTACCTTGATCTGCTTTTATAGCAAGATTCTTTACATTATTTATAAATTGTTCTGTTGTAGTGTTATATGGAATAGATGTTACTTCTATATAACAATCTTTACCATCATCTATACGCTTCCATATACCACGTTGTGTACAAGTTCCAGTTCCTTCTATATAAGCACTTTTAAATCCTTTACCTACTATAGTACCAGGCAATGGAAAATCTGGTGCTTTGATAATTTCTGCTAGTTCTTGTACTGATATTTTTCTATTTCTAACATATGCTTTACATACGTTTACTACATCTGTCACATTATGTGGTATCAGATTTGTAGTATACCCTACTGCAATACCGAAGTTTCCATTGATAAGAATATCTGGAACTACTGCTGGAAGTACTAATGGTTCCATACCAGTATCTGTGTAGTTTTGTTGAAATGGTACTATATCAGGACTAAGTTCATGTGTAAATGTATCTTCTCCATACGAACTCATACGTATTTCTAAGTATCTTCCAGCAGCAGCTGAGTCTCCAAATACGTTACCTCTGTTCCCATCAATATCGAAATATACTTTATTCTGTTTCCACTCTTGACTCATTGTTACATAGGATCCATATATTCCACTATCCCCATGTGCATGATAACTCATACAAAGTCCAACCATTGTATTTAATTTTTTAGGTTTTGCAGTTGAGAGAACTCCATCTTTAAACATAACAAATAAACATCTACGTTGGACTGGAGTCTTATTGTCTAATACGTTTGGAATCATACGATTATATAGTACATAGTTAGAGTATCTACTCAACGCCCCTATTGAGTATGTTCCAAGATTGACTGTTTTATATTTGTTCATAATATCCTCCAAGTTTAAGGTAATAAAAATAATCAGGCGGGACTGTTATATCCCGCCATCTTATTATTTGTCATCTGTGAATATTAGATAGACATATCCATTATCTATTCTAATATCTGTTAAAATAGAGTAACCTTGACCATCTTGTTCCTGTCTGATTACTTTATTAATAGCCGCTTCTCTACCAGCTCTATCAAGTCCACCGATTGATACAACTTTAAGATACTGATTTGCAAATGAAGTTACAGATAACAACATTCCTAATCCTAACAATAACTTTTTCATAACACATCCTCCTATTTACGTTCAAGTATTAGTAGAACCTTAGATCCATTCAGTGTAGTATCTGATGGTACTACTGTATATGCTACTTGTCCATTTATTTTCATATCTGTATCTAATTCTATATATACTTTATTACCAGTTTCTGCAAATCTAGTGTAGTAATGATGTCCCATAGGGTCTGCACCTTCTCCAGCATCTCCAATTTCCCAAGTTAGATTTTTACTATAAGTTTCTACATCTAAATCTTGAGGTATTAACCCATCGCTACCACTCATGACAGAATCTCTAACTTTATCATAGTCAGATTCTCCATCTTTCCAAGCTACTTCTTCACCTTTAGATATTTTTTCAATATCTTCCATACTATAGTTTGGTCCGTCAGTAGATCCTAAAAATGCTTTAAGTTCTAGATTTTCAGCTCTTACTTCTTCAAGTTCCTTTTTAAGAGATTCAACTTCCCCATTATTACAAGCAACCAACATTCCACATAATCCTAATAATACTAATAATTTTTTCATTCTATTTCCTCCTATTTACTTATTATTTTAAAAATTCTATATCTTATTTTATTATATTTACTCAACGTGTTATCATAATGTAATTTATGTTTTATTTTAATACATAATATTTTCATAATTTACATCCCATTTTGCAGTACCTTTCGAAGCTTCGACACCATATGCATTTTTAATTCTTGTGTGAATATCATTTGGTTCATACTTTCCAGTATTTTCATTATAAACATATTCTCTTTCACCATTAGCCGCTGCAGCCCAATCTTCTTTAAATTTTTCTAATGCTGTACATCCTGTAAACATTCCTAATAATCCTAATATTAATACAATTTTCTTCATAATTTATTCCTCCGTATATTCATTATTTTTAGCTTTTCTAAAGCTATGTTTCTTATTTACTTTTTCTTTCTTTTTACCATTTTTGATAATAACTTCATCGATGTCATCATCAAATTTTTTCTTAGACTTAATCTTTTCTTTCAATTTACACAACTCTCCTTAGTTATCATATACAGATTTAATATGTTTTCCATAAATATCCATATATCCCATACAGTATTCACCGTTATTATCTACATAGTCCCATAATATTACTCTAGAATCTCCCCAAACTCTACTTTGATCTGGTAACACAAAATCTGTTCCAACATTAGTCACTATTTTTATTGTGTACCCGTCTGGATATCTATATTCTACAACTTGTATTCCAGGCTCTACTCTAAACATAGGTTCTCCCTTTGTATTGTATTGCCCTTCTATAATAACTCCATACTCTCTCACATCAGGATCTTTACACCCAAATGCTACCGCTCCAAACATTAACATTAATAATAATACAACTTTCTTCATTCAAATCACTCCTTTTAATTTTTGTTTTATCTATATTATTATATGTAATTATTCAATAGTTAAGATGTCTAGGATTGTTTCCCTAGATTGAACAGCTTTAAAACTCTTATCATTCAATTTATTGATATCTTTTCTTATATGATCAATTAATTTATTTAATTGAGTTAAAAATATACTACAGTCAGATTTAAGGAAATAAGAACTATTCATATAATGATCTACATCATCTCCTGCAAAATCAAGTCTAAGTACATCTTTTCTATATTTATAATTTACTTCTATTTGAGCTACTAATGTTTCTAAAGAGTCTTTAAGATATTTATACAACCATTCTAAATCAAGTCTTCCGCTATCATATTCTTCTAATACCATCTTCATAATAGCAGATTTCATTGTAGCTACATACATATTTTCAATAGAAGTTAATTGATCAGATTCGGGTACCATATCAGGTACCCTATAATTAATCACTTTTCTATCACTAATTTTATCTAATACATTTAATGCTTTACCGCCAGCTTTAACTAAATTACTTCCAAGATTTGCTAAATTCTTTAGATTTTCCCACATACCCATTTTTCTTACCTCCAAACTTATTATTTTTATTAAATGGTTTCTTTTCTTTAACTGGTTTCTTTAGTAATGCTGGATCACTAAGTTTAGTATATTCATTTTCACCTTCATCTAACATTACATCTAATATAGGTTTATTTATAATTGCGATATTATCCGTATTAAATAATTTAAAATTATACATAGCTGTAAATAATATCTTTCTAAAATCTGTAGGAAGTGAAGTAAGTAATACTTCATCTATTGGTTTCTCAAAGAATAACACACAATTAGCGAAGTTTGGTAATCCTACATGTACACTAGAGAATTCTAATGGATTTTCCATATAATATTTAAACTTTTCTACTAAGTCTTTTTGAATATATCCAAGTTCTGTAGTATCTACTCCATCTATATTAATATTAGCCATAGCTTCTTTAATAGCTTCTTTATCAGTTCCTTCTATTTTACCTTTATTAATAATACCTTTAGCAGTAAGACAGAAGTTATCAATTCTTTCAGTTAATACTTTAGTAGCTTCATTTTTATTAAATAATGCAGATATCTTTTCTATATTTCCTAAATAACTAGGACTCCATTTCTTAAGTTGTTCAAATTCTTTTGTAAGAATTATTGCTGTAAGATTATAGAATACATTTTTATAGTAGTTATCTCTTATAATACAATTCTTTTCTTTATGGAATATTTCAAGTAGTTTATTCTCAAAGTTTATTTTTGTATCTAGTATAGTATCTGTTATCTTCTTATTATTTGTATAGAACTCTTCATCTATTAAATAATTATTAACTCTATAATTTTTTAGTAATAATGATGCTAAAACTCCAGTCTTTGATGGAAGCATAGGTCCTATTAAGAACTTAGCTTTTTTTATAACTGTTTTATTACTAGACTTTTTGTCGTTTCTTCTGTTTCCTCTAGGGGTATCTTTACTAAAACTCTTTCTCTCAAACTTCTTTCCTTCATTTCTTTGTGTTTTTGAATTAAATTTTCTTTCCATGTGTTATCCTCCATTTTATTTATATATTTTCTAAGTCCATATTTTGTTATTGCATATTCTATAACTTTTTCTTCTGCATTAAAACGTTCATCATTTGGACTAATATTATGAACCATTCTATAAACCCAATGATCCAAACTATCCATTGTAAATTCTATTAGTTTTATAATATCTTTAAGTTTATGATATTTTCTTATTTTAATCTTAAGTCTTTTAGTTTTAGAATATATCCATTTATTAGTTCTTATAATACGAGCTTCATCTATTGTTAATTTGAAATTCTTTCTCTTAATACGGCTCATATCCACCACCTCTATAAATCATTCTAGGTAAAGGTTCATTATAACCTGTATATTCTTTCCATCTATTCATAACTTCAACTACAGCTTTAACTTCATCTTTAACTTCATCTTTAGGTTCTTCATCATATTTATCATATAAATTATCAGTATCAAATGTAAACTTTATGTTTAAACCATTATTATCACTAGAAACTTCTTTAGGATGATCTACTTCTCCAATTTTGATATATTGATCTATACCATCTTTAAGATACTTTCTGATAGTTTCCATGCTGTAAATTCTACCATTATTATGATTAGTAGATGAAGTTCTGATATATTTTCTATGATATCTAAATATCCTATTCATATATTTTTGTAATAGTTTATTAAGTCCATATTTTTCTGTTACATTTACATAAAATGGATATGATTCAAAACTATCAGCAATATCGACTAGACATAGTAATCTAATTACATCCTTTCTTTTCCAACTTCTACGAATTCTTTTAGAATGATCTAATATATTCGCACAAGTTACTTCCCAACTAGAATTTGCAATAATTGCAGATGAATTCAATGCCATTCTCATATGCTTATCCATTTATATCACCCATCTCATCTAATAAACTCATTGGATACACTAATATTTCATGTTGCATCTTTTCTGTAAGTCTAAGTTGTGGATCCATTTTCTTATATTTCTTCCAATATGTTTCAACTACTTTCTTTACTCCATATTTATTAAATGGATTATCATAACATTTTTGATCTTTGTATGTTTCCATATTAGTTAAAATATTACCCATTTTAACATAATCTTTATATTTCCAACTTCTTCTAAGCTTTTTAAGAGTTTTAACTAAACTTCTTCGATAAATATTATAACTAAATTCTATTTCTAAATCTCTGTTTAACTCATATACTGTCATCATTCTATCTCCTTTGATATCATTTCTTGAAATATTCTATTTTCTAAGTCTGCCGGATTATACTCATGATCTTCTATTTTTATATTACTATCATAATATTTAACCATTTCATTTGCATCTTCTGATGAAATATTACCTACTTCTATCATATAATCTAATCTACCAGGTCTAATTAGTGGCTCTGGTAAATATTGCTTATTATTAGTAGTAATTATAGTAATAGCTCCATTTGGACTTGTATTGCTATCAAGAAATTGCATTAAATTATTAAGAACTTCTCCACTTCCGGTAAGACTTCCATGCACCGCATTTCTAACATACCCATCCATTCCTATTATTTTCTTAGGTTTATCATCTTCTTTTTCAGCATCTCCGCCTATTTTAAGAACAGATTTATCTATATCTTCTATTACAAGTAATGATGGTTTACCAGTTTTCTCGTACCATTCTATAATACTTTTAGTATTATAAATAATACAACTATCATCATTACGAGCAAACATTTTATCAATATAGTGAACTTTATCAAACTTAAACTTATTTGCAATATATTTAATAATACTAGTTTTACCAGTACCAGGTTCACCATATAATAATATATTTAACTTAAATTTCTTACCAAATTTATCATATATTTCTTTCTGTTTAAGAAATCCATCTATAATATTTTCTATTTCTGTTACATGAGAACCAAATATCTTTTTATCTGTTACTTTATCTATAAGTATACTATCAAGATCATCTATAGATATACCAGCACTAAACTTTATAATATTTTCTTTTCTATTAGGAAGTAAGAAATCTTTCATACTTTTAAAATATTTAGCTCTATTTTTACCTAATATATCACAATTAAAGAATTGTTGCAATCCTCCTGCACTACTTTCATACCAGTTCCATATAAGCATCCAAGTAAATCTATCAATTTTAATTATATAATAACCAAAATTTAAGTTACTAAAATCTGCTGTTCTCCCTATAAATATATTATTTTCTAATATATTTACATCTTTTGGGTATTTACTATTAAGTTTAATCCAATCAATAAGCTCAGATATCTTCATTTTATTCTCTTGTAGTAATATACCCATACGAGTTCTTACTATAAACTGCTTAAATATCCATTTTATAATATCTTTAGATTGTGATATTATATAAGTAAGTGCAGTTAAAAATACAATATTATTCATGTTAAATAGTTCTTTCATTTTGAAATACTCCTTTCAATACAATTTTTAATACTTATGGTATGTGTTTATCATTTTATTTCTTTTTCTTCCATAATACTTAGATTTAGGAATTCTAATTATCCTTACTCTAATAATCTTTTTAGGTCTAAATAAGACCATGCCTTTTTCATGGTCTATTTCTATATTTAATCCTTCAATATCTTCAGAATACTTTTCATGTTGTTTAACTGATGCTAATATATTTTTAGCCATTTCTTCTAATCTTTCTTTATCTTTAGTATCAATATTTATAACATCTTTATTAAATACTTTCATAGTATTAGTAATTCTTTTATTATTTAATTTTACTAATTTAGTATATTCTTCAAAAGATGTTTTATATTTTTCTAGTTGATCTTTATCATATAATATTGGTCCCATTATAACTCACCTGTCTCTATAAGTCTTTTTCTATGTGTACTATCATTACCTTGAAGCATATGTATAATCTCAGATTCTTTCTCAAAATCATCAATTTTCACTTGAAGTAATCTACGAGTTTTAGGATTCATTACTTGTTCTCTGAATATATCTGCATTAAGTTCTCCAAGTCCCTTAATACGTTGTATATCAGATATCTTATCATTTTTATGTTTTAATAAGAAGTCTTCTTGTTCCTTTTCATCATATGTGAAGTATTTTTGCTTTCCAATAGTGTTAATGAAAAGTGGACTTGGTCCAATGTAGAGATGTCCATTAATTATAACTTCTGGCATATATCTAAAGAAGAATGTTATTAATAGTAGTTCTATTGCAGCTCCATCGGCATCTTGGTCACATAGACATACAATTTTATGGTATTTTAGCTTCTTAATATCGAAATCATCCTTAACTCCACATCCTAATGATATGATAAGATCTTTAACTTCTTTATTATTATATACTTCTATTTCATTATGCTTTTCAGCATTAATAATCTTTCCTCTTAGAGGAAATACTGCTTGAAATCTGCTATCTCTAGCATTCTTAACTGTTCCGGCCGCACTATCCAAAGTTCAAATAAGACGCTACTCTTATCCCGTTTATCAAACTGCATTATACATCGGCCAATTTTATACTGTATAATGTATCGGACTATATCTTTTCTTCTCCCGTTTCAGTTTAAATGGGTTGGCATTTATAACCCTACCAGCAATCGCTTCTGGCCCTACTTATGTTATAACCACTTTTTCTAATACTGATTATAATACCCTAGTCTCTGAACTCATTTTATTCTCACGTAATTTAAGTTTATACAATTCATTATCTACAAATGAATCAATTTTATGCTTTAATTCTATAGGAAATATATTCTCATACTCTTTAATATTATATATCATACAAGTATTATGATTGATTATCTTTAACATATTATAAATTTTTGTAGTTATTTTGTAATCATTATAGTAATATTCTAATAACCTATCAAATAAGTAATATCGGCAATATGGAAATAATGAAGTATTATATTTCACATCACTTTTATTAATTAATAAATAATTATTATTTAATAGCAAATAAATATACCACGTATCATGTTTATTTCCAGTTCTTTTACTAAACCCTGAAAGATACTTATTTAGATATGTTGGTATAAATATACATGTATCTGGGCTATATACTTTATATTCAGAATTCCATTGTAATATATCTTTATCTATTTGCTGATATTCATCTGGATTATAATTAGACTTATTAGACCAAACCCATTCTAAAAATTTATAATAGTTTAACCATTCTTTGCAAACTGTAACTTTTTCATAAACTTTATTAGAGCGACATCTCTCATGAATATGTCTCCATAAGTTATGTATATATACATTTGATTTTAATTTTGGATTTGGTTTACCTCTATATTGACCCCATTTTCCTAATTTAAGATAATTTTCAACATGGTCTCTAAGTACTTCATCATATCTATACCATGCTTCAATAGTCTCATATTTATTAGAATATCTAAATTTAACATACACAACTCTTTTCCATTTATCTGTATACCTAAATTTAACTCCAATAACAGTTAAAGGTTCATCAAAATTTTTAAGATTAAATACTTTACCCATTAATTCTTTTCTTAAATTTTTCCGTTTATTCGGTGGGGATTTACCTAATGGCATATTAACACCTCCTTTATAAATTATTTTAAATTACGTAAATTATAAAACTTTGCTGCGTTGATTGTACCTATAATATAACGTTTTCACTATGCTTCTTTACCACTGTTACGGTCGAAGTTTTATACTATATTTCTATGTATAAGTAGTAGCTATATCTTTATAACGGTAGTTTCCCGCAATTAGAGAGATTTAATGAGGGGAATAGGATAGATTTGAAGTTTTTACTTTCCCTCACAAATAAACAACTCACATTCTTCTGGTTTCTTACTAACACAATGCGCTAGTTTACTATCAGTTAATGTCAAGTTGCTTTTCTTTGCTGCTTTTGTTCCAAGAACCATTTCTCTAGCTTTCTTACTAGCTTCTTTTATTCTTCTAGTAAGTAAGATTCTATCAACTAATACTTTAGTTTCCTTTGGTTTATCACTTGCCCATGCTATTAGCTTATTATATACTATTTCTTGTACAAACGGTATAATATCAGGAGCACTAAGCTTAGTCTTTGTTTGGTTCTCAAATGGAGGCTCATTCATTTTAAAACTTATAATACAACTAAGTCCTTCACGAAGTTCATTACCTCCAATATTACTATCTTTATCTTTAAGAAATCCATTCTGTCTACTAATATCGTTAATAGCACGAGTAAATCCACCACGGAATGCTTGAACATGTGATCCGCCTTCTGGCATATGTGCAGAGTTTACATATGAAATCATATCTTCATAGCTATTATCTGTATATGTAAAGATTGCTTCTATAAAATATTTTTCATTCTCTGCAACTATATGGATTGGCTTAAAAAGAGGTTTATCATCACCAAGTCTAGCCTTCATCATATCAAAAAGACCATTTTCAGATTTAATTTCTTCTTTTTTATTAGTTCTTTCATCAGAAAGAATAAACTTATTACCTGGATTTAGATACGCTTGAGTTTGCACCATATCTTTTACCTTATTATAGTTATATTCTATAACTTCTTTAAATATTTGACTATCAGGTATCCAAGTAATCTTTGTTCCAGAAGGATATTCTGGTACTTTATTGATTTTTGTAAGTTTAGATGTTTCATAACCTCTGCTAAATGTTTGTTGATATACTTCGTTATTACGAGTAATTTCAACAGTAGTCTTTTCAGACAATGCATTAATTATTTTACATCCAATCCCATTTTGACCAATTGCATTCTTATAGTTTACATTGGCTTCCATTTTACCTCCACTATGTGGTTTAGTAAATAGAATAGTAACTGTTGGAATACCGGTATTTTGATATGGATCTATTGGCATTCCACGTCCATTATCAGACAGTTCAAAACCAATAGGATTTAGTAGTTTAATCTTTACTACATCACCATGTCCTGACCCTACTTCATCAATAGAGTTTACGAATACTTCTGTAAGACATTGGATTAAACCATTTTCTAATGTATTTCCGATATACATGTTAGGTCTATGCCGTATACCTTGTAGATCTTCGAAAACTTTGATATTTTCGGATGTATACTGTTTTTCACTCATACAATTTTCACTCCTTTATATTTTTATATAAAATCAATTTAAAAGCGTTTATAGTACCATTTTAAGCGTTCTATTAATACTATATAGTAATTTATATAGATATTATTATAAAACGTGTTAAAACAGTATATAAACGCCTCAGAATTGATTATACTACTATAGTATATGTAATTATGTGAAATATTAGTTAATTGGACCTTTATCGGAGTCATCTTCATCTAATTTTTTCTTTAAGACTATCATATCTCCGTCTTCCATATCTTCAGTTATCATATCAAGAGTATCACTAAGTTCAGTATAGTTCTTGTAATCTTCCATTTCTTCATCAGATACGAATATAAAGTCATTAACTGCAGATACAAATGAATTAACTTTCTCATCTATAACCTTTTGAGCTACAGAATCTTCTATATCAGCAATAGTTACTTTACCACGGAAATGTGTATAAAGATTTACATCACATACACATTCTGTCTCATCTGCTAATATTCTATCTATAAATTCATTTATATATACTTCATCTAGATATTCAGCTTCTTCATTTTCAAGAATCTCTTTATTTTGTAACATAAATTCTTTAGACATATTAATCCATGCTAGTATTGCTATATATGCCATAGAATAATGTTCAAGTGGAAATTTATCAGCAAAATGAAGTCCTGCAAATGCTTTAGCTATATTATCATCTGCATAAAACTTTCTTTTTATAAATTCTAATGCTTCTAAAAACATTTCTCTATCAGTTACTGTATTCATTGGATTATTATGATTTACATTAAATATTGCTTCTAGAAAAGGTTCTGCTCTACCTAATACTAATTGTGTATCTCTTTGATTTCCTTTACTATCATTAATCCATATATTAAACCAATAATAATCTTGACCTTCTGGTGTTTCTCCGGGTGTGCAGCTAACACGTAAGCTGTATTCTCTTTCTATATTACTCATAATTCACTCCTTTGTAATCTTACTATTCATTCCTATTGTATCTGGTAATCTTATTTTTAATACAGTATTTATTGATGGATTTAATCTTATAAATACTTTTAAATTCTCATATATATGATGTAGTAGATAATCTAAGTAATTATCTGCTATATCATCTATCATTAACAGTCTACTTAAAGATGATTCTATATGAGATTTCATATATTTTACAGAATCTTCTTCAGTAAAGATTTTAAATAGAGTATCCTCATCTTCATATATGGCTTTATGTATTTCTTTTACTTCAAAATTAAAGTTAAATATATCATTTATAAAATTAAATGATATAGATATACTAGAATCATCTATTCTTTCATATACACTTTCAACATCAAATTTTAAATTTGATTTAGTAGTCATTATAAATGCAAAGTTATTATATTCTTCATTTTCACCTTCAGATGGTGTACTAATAAGTTCTAAAAATTTAGTTAAATTACGCTTATTATTTCCTACTTCATATTTAAATAGTTCAGTTAATAATGTATTAGCTCTATTATTAGCTACTTTATTTAATAGGTCTTCAACAGATGTATAGTCACATCTGTCAAAATTTCTATATAATAAAGGTCTTTTATCATCACCATTAAAATAATATATACCTAATGCATCATTTATAACGATGAGTTCAAAGTATGACTTTTTTATTTTACCCATTATTCATCATCTTCCCCTATATATTCTTCTATATCTTCACAGAAATGTCTTGTAACATAAGTTTTAGAATCAAGATTTTTATCTTTTATTTTATTAAACTCATCTATTATAAACTGTCTTAAATTAGTTTTAAATAATGAATTAGGACTAATATATGTTTTGTCATTTATTTTAACATTAAACATTTTATAAATATCCTCAGCATCTTCAAAATCTTTTTCTATAGTATCATTAGCATTTACATATAATCCTCTATGTTGTGGATGTGGTATAAACGATACTTGTGTTGAAGTTGTATTATTTTGTCCTAATGATAAGACTAAATCTATATTTGTAGTAATAGACCCAATACTAAATCCAACTGCACATGATATTGGTTGTGGTTCATAATCCTCTATTACAAAATACATATTATTTGCATTAGAATCATTGTATTCTTTAAAAACTTTCTTAACATTTTCTATATACTTAACAAATTTAGGCATATAGAATATCTTTATATATTTAGCTATATCTCTAGATACTATATTTTTAGATTCACATAGATAATTTAACGCATCATATGCATTACTATCTTCATTTATATTATAATATAAATTATCTCCAGCCCATTTACAAATAATTGGTAAATATCTTTCTTTATATAATTTTAAATACAATTCTCTATTTTTAACATAAAATTCAATTCTTTTCATATTCTATTCCTCCAATTTAATATCATAAAAGCTTATCATTTCATTTTTTATTATAGTAGTTGATACACTTTCTAATAATTTAGATTTTATTATTTCTTTTACATATAAATTTGTACATGCAAATACTTTTAGAACTTTATTCACATCAATTAATAATTTGAAAGTTTCTATGAATTTTATCAAATTATCTCCATTGAACTCATATTTTGAATTCTTAAAGTTATCTAATGTATCAGACACTAATTCAGTTTTCAAAACTGTTCCATTATCATAACAGAAATTAATAACTGTTTTATTTACATTAAATATGTATTCAAAATACATTTTAGCTTTATATAGATTCTTATCAAATTCAATTATATGAGAGTCCCATACACTAAGATCCTCATAATCTATATATTTTTTCATAAAGTCTTTAATAGTTACAGATCTAGGCTCATCTGGTGTATTATATAAAAATTGTAAGAATCTAGCTAATTCTGGTCTAACATCTTGAAATCTAGGTAATTCATTATATATAATAAATTCAATTACATTTGTATTCAATAATGTAGGTTCACTACCTGCTGATATACCTGGTTGATGAATTTTAAAAGTTGTATATTTTATTTTAGCAACATTTACAAAATCTTTCATATCCCGGTCTTTATAATATACATCTAAGTCTTTACTATCATTAATTCTAAAGATTAGTAATTCTTGCACAATTATTCTCCTTTCAATAATATACTATCCATTCCAGTAAAGTTAAATAAATCAGAAAGCCATAAATATCTATCGATTATATCCTTACTTTCATTTTCATATGAACTATAATGATTATTATATCTAACCATATCAAAATCTTCTTCATTGTCATAATATTTGATTTTATGATTTATTATACTCCATTCCGCTGTAGATACATTAAATAGTCCTCTTAATGTTAACATTTTAGTAAATGTTACTAGTTCGTTATCTTTTCTACATCTGGATAACTCAAACTCTGCTCTATCTACTAGAGATTTCATTTCAAAACCAGATATTTTCTTTTTATAAAAATCTATAGGAAACTCTCTATTTAAATCTTCAAAAGTTTTCCATCTATATTTATATAAATAATCAGATATATTCATATTAAATGTATACATAAAATTTGCTAATGATATATCAAAATATCTTTTATTCTTAATTTTTACATGATGATATTTATCCCAGAACTTATTATCTTTAGAATACTCCACAATTCTTTTAGCTGTATCATAATAATTTAAATCCTCAAATTGAGTTTCTGTTGATTCATCCATTCTCCATTCTGTAGAAAGAGTATAGACTCTTTTAATATTCATAGTATAATAATTACTAATTTCATTATTATTAAACCATTCTGTAATAAATAATCCATTTTGTCTCACAAATTGACTATTTAAATAACCCCAAGTACCAACTACTTTATTACTATTAGTTCTAATATTAATAGCAACCACTTTAAGATGTAATTTACTAGTTTTTTCATCATAATGTGTTAAAAATGCTTTAACATTATCAAATCCACCTTTTTTCTTTTCATTTGATTTCATTAATTTATCTACTATACTAACTACGTCTGCTCTAGGAATAGGTATTTTTGGTTGTAATTCCATTTTATACATATTTGATATAAAAGACATAGTTTGTCTAAATTTTAAGCTAAGCATATCATTTTCACTTCCTTATACAATTTTCTTATTTTTAGCGGTACATAAAACACGCCCCGAAGGACGTGTTAAGTTTATTCTATAAAAATCTATCTTGAGGAGCAACTTCAAATGTTTTTAGATTTACAGCAACTCCATGATCTGGGTCCCACACACATTCTCCTAGAACTAATGGAACTCCATCCAATATTTCAAATTCTTTAAAATCCACATTTTCACTAAGCCATTTAACTGGATCTGAATCTATTATGTCTATATTTCTTATATATTCATAATAATCAGAACCTTCTAATGTCTTAGCATATGCTGCGATATGTTTAGCCAATACTTCCATAGTTTCATCCATTACTACTTCTAGATTAGCTAACGATGGAACTTTATTACCTTTTATTTCTATTTGAACAGCTTCAGTAGAAACTTCTTCAATTATATCAAATATATCTTTAGTAGTTTCAGTTGCAACTTCTTCCTTCGTATTTTCTATATTTGTATCTACATTTTCCTTTTCTTGAATATCATCTATAACTTCTAATATACTACTCATATCATTTTACCTCCACGACCTACTAATTCTACTCTAGGAGCAGAACCTTCGACCTTGTCAAATAATATATTATTCCATGATCCTAAAATGATTGTATTTCCAACCTTTAAAGGATTGTAACCTTTAATTACTTCTTGGTATACTTTACCATGTATATAATACTTACTAGTTTCCAACCACTTCGACATATTATCTAATACTTTAGTCATAATAGTTTCTACATCTACATAAAAAGTATTCTTATATTCTGTCAAACTAACTAGATTTTTAGTTTTCTTATCAGTGATAAATTTTACACAGAAATAATCTCTAATTACATTGTCTATAAAAGGTTTTCTTACATTTCCACCTTGAACCATACCTTTATCATCCATAAACATTAAGAAATTGCTTATATGATGTCTTTCAAACCCATAATTTTTTATAGTAGCCATTAAAACACGTTTAGCATTGTCATCAACTAGATCAGACGCTTTAAGTTCATGTTTACTATTTTTACTAGTAGCATCATAAATATAACCAAGTCTAGTCTGAAGACAAGTTGTCCAATCATTTGGAATATAATAATTACAGATAGGGATATCTGTAATACTTCCATATTTAGACATTCCTTTATTATACGCCATTAGTGTTTTAAACATACCAGTTATTTCCATAGCAGCTCTTTTATACATCATAAAGTTTCTAGGCTCCATACCAGCAGAAGCTGCTTCTTTTCCTTGTTGTTTAAATCCAAATGATAATCTTAAGAATTTACCATCTATAGATTTATATTTATAAAATCCATTTCTACGACCACTAGATGTTAAGAATATTTGTAGCATATCATCATAAACAGGCTTATCATCATTATCTGCTTCATATTTCTTCCATATATTAAATATGCTATTTACATCTACACTATCGTAAGTAACTCCTATATTTGCACATATATCGCCTATAATACTTTTTACAAGTTTTCCACCTTTATCAAAATGAGTTTTAAGGTATAAACCTGCACCAAGCGAATTCCAAGTAATTCCTTTATTATCTTGTCCATTAATTATATGAGCAAATTGAGCTAAAGCTCCTCCCAATGAGTGACCTGTAAAATAAAAATTCCAATTGCCCTCTCCTAGCAAAATTTTACAGTGACGTATGAACCAGTAAACAGATGTAAGCTGGCTACTATATCTATCGAATAGAGCTAATTCTACATCTGTTACCATGTCCATTATATCATTTGTACCACGGAATGATACTACTACGTCATTACCTTTTACAAAGGCAACTGCATAGAATCCATTAGACTTTGTATTAAGGTCAAGTCCAAATAGGTCCTTGTAAATGATAGTATCATTTCCGCTATACAAATAAGTCCACCCTTTGAAATGATTATCCCAAAGAGGTGTCTCAAAGTCCTCATTCTCGGAGTATGCCATATAACAAAACCTGCTTTTACTACTCATATCTGTTGGGTTTTTAGCCCAATCATCCCAAATAGTATCTGAAATTTCTGTTCCTCTCTTTACCGAATCCCAGTTTCTTAAATAAACTAGATTGGCGAAATTTGCGTAAATTACATCAGCCAAAGCATTCATTATTATATTCCTCCCTGTTATATTATACTAATTTTATTATATTTCATCAATTATTAATGCTGACATTAAACTTTCAGCTTTAGATTTTTCATTTAAATATTTTTGTATTTCTTCTTCTGAAGGGGCATATTTAGATTGCCATTTGATTAAATTAGTATAATTATCTTCAAGTTTTGATACTTTTGATAATATCATGTTTGTCATACTATTACCACGTCCTTGACACATAAGTTGAAGACATAATAGTCTAAGGTTTGTCACTCTGTCAGAATTTTCTAAAAGTTCAAAACTAAATCTTACATAAGTTGCAGCATTATATATTTTCTCAATTAATTCATATTCACTTAGTAATGTTAAATTATTAATTTCAGACTCATCTTTATTTCTATAAAGTTTGTCAAATCCTAACACACCAATTAATACAAATAAACCACTTGCTAATACAGCAACTACTCCAAACAATAAATTTCCAATCATTACGTTACTCATCGTAATACCTCCTAAAATTTTATAATATTGCTTATATTTTTATATAAGTCACCTTATTATATGTAATTGTCGAAGTTTTTATTCTTCTGATTACTTTTAGGAGGTATTTATGAGTGTTAATATAGTTTCAATACACCCTTAGTAGATAGTATTTTAAGTGCTGATATATCATTTTGTATAGGATAGAACTCAGTTCCATCTCTAAATATAATACAACTTGCACTAGAAGTACGAGCATATGCAATTCTCGTATCTTTGTCTACTAGAGCTATAGTTTCAGATGGTGTAACTGTTTTATGGTACAATGGATAAAAATCTTCTATAAATTGTACTTCACTATCAGTATACTCATCATATATAGCAGATGTTTGCTTCAACCATAAGCCACTATTCTTAACTGGTTTAATATCAGGAAGCGTCTTACCATTCATTTTTATAAGTCCACGTATTTTTAATGATTTAGCTACATCATTTATATCATTAGTATTTGTAATATTAATTGTATTACCAGCTAAAGTATAATTACTATTAGCAACATCTATTATAAGTGGATTTACTACTGGAACATCTTCACGGAAGAATGCTATAAGTATTTTACTATTATTAATATCAGAGCTACGCTTAAAGCTAAGTTTAACTCTATTAAGAATATTAAAGTCTGTAATTACTCTAGCAACTGTAAGCATATCACCAGGTTCATAATTTACAGCATAACATACATCATAATATGCAGGTACATTAATATAAACATTTACATGAGTAGCTGTTATATTAATATTATAAACATCGATAGCTTTAGTTGTAGTATCTGTAGTATCAATTATATTAACACTAGATGGAGTAACTGGCATATTGCCTATTATAGCCCTTCTACGTACCTCATTTAAACGAGGAGATAATTGTTCTAGTCTACTATCATCTAGTAATGATAAACGTCTTATAACCTGCTTTAAAGGCTCAGAATAGTAAACATTAAGATTATTTGATGGAAGACCAAAGAAAGTAGCATATTTAGACTCAATATCAATTGAAGTATCTCCAATATTAGTAATAAAAGTATTATTATCAGGATCATATGTATTGATACTATTTAAAAGACGTGTTACGTTATCTGTACTCTTAATAGGAATATCATACACAATAGGAGTTTTTCTAACTGGTAGAGAACTACTATTAAATAATATTTCAGTATTTTTAAGTTCAGTAGTAGCAATAGTATCTATATTGATATCTAGCATGCTATTAATTATAATCTTTTCATCATAATTATTAATTGTATAATATATACGTTTAATATTATCATTTAGATAATGTTCTGTATTAATTGGTACTATAAGTTTATTATAGATATCTCTATAAGTAATTGTAGTACCATTTGGTAAATATATAGTTCTTTTTATAATATTATTACCAAGTTTAATATTAACATTAACTCCATAATAAATATCCGGGATATCTTCCAGAGATTTATTTTCTCTAGTATTCATATTAATAACCACAGAAGTATCATATGTAAAATCATAATACTTAATTATATTAGGAACATTAGTTATAAAGTGGTTATGAATATTAGAAGATTGGAAAATACTCCAGAATTCATCCTCAGTTATATTACTATGTGCATATTTAGTAATATTAAATGTACGTTGTTCTTTAGAAAATATATTAGATTTAAATGTTAAAGTCAGAGTATGTACTTCTAAAATGTCTTCTACAAATACAGAAATTGACTTATCGGTGATATTAGTATACATATTTATTGTGTTATCTGTAAAAATATTAAGATTTTCGTTATCATTTAAACTATACCAAATATTTTTAATAATTTCTGTAGATGGTTCTTCTAATAATGTTGTACTATAGAAAGTATTTTTATTATAAATAAAATTCAATTTCCAACTATTAGAAGGAATTATATCCATATCTATAGTAAGATTTAAAGGTTTAATTACAGATAAGTACATATTATCTTTTATAGTGTAATTATAATCTATATTAGATATAACTGCATTTATAAGTTTAGAACCTTTAATTTCTGTATCTGTAGAAAGAATGATATTATCATTTGATATATTATTAGTATTATATCCATTAATAAACCATTCATAAGTAGGAATACTAGAAGATTTAATAGTATCAAGAATACGTTTAAGAGATGGACTTATAGATTTCTTTAATAGTTTATCAATTTTACCAGATAAACTATCATTTATTTTAGAAAGTAGCCATTTCTTATCAAATTCTTTAGCAATCATTTCCATTTTATCTAATTTCTTAGATTTTAATATAAATAGTTTTGATTTACTAGTATTATACTCATAATCATTAGTATTTTCAAATTCATAAACAGAATTATCCTTCTTATTTACTACAAATATTGTAGATACGTTATTTATATGTTTTTCTAATACTTCTTTATCTTCATCTTTAATATCATATTTATATTTAAAATTAGTAGATATATCAAGTTTAATAAAGAAGTTATTTCTATTAAATACTGATGGTAAGTTTGGAATATACTTATTAGTTTTTATATTAATAGTAAATTCTCCTGGTTCTATAGTATTAGTATTAAGTATACTAATTTTTGGAACCACTTTATCAGTATCTTTGTATGTTATATTATCAATATAGTCTAACATATTGAAATCACTTAATGAATTTCCTTTATAATCTTTAATTATTTCTTTAAGTTTATCATTAAGATCATTTTCAGCTACATTTATATTACATTTTGTATTAACACCTAATTCAGTAGGATTATAAATATTATGTATATTTACTAAATCCTGCATCATAACTTCATGTTCACCAGAAATAAATTCCCAATCTATGGTGATATCATTTAAATGTAGTATATAATGATTTATATGTTTATTTAAATAAGTATTATCTATAACAGATGGTATTTCGTAAAGCTTTTTATGTTTTACTGTATCTAGTGAAGTATATTCATAACCTGTTCCATCTGCAATAGTATTATATTTTCCTGTTTTATTTGGAAGATATTCTATACTATAATCAGTTCTTCCAGCACTACGTAAACCAGTTCTAGCAGATTCTTCAATTACGCTACTATCAACTTCGATAGTGTATATTAAATGAATTACTTTAGAACCGTCTCTAATAGCTTGTGCTACATTTGGAATATATTCTGTTTGACCATAAATATATCCATATGTTGCTATTCTATTTAAATAGCTACCAATAGTTGACGTAGCGGTATCATTTTTAGATACACGCCATATAGGTTGGTATGGATTATCAGTGACAGATCCTCCACGGCCATGATTGTTTACATAAGCACGTTTCAATACCTTAACATTTATATTAGATTTTAATAATTCTAGTTTAGGATTAAATGCTACTAATAATTTAAGTAAATCCGAAGTATGATTATTCATTAGATTTTTAAATATAATATCAATAGCACTATTTCTGTAATAATTATTCTTGAATTCTTTATTAGATGTAAGTATTACATTATTTATAATAGGTCCTGTAACTATATTTTCATTATCATAAGTATCATCATTTTTAATATAACTAGGTATAGCATTTAAATGTAACCAAGGAGAAGTACGATATCTATCATCATATTCATTTCTTCTACTTTCAGTTAACTTAGTTTTATCAACTAATGCTACATCCACAGATATAATATCATCATCATCAATAGATCCTGCTGCATAACTATTAACATATTCTATTATAAATTTCTTATAATTTTTAATAGCTATAGGTTTAAATCTAGAGTTATTTTCATCTACAACTTCTCCAAATTCTACAAATCTAGAATAGTTAGTCATTGCAACTTTAAGTTTGTCTAATTGAAGTGAATCTTTAAAATTTAACTTTCTATTACTGTCAGTCATAAATAAAGGAGATACTATAGTCTTATTTCTATTATTTGATGAATTAATAATGAAACGTTGAATATCTGGTACTATGAAATTAAAATAATCATATAATTTAGAACCATTTAAAGCAATAGTTTTTAATGTACCTATTGTAAATTCTTTTAAATCCACTTTTGGATCAAAAAGATCTTCCATATCTTCTACTTTAGGTAAAATATTAGTAAATATTCCACTTTGATTAGTAGAAGCCGAAACTGGTTTGTATATATTATCATCTGTATAAAGTTGATTGATAAGTTTGTACTCATATTTATCAATATTATCAACTAATTTTCTAAATGTATAGTCTCTAATAGTATCAAGTTCACCATAAGGAATCCATACATATAATGCATAAAATCTCTTAGAAGTTTCACTATCAGAATACATAAAGAATCTAAGCTCAACAGGCCATTGATCTTGTGGTACTGATTTAAATTTTCTAGTATATATTGGTTTAGTATCAACATCTCTAATAATTTCGTTATTATCATATTTAAGACCAAATCCACTAAAATCTAAGTCTATATATTCATTAAATTCATATTTATCAGTTGGATCTATCTCCATTTTAACATCAATAATTACTTCATTACTTCCACCAACTATAAGATTTTTACTTTGAGTTGATTCATTTATCCAGTTATCTTTAAATAATTTCAATCCTTCTGGAAGGACTATATTATCAGCAGATATCTTAGAGAAGTTCATTATATTTAAATTATATTCTTTAAGATCTGTATCATTTTCTGCAGTATAATAATTATTATTTATAGTAATTGGTTTAGATGCGCCAAATACATTCCAATCTGTAGCATTTCTATAATCATATTGATTATAAACAAGTCCACTAATACGACTATATTGAACGATATTTGGAATAGATTTAAGTCTAAATCTTACTTTAAGTTTTGTGTTATATTCTTCTTTAATTTGTGTAGTTCTAGTTTCACATTTAACTTTTGATGGTATAAAGTGAATATCTTCTTTATCTTTAGCTATACTACGGTATATTAATGTAACTTTATTAGATAAATCAAATGTCGGATCAACTTGAATAAACTTATAACCTCTAGTCCTGTCTTCATCTGTTACTGAATGTGTGTAATTAACTGAGATTTTATTTTTATTAACGTCGTATAGATATAGTTCAATTTCATCTATATCTGTTCCATTGAAATCAAACTTAATTAAATTCTTATTATTTACCATAGTTTCTACATCCCAAGTAATTTCACTTGCTCTTTTAATTACAATATTCTTAATAGCATTCCATACTGATAATCTTACATCTATTTTCATATTATCAGAATCTTTATTTCTTAATTTGTAAATATAATTCATTCTAATTAATGGATAACTTCTTCCGATTGGATTATCTGTATCATATAAATTATCATTAATACGTATACTATATATAGTATTAGCATCTACTGATCTACCTAAATCGGTAACATTCGCTAAAATTGTCATATTTTCTGAATACGTTTGGTTAAACTCAGTATATTGCTTATCGTTAGATAGTTTATTATATGTAGGTATACTAGGATAAATAGACTCTACTTTAATATCAGAAGCGGTAAATACATTAGGACTTTTAATTACAAATGGAGTTGTAAGTGCTGTTTTAGAAATAAAATCATTTTCAGTTACCGAAATACTATTACTTGCATCTGTTTCTGATGTAGTATCTGGGAAAATTAATGGTGTATTATTAGTTACATAGTTACCTATATAATTAAAATTAACAGTAACAGTGCCATTACCTGTTATATTATGATTAATATTAGTAGATAAATTAGTAGTATCAAATTTCAAATTATATTTCAACCATTCACTATTTATTTTAGTACTATGTGGTACTTGCACTGTTATTGGAATAGTTTTAGTAGGATTAAATGTTTTAGTTGCAAAATTTTCACCATATTTAAATTTTATATTAAATGGATTAATTTTACAGTCTAATGTAACATTTAATTTAGTTGGTAAACTTTTCCATAATGCATATAATTCATCATTATAATGACCTCTAAATGATGGAGCTATACCGTAATATGTTTTATTATTAACTAAATCTGTTAATGAAACATTTGAATTAAGTACAATAGCTTTACTTTCCCAATTTGGAATTTTTGGAATAATTCTCCAATCTATTCTTATTCCATTAACTGCTTCCGGTTTCCATTCTCCACCTTTCCATAGATGCGATTCAAATGTACTATCTATATAATCTTTTTCTGGTAATATAGCATATATGTGATCAGCTACACGTTCAGTTCTAAATGTATAAAAACCATCAAATCCAGAATGATTATAACGTGGCCATGATCCAATTTGTCCGCTAGTTTGACAATCTACTTCTACTTCACTATTCATTGAATACCAACCATTAGATGTAAATACTCCAGTTTTTTTAAGCATATCAGTTAAATTACAATATGTTTTTATTCCATTTCTATAATGTCTATATCTAAATGTAAGAGTCGCTTTTTCTTCACCAGTATACCCAGCTTTCTTAGCTTCTTCTGATAGTTTATTACCACTATAAGAGTATGTTATATGTATGGTTTTTGTAACTACATCATATCCATTTTGATACGTTGATGCATCTACATGTGTAATATTATTATATATTTTTAAAATAGGGGCAAATTTAATATTATTTGTAAATCCCGATAATAGTATATTTTGATCGCTCACTATCATTGCTTTAGTAGTAGCATTTGTTGGTAGAATAACATTTAATAATCTAAGATTTGAACCATTAACTGGTAAATTATTTTCCCACAATTTCCAATTCATATTATTTTTATTATCATGATTTGGTATAAATCCTGCAACATAGCTAATAAATGAATTTGAATCAGTACCAACTATTTCTTTCAATAGATCTGTATCTAATGACATATAAGTTATCTCTATCTTATCATTTAAATTTTTGTCGTGTTTAGTTAAAGAAAATAGTTTTCTTAAAGTTGTATTAAAGTTTACAGATGTATCATATTTATTATATCTAAATACTATAGTATTAGAAACAGGTAAAATTTCACCATTTACAACTCTATAACCGTATAGTAGTTCAGCTTGTAACTGTTCAAAACGACCATAACCTATATATGAGTCTAATATTCTATAAAATGTTATAATATCAGTAGTTCCATCTATATCCTTACTATTTTTAGCAATATTATGGATTGGTACAGTTTCAGTATGATCATATTGAATATCACCTGGGTTATCAACCATATTAGTATATCCCCATGTTAAGTTCTCTAGTATTGTATATTTATCAATTATATCAGCGTAGTAAGATAAAACAGAATGTTCAGTAATTGGACTTTTAAGAACTGTATCTGTGGTAAATGGAATTATTGGAAGTCCTCCTGGTTTAGCAGAAACTTCTTCAAATCCTATTACTTCTAATGTACTATCATCACTTATGTTAGTTTTATATCCAACACGTTTATCTAGATAATCAAACCATCTAATTTCAGTTTGCTCTAATGGTTTATAATCAAATTTCTTAGTAGTAATTTTAAATTTAGTCATTACATACTTAGAACCATCTTCATTTAAACCTAACATTACATTAACATATTTAACTACTGTTTTAGGTGGAATTTCATCTATTTTCCATGTTGCTAAATACGCACTTGTTATATATGGAAGTGCTGGAAGTTTTCCAGGTTCTTGCATATAGATATTAAATGTGAATATTTGAGGCGTATTTTGATCAAGTTCAAATACAACTTCGCCTTTATTTACATCAGAAGCATTTATAGTAAATTCTTTCTCTAATAATAGTTTATGTTCCCTATCGTATATTTCGATAAGTCCCATAGAACCTACGTTATAAGAAACTCCAATAGCTTTCTTAATATGTATTTTTCCTTCTGGTAGTACCATTATATCATCAGGTTTCTTATCGAAGAATGGACTAGCAGTTCTAATAAATGTTTCAGTATATTCAGTTTTATTTCTAGGAGAATCTATATACTCTATAGTATCAGAAGTTTCTCCTATTTGAATATCTTTTATAAGATGTACTGCTGTTTTATAAGTAATTTCATTATCACTATTAACATCTACTCTTCCAAAACTTATATATCCAGTTTTAATATATTCTCCGTAAGTAATTACTTTAGTACCTATTTTCTTTTCAATACCATCTTTTATAGTAAATAACTGTACTGCTATTTTTGTATTAGTATCACGAATATATTTATGTACAAATGTAGTACTAATAAAATAATCAGCCTCATCATCTTCAGATTTATCTTTAGCATCTAAAGATACTTCTAGACTAGCACTTATAACAGATGGACTTATTCTCTCATTTCTTAGGTATACTTCACTATTTTCTAGTGCAGGATAACCAACATTTTTATCAACAGTCCATTTAATATATTCACCGAATTCAATCTTTTCCATATCATCAATGTCTATATATTCACCATTGATATTACTTAAGCTATCATAATTTTGTAATTCTTCTATAGTTCCATTATCTTTAGTAACACCAAATATATAAGTATCACTTATAAGAGGTTTATCTATATTATTATATATCCAAATAAATTTATTATTACCATCTGGAAAAGAGACTGCATTTGGTAAGAAAGTATTATCACTACTATTCTTTAAAAACTTTCCACTATCAGTGTTATTAATATGATTATCAGTAAATGTTTTAATATATTCATATGTATTAAGTTCTGTACCATCAAAATCACAAGTTTCTACTATAAGTTTATAAGATTTACCAGGTTTGGCTATAAATGTTTCTGGATATAAGTTATAGAAATTATTTATTCTACTATCATATTTTTCATATGTTCCAATATATTTAATAAAATCATATATAGATTTAATATTATTTTCATGTACTAACATAATAGGTTTATTATAATTGTATTTATAATTTAATCTATCTTGAGAGTAACTAAATTCCCATACGAGACTTTCATTATCAACTAGATGTATTTTTATTCTTACAAATGGTGCACGAGAATCTACGTCGATTTTAATATTAGGAGCAAGTACTAATGGAAGGTCGACACATTTAATAGTAACTTTTCCTAATGTAGATTTTTCGTAGTCTACTATATTATTAAGAATACTTCTATTCATAAGTTGATCTTCAACCATAAGAGTTATATTATTTACAACGAAATATTCATCTGGTAAAACCTCAAGTTGTTCATATTGATCTATAGATGCAATTGAACGGAATTTACCATCTTCTTGAATAATAAATGTTACAATCATATCACCTTGACCTAGGTCGCCTTTATGATTGTATCCTATGTATCCATTAGCCACATCAGTAGAATTAACAATGCCATCTACAGTAAATACATTATCACTTCCATCTACTATTTCTAGATAGTATGTACTTCCAACTGCCCAGAATATTCCATTCTTTGGAGTATATCTAAATTCAGTCGGATGTCTCTTTACCCACTTTTTATTAAGCTTTCCTTCTATTGTAGTTCTAACAGTAGCATTTCTAGTAATTCCTTCTGTTTCTGGAATAGGTTGGCCATTTCTATCTACAAAACTTGCAGTAAATGTAAATTCATCCTTGTCTAAATTATTAGGATATACTTCTACTGGAATTCCTTTTGTAAGAACTTTTATATCTTCCCATACTATATTATCAGTAAATATATTATTTCCATCATTAAGTACAGCAAGATTAATAAGCTGTTTCTTTAAGATATCTTTACCTTCTAATTTAGCATATAATGTTTCAGTATAATTTTCATTCCAGAATCTTCTTTTAGCAATTACATTACGTCTTTCAATTCTAGTATTTAAATTATATCCAGGTTTAAGATCTCTAGATGGAACTTTATAATTTATAGTAAGATCTAGGAATTCTGGTATAGATGCAAGTTCATCTATTTCTCCAACAGTTTCAAACTTACTATATATAGTTTTATTTTCATTACTTCCCCAGATAACAGTTTTATCAGCTGGAGTCTCTCCAGTATGATTTATAATTATATCACCATTATATTTAGTATCAAGTATTATGATTTTATCATATTTATTTATATCAGCATTATTAATTTTACTAGCAATAACTTCAGCAGTATCACAATTTAAAGTAAAATCAACTCCAGTTTTAACTACTAATGTACTATCAGCATTAGCTGGTGCTATAAATACAGGTTTACATTTACGATTACCATATACTGTAGTAAATATTCTTATAGGAATACCATCACTATTACATTCAACTTTAGCAATATGTAAATTACTATCATAAATAGCAAATAAACTACATTTAATCTTAGGATTATTAATATCCTTTTGATATTGTATTTTTACATTTACATATTCAGATGCATTATCACTTATACTCATAGTATTACTAAATATATAAGGTTTTGTAGTATCAGTAATCTTTCTTATTTCAGATTGTACATTTTGGAATTTTGTATGTATATCTATGAATGTACCCATAGTTCTTATAAGTCTATCATCTAGATTTATATGTTTAAGATGTACTTTATGCCATCCATACTTAATTGGGTCTTCTACAGAACTATAGAAGTTATTAATTAGATTAATATATCTATCTAATAATATAGCATCATTCTTAAGTACATGACTTATAAGTTTATATATACGTTCTCCTAAGTTAAGATAACGAGTTTTCTTTACTTCTATTTCTGTTTTTGGGTCTACATACCAATTAACATTTTTATCATCAAGTTCAGTGTCATAATCAATTACCAAATCATTCCATGTATGACTTGGTGTAGTATATTTATTATCAAATTTACTATCATTGATAAAATATGAATAAGAGAAGCTTTCATTTGTAGTAAGTTCTTTAGAACCAAACCATGCAAGTCTCTTAATAGGTACATTATCAGGATATATATCATCTAGATATATAGCAGGTCTATATTCAAGTGATCTATTAAGTTTTGCAATATCATCTATTCCAGCAATACCATTAAAAGATTGTATATCTTTTGTAGATAATGGAGTATGACATACTTTTTCTATAACATTTTTATAGAATTCATTAGTTCCTCCGCCTCTATAGTATTTACGGAATGTAGTTACAAGTTTACTTATATCCTTCATAATATTACGTATTAATAGGTCATCTTCTTTAGAAAGCCAGTTACTCATTTTAGCTTCATTGCGATAATAACTATAATCTTTATATATAGCACTATAAGTATGGTCATTATCAGCAATTGTATACATTAATTCAAATAATGAGAAGAATGGATATACAAATGTTTTAAATATAGCTGCAGTCATCTTTTCTATATTATTATTTAAGAATTTACTCATCATAAGAGGTAAATTAGTTTTAAGTCTAGCCCAACTAAATTTTATAGAATTTACTGCATTATTTTCAAGTATATGGTTTCTAATTTCTTCAGATAATATAGTAGTAACCATATTATCCATATTATGCATAAATAAATCATATATTTTATTTATAAGAGTTTTATTATATGCACTAACATCAAGTTCTTTAATAGCAATTAAATCAGTTCTTCCTTTATTTCCTTCTATGATAGTTAAGTTACCACTAAGGTTATAAATATCTTGAATTAATTGTACTAATTTTGTAGCATTTTCCCATGTTAAATAACCATAATCATCATAAATCCAAGTATGGCTTGGATCTAATCCATGATCGTTTGGTATTTCTGACTTACGATATTTAAATCTATTAACTATAAGTCCATGTACATCATTACTTAATATAGCAAGTCTAAGTCTAGCTATATTTGCATTTAGTCTTCCATATGCATTCATTCCTATATAATCTGGCACCGTAGTCAAGTTTATATCAGTAGGAACATTTTGTAAATCACGGATTATACGTCCATTTGCTAATGCTATAAGATCTTCATGTAAGTTTAAATGCGGACTTGTATATCCAGCAGTTACATTAGTCTTAAGATCTATTACAAGATCTATATATTCATTAAGTTTATCAATTAATGTATTATAAGCATTAATGTCAAATCTTATTACAGAAGTATTATCGTCTGCTTCATTATAGAATACTAAATCTTGCATTATACTATGGTATAGATTATCTTCTTTTATGTTAGAAATCATATATCCAAATGGGAATTTTAATGTATATTCTAGATAACGTTCATTAAATTGACTTATTTGATCTAATGCATCAAATACATGATAATCTTCTATACTTTTATAGCTATATTCATCTAATGCGAATAAATCTATCTTATTATAAGTATTAAGATCTATAAGTCTATTAAAGAACATATCATTCTTCATTACTTTATTAATTCTAACTCTTAAATCCTTGTCTACTACCATTTCTCTTACAGTAGCTAAACTTGTAGCATTATCGCTACGAAGTTCTTTAATAAGGTTATTAATTTCTAATATATTTCCACTATTATGAATATTAAATAAAGCTTCGATACTAGAAGATAATTGGTTTGGATATTTCCATATACTAAGTTTCTTAGCTTTAGACTTCGCATTTCCTATTATATCAGATTTTTGGAATGTTATTTCTGGCATATTAATGTCATCTTTAAGATCTCCAGTAAGATTTTCTTTAAATGGGACATTTACACTCCAATATTGCTCAAGTTCTCCGTATACTATAAAACTTCCACTACTACGTATAACTTCGTGGTCGTAATCAGTACTTTCTATCTTAAACCCTTTAATGATATCAGTAACCCATGCAGAATTAAACTCACTGTCATATGGAACATCTTTAGAAATATTACGTATAATAATATTATTACGTTTATCACGTACTTCAATATTAATTCTTTGAAGTTTTGGTAATACTTCTATAATAAATTCTCCACGGTTAGGATTCCATCCATCAAAATAATTAGTAGTTTTTGCTTTATAACCAACTGGGAATATAATTGTAGGTTTTCTCCACCCACGTATAGATACAAGTTCAGTTCCAATCAGTTTTTCACCAAACATATATTTAATAGTAACTCTATGTAGAGTTCTTTGTGGATCTATTTTAATTTGTGGTATAACATTATTATCTACTAATATACGTTTATTTCTAGCACTATCAATTATAATATCGTCTGGACTTACTATACTATATCCAAACGGCATATTAATTTTAGTTTTATCTATAATATCACCAGTATATCCAGTAAAACTTTGTCTATGGATTACTTCTCCAGTAACATTATCAATAAATAATAAAGTATTAGTTAATATTGTACGAATAACATTTACATTATTTGCTATACCTAGACTAATAACAGGACTTTCTCCAAGAGAATATCCAGTAGGGATATGAAGATTTAACGTATTAGTATTAAATGTGGTAAATTCTTCACTATCTACTATTATATTATTATTATAAATATAGTTTACAATTGTATATTTATAATTTCTATCATCTACTATTTTATTAGCATTATTAGACTCTGGTAATTTTGGAGTAGTATCAGGTTTATAATTTCCTTCATAAATATGTAGTCCATCTACAGAAGTTCCCCCGTCTCTACTAAATTTAATAACACTATAATCAAATGTAACATTTTCCCAATATCTAACCACTATAGGATTTGTATATTCAAGTTCTATATTAATTACTTTATTAGAATCAATTACTAATGGAAGATTGCTACTAACTATACGAACATTTGGTATAGTATGTAAAATATTAGTATCAAGAACACTTCCATTTCTAATATTATTTATACTAGAACTACCGCTAGCAGCCGGTATACTTCTAGATTCATATTGACCAGCTTCTATCTGGCCTGGTTCTCCATTTGTAGCTTTATAATTTATAGGTCTCATAACCCAATTAATAGTAGCATTATAGAATTGATTTTCTCTATTAGTTAATACATTATTAGGACTATAAATAGGTTCATATTCTAATACATATCTCATACTATATTGCATAGTAAATGGATCTATAACAGTTTTAAGTCTATAGCCTGGATAACTATGATTAAATCCAGACCAATTACTGTCAATTAATGTACCATCTTTAATATCAAAATGGTTTTCGTAATCAACTTTACCATCTACTACTACTTCTACAGTAAGTCTATGTACTAAAGTTTTATCAAATGGAGTAGTAATATCATCTGCTATTCCAATATCTTCTTCATTTATAGTATAAATAACTTCATCATTCATATATGGAATATTCTTCCATTTATTACCATCTACATTTGTATGCATTACATATGGTTCTAATAAAGTTTTATTATTTTCTAATACTTTAGCATAACTTGCTAAATCTGGTTGTGTAAACCTTTCAGTTCCACGTTTTATAATCATAAGGCCAAGATCAATGTCTTGGCCAATATCAATTATATTTCCTTTCTTATCGAAAGATTCCCCTTCTTTTTGAGGAATAAGCATATTCTTTTTAATCTTTTCAAAGTTTTCTGCGTCAGTATCATCAAATGATATTACATCGTGTTCTGGAGTTACTGTACGAAGTTCTACAGCATTCCATTCAGGAATAGTCTCTCCAAGAATTAATGTGTCCGCAGAATCATTACGTAATTTTTTATCACGTAAAATAACGGCAACTCTTATATCATTATCCATTTATTTCCTCCCGTTATATTATTTGTATTACTCCTTTTACCTCATTAGAAGTTACATAATTTGGCGCTTCTATAATATATCCTACAGTTGCGCCTACTGGAATATTAAGTTTTTGATTGAATTCGTATTTTACTACTCCTTCACGTACTTCTTCTGAAGATAAACTATTTTTAGCATCAGAACGATATCTCATATGTAGTTCATTATTTACATAAAGATTTACAGTAAGTATCATTCCTGGTTTCCAATATGCAGTTGGAACTATTATTGTATTTCTTAATTCTTCATATTTTATATAAGTATTCTTAAATGATAATTTTCTAAGAGGAATACTAAAATCTTTAGTAAGTCCTAAGTTAGTAATATCTATATCAACATTCCAGTCTTCTATAGCTTTACCAGCATTACCATTTATAAGAGTCATGTCTTCAGTAAGTTTAAGTCCTCTTGGAATACTAATTGTAGCATCTCTAGTTATAACAGTGTTACGGTATGGAGTAAGTCCAAATGTATTATAATCTCCATGTCTATTTACAAATGACGCTATATCATTTATATTATTAGTATTCTTATAAACTTTAGTAACTAAAGTATCTAAATATGCAGACCATAGTGTAAATCTAATATCATAGTTTACACCTATATAAATAATACCATTTTGAGTTACTTCTGCCATAGATACTATATTAGAACCTAATTTAGCTCCATATTGTGCTACTACTATATCAGAAGTTTTAAGTCTGTTAATCTCATTTATAGTATCATTCGTAGCTACTTTTGGTAAGTATGCATTTATTCCAGGTCCAAACTCAATATAAGTTTTAGCAGCATTAAATTCTCCAGTAAGAATAATAGGAGAAAGCAATGCTTCAGGTCTTATATTAGCTTCAGTATATTCAATTGGTTTTGGAACTACTGGTTTTGGAATAGGATTATATCCACTATTATTTGGATATACTTGTACTTGTCTAGAAGATGCTTCTATTATTTCTTGATCTATAAGTCCAACAGAACGTAAGTTCCTATTAGAAGTTATCATATTATTACTACTATTACGAGCAACTCCAAGAATATTTTCTATTTTTGGAACATTAGTAAGCTCAGATCCAGTTATTTCATTACCAGCTTTATTTATAAATTTAACATTATTTATAAAATCTTTAGAACTAGCTATAAATCTTTCTTCTGATTGGTTCTTGAATTGTAAATTTACTGTACTAAATCTATTGATATCTGGAGCCATTATAGCCGGATAATCACATAAGAAGTAATCTCCTACATTTATATGACCAGTTGTAGTTTCTAAATACTTATTCATAATATTTGGAATATTAGTAAAGCTTTCTAGAGGATTTGATATATATCTAGCAGTTCCTAGAACGTATTGCTTATAATAAGACTTTTGATTTTCTTTATTTCTAGTAAGAATATCAAATTCTACGATAACTGGAATGTTATTAACCATTTTATCTGGATATGATGGTCTATTATTAGTACCGTCATTATATATTCTTCTTATAGGAAGTTCATTAGTATTAAAATACATAAGTCCAGAAGCATTCCAAGAAGCTTTATTAGTATATTCCATATTACTACGATTTAACCAGTTATATATAAGTCTATTAAACATATAGTCATATCTAATCATATTATTAGTAAATCCGGCAACTCCAGAACCTAATATATCACGACCATAACTATACATAGCACATGCTGGTATAGTATCACTTAGATGATTATAAATATCATGTCCTCCACTATATCTAACAGAGTTAGCAGAATAACCTTCTATATCATAAATAGACGCTTCTTTAGTAAGTTCTAGTTTAACAGCATTAGGAATTATAAAGTTACCAGTCCATTCTTGTCCTACTTTTGTAGTAATATAAGCTGTTTTAGTAACTCTAAGATTATACTTGAAAGGTTCCTTCATAATAGTAGTTAAATTATTAGTTTGAAGTTGTACTTTAAGCTCATATGATGCATCATATGGTATTCTAGCAGATACTGTATTGTGTTCTGTAAACTTAACTTGCATTATACTAATATTTTTACCATAAGATTTAACAGGAACCATTATAACATTACTACTAATATCGTAATTAGTAACAGAATCTATTGGAATAAATCTATGGTTACTCTTATTAGAAAAACGTTTAAGACCTACTATATTACTATCTATATACATTTCCTTTTTAGTTGGATATTGTAAGAATCCAGGAATTTCATCCTTACCTACTATATTATTCTTATAAGTAACATCTACAGATTTGGTAGATATAATATTATTAGGTTGTCCTTCTAGATGATATTTAAATTGTACTATGCGTTGCACTTTTTCTACTTTATAAGATGTAGTTTTGACTACTATATCTATAATAGGTGCAGAACTCATATCAATGTTAAGAGAAGTAAATGTACTATTATCTATTTTTAAATAATCTGGTAAATATTTGTTTACATCGGTCATATTAATAGTAACTATACCATCTGCAACACAATATTTAGCTTCTGCTATATAAAGGTCTTTATCATTTTTATCCCGATAAATAAATCTTACTACTTTATGTATTTCTTTATGCGAAAGAAGATCTACAAGTATAATACTAGTATTATCTGTTATATTATGCACTCTATCTGGATTTCTATAAGTATAATCTGTATGTAAATGAGCAAGACCTATTTCTTTTTCTTTAATAGAAGCAATTCCTTTATCTATATAAAGTCTTTTATTATTACCTGGTTCATATACATCTTCCCATCTTTTATGTATTGGGTTCCAGTCCTTATATTGATATCTTATACCGACTATATTAACTTTATCTATAATCTTTTTATTTTCTATATCTATAGAAGGGTCATCATTTGTAATAACTGCAGCTTTTACAAGAGTATCAAGATCATTAAGCTCATTATCTGTATACCAGTTACTAGGTTTTATAGTAAATAATGTTTTATTTACATCATTTATAGTTTTACCAGATTTAAGTTTATATCCAAATGTAGTTCCTCTACTATTTGTAGTAAAATCATCATTTATATTAGTTATTCTATTAGCAAAACTATCTGGAAGCATTTCTAATGAGTTTATATCGTATTCAAAGTCAGCCATTTCTACAGTTATATTAGGTTTTACTATATAAGTAGCCCAAAATTCTCCTACTTTATTAGCATCCCAACTACCGTCGTCAAATATCTCATGTTTAAGTCTTAGTGTAAAGAATCTACGGCTACTACTATCACGTTCAAATATAGGAAGTCCATAACGTCCATCTATGATTGATATATTCCCTTTAATAACTTCATTTGTAATATCTATACTAGGAGTATAGCTAAGATTATATTCATTAGTATAATATCTAGTAGTTCTTTCAGTATATTTTCCCTTATAAACTACGTCATATATTTCTGTACTACTAAAATAATCATCAAACAGCATATTTCTAGTATAAATCTTCTTACTTTCATCTCCTATTACTGTAATATCTGTAGCAATATTTAATGGAGCTACATCTACTATAAGTGTAGTATCAGATTTTACTTGATAACCATGTAAAAATGTATTTACTTGTCTAGGATTAGTAGAAGGCATATTATAAAGCATATATCCATTAGGAATATTAAGATGGTAATACATTATAGTTTCATTCTTAAAGAAACTAAGTTTTTGAGTTCCTACAAGCCAATTATTACTATTATTATCAGGGAAATCACGTTTAAATTTATTAACGTATTTAATATCTACTGTACAAATAGTATTAATATCGTTGTCATTTCCATCTTCATCTATTGGAGCATTATCATCCTTATAAATACTATCAAGATTTACTATTACAGTTTTATTATCAGCAAACTTATAGTTCATTATAAGTTGCTTATTATCTCCAAGTCTATAATAAGTATGTCTGTTATGTTTTATAATAAAATCCTCAAGTTCTGCAGAAGTAATACTACTTCCAGTACTTTTATTTACAAGCTCTGTTATACTATAATATGTAGGTTTATGATATATGTATATAAGCTTTAATATTTTTCTAGGACTTTGACCATCAACTTCTCCATATTCTGGTATTTCTATTGGTGGTATTTCCACATCATTCGGATCTGGTTGACCTCCTTTTGTGTATATTACTAATACTTCTCCAGCTTTAAGATCTATAGTTTTACTCTTAAATGCGCTATTAGAAACTATCTTAGCATTTTCTACTATAGTACTCATATCATTAATTTGACTTTTAACATCACGAATACTTTCGTCTAATGTATTTATAGTATTATTAATACGTAAAGCAGTTTCGTTTAAGTTTACTATAGATTGGTCTATTTTCTTAGTAAGTGTTTCTATATTAGCAGTCACACTTCCAGCTATATCTGTACTAAGTTTATATAATAATTTAATAACATCATCTAGATTATGTATCTTTTCATTTTCTATAATCTTTGATACATCATAAAATACAAGATCTGATGTAATATAAGGTATAAGAACATCTCTTTTACCATCTTTAAATGTCTGCATTACATATGGAGTAAGTTCATTCTTATTCTTTTGAATAAATCTATAAAATTGCTCTATAGTAGACTCATTATAGCCTGTATTTCCGTTATTATCTTGACGTAGCATAAGCCACATACTAGGTTCAAAGTCTTTAGTTCTAGTTACAGAAACTTCCAAAAAGTTTGATATAAATTCTCTAAGTCTTGTACCTGTTAATGTAGTAATATCTACAGGTCCATTTGGTCCCATTATTTTAATAGTTCCTCTTATGGGCTTTCCATCTTTTGGAAAATTATTATTAAGAGGTCCTATTGGAATACCATTTTCGTCCTTACCATAGTCTATAAAAAGTTCATTTTGCTTTATATGATTGTAACTATCAGTACTTAATAATGTAAAACTCATACGTCCAGCTTTAATCATTCTATCCGTTTGCATTAATAAGTCTTTAGTTTCGTCTAACTTCAAAGACATCGTAAAAACCTCCTTTTTTATATTAAAATATATTAAAATTCACAGGTAGTTGTTCCAAAATGGGCCATCTGAAACAATATAATACGCATCGTTAAAAAACAACACAATGTTTTAAAATCTTATATAAAGGAGGTAAATTCTAATGAAAATTGTTACTTATGGTAATATTTCTCTCGACGAATATAAAAATACATCATTCGCAGAAGAATGTGAACTTATATTTGAGTCTATAGAAATACCAACAGAAATAGATTTTCTAAATGATAATGAAGAACTTGCTACCGAAGGTATCTGGGATATCACTAAAGGAGTAGGAAATACTATAACTAATACATATAATATAGCTAAAACTACAACTAAAGGAGCTACTCAGCTTGCTGGAACCATTTTACGTAAATCGAACGATATGCTTAGATTCTTTAATAACCAATTAAAGAAAGCTCTACCTAGAATAGTAGAAAGTTTAAGAAAAAGTTTAGAGCAATTAGAAATTACATATATGAAACTTACTAAATTCGATGGTAGACTTAAGGAAATAGCTATTAGAGCTACTAACATGATTAATACTAAAAGTTATGAACGTATTAATACTATACAGCCAATGACTATTAGATTTTATCATACACAAGCTAGAGTATTTAAAGAAATAGTTGATATTGTAGGAGATTATCATTATTTATGTCATAAAGTATGTGGAATACAACTTGATGCTAGCAAAATATATGTTCAAACTAATAATGATGTTATTTTTACAGAAAATAATACTGGAGCTAAATTAATTGCTCCAAGTGATCTTATGGATAAAGTAAGAGAACTTACAAAAGTTAGAGATAAAGTAAATCTAGAAGAAATTGCTAGAATTATAGGTATAGCTCAAAAATCTGTGGAAGCTTACAATGGAGCTATGACTAAATATGGTGAAAATAGTATTCTTAGAGCTTGGATAGAAAAAGAAGGAAATAGTCTTGGATTACCAATCAATTTCTTAAATCTTGGAAGTCTTAATACTAAATCTAGAGCTAGAATAAATGAATCTGAGAAGAAAAAGGGTATAAACCCATTAAAGTATGCTCTTATTCCAGATAATAGTACAATTACATTTAATCCAAATGCGTGGAGAGATCAAAAAGCTAAGTTTATTAATATGGTGGATGCAGAACCTGCACAGGGTGGAATGGTTAAATCATTCGTTGCACTTATAAATGGACAAGCAGGTGGACAAATGCAAAAGAGTACTATATCTGTACTTGTAGATTTAGTAAGAAAAGGGGGAGCTTCTGTAAAGAAACATACAGATATACTAAATAAGACTGCAAAGAAAGAAATAGATGAACTTATTGCATTTAGTAATGGACTTAGTAAATATCTGACTTCAGAAGACCAAACTAGAATAAATGCTGCTACACAAAATGATGCTGCTAGAACATCTGCTGGACGTCAAGTAGTTCAAGCTGATACTGGAATTGGTGGAAATGCTCAAGATAATATAGGAGCTACTAAGGGTGGAAACGACCAATCTAAAGTAATACATGCTATAAGTACCGGAATACTTTCTTATATGAGTGGTTGGTATAGTATTATATTTAAACTTAATAGTTTTTATAGTCAATGTAGCACTGGGTTATTATCTGCAGTATTCGATATTACAAATGAAGTTGATAGTTGTTGTACTATGGTTGAAAATGGAAATGTAGAGCAACAAGATGGTTTTGATCAAGCTAGAAACGATGTAAAGGAAACTGCACCAGCTACAGATACTGACGATACGGGAGGTTTCTTTAATGGCTAAGGTAGAGAGAATATCAGCTAATATTACTAGTCCTAGACCAACAAGAGAACAAGCTGAATTACAGATAGGTTTAAATAATAAGACCTGGTATGATAGTCCCATTACAAGTATGATGAATAACCCGTCTGTTATATCAGACTGGTGGAATATAAATTCAAATGAAACTACTTTTAGCGAAACTGCTAACTTAATGAAATCTAAAACAGATAGTACAAGATTTAACTATATAGAAGGTTTTGTACATTATGGACGTAGTAGCCAGGAAATAGAAGATAAACCTGACACAGAAAGACGTCTTGCAATTAATTTAGCAGATGGACAAACTATGATATTAGGTGGAACTATAGAACCTAAAGAAGGAGACCACTTTATACCATATAGTCATAAGCACATAGACGTGCCTTTTATGGTTACTAAAGTAACTCCTGCTAATCTTATTAATAAAGAAGTATGGGTTGTAGATTATACTGAGTCTACTGTCTTTAAGAATAGACAAGACTTGATGGAACATACTGTAAAATGGTATGTTTATAAAAGTGAAAATGTTGGTACTGGAAAAAGTACAATAGTTGATAAAACGACTGATGACAAAATGACTAACATGGAAAAAACTATGGATAATATCCAAAAGATGTTAGTCGAAGCATTTTACGACAAAGACCTTGATGTATATGCATTTCATAGTAGTTTATATGGAAATTATATATTTAACTATTATGCAAATGATATGCTACAAGAAACTCATAGACTTCTTAAATATGGACATAATAGAAATACGTTATTCTTTACTAATATATACGCATTCGATAGAGTAACTGCTAATTATAAGACTTCTATATATGAGAAAATGCTTAGTAGAAAGTTTAATAAGTTAGAAGAAACATTCCCAGAACCAGATGATAATAGAGTTACTTCTGGTGCAGGAGAAATATTACATCAACTTATGGATATTAGGGATCAAATAAATGAAGAATATGGTAGTTACACTCCAAAATATAGTTATCATATTAAACTATATTTGAGACAAAAGAGTAATCATATGATATTTAGTAGTCTATATAATACAGACTTTGTATTAGTTGATATGCTAAATACAGCTGGATTTATAGACCCTTATTTAAAAAGTTGTTATTATACATATGAAATTAGACATCCATTACTTTGTAAGTTTTTTGATGCGTGGATGGATAAGAATTTTGACTTATTTGAAAGTTATTTAAAAGAATTAGAAGATTATTATGTTGATAAAGATAATATAGATGATTATTTTGGAGCTACACTATTATTACTATTACTTAAAGAACATTATGGAGAAGTTAGTAAGGATGTATTCCAACCAACATATGCTAAGAACTTTAATAGAGGAGGTAAATAATGGGAGATTTATCATTATTTATGGTATTTATGCAAAATTATGATACAATTAAGAAGAAAATAGCTAGTATCGAAAGTATAGAGAAAGCTGCTGAAGAAAGTGTAATTATAATATAGGAGGATAATAATGGCTAAAGAAAAAGATGAAATGACTGTAAGTAATCCGTCAGTTGAAGAATTAAAAGAAATGGAAAAACCTAAAAAAAGAGAATCTTTAATATCTGGGGAAATGTTTAATAAACCTAAAGAAAATGAAGTTAGTGCTGAAACTGTTGAACTTAAACAAGAAGAAAAGGTAGATCTTGTTACACCTGAAAAGGTTAATGAAATTGTGGCAGAATGGCAATATCCAGATGCTAGTTATGCTTTTAGTGTAGCTGGAAGAAATGGAAGCCAAATATTAGAAAATAAAGAAGATGTAAGTCCAACTGATAGAATGATTCTTACTATAGAAGAAGCTAAATTAGTAGTAGATAGAGGGTTTACTCTTAGATGGACAGTTCCAGGATATGAATCTAGTGCATGGTATAACCAAATATTAGCAAAATGGAATTTTGATTTCTTTGCTGCATTTATTAAAGGTGAAATTGAAGCCGGAAGACTTAATAAATATTCATTTTAATTAACAAAAATATATGAGGGTGTAGTTATACACGATCCCTCTAACGTGTTGAGTGTTTTAGTTAATTAAACCGTTAATCTTACTATGAACATAAAGTCTTAACTTAGTTTCATTTAACTGTTTGTTAAGATAATACAATACTGATGTATCATCTTTAGTTATATCAAACTCCGAATTGACTTTATTATTCAATTCTATAAGATAACAGTACAAATTAACATCATGTTGGAAAGCATCATAGTCACAACTTACTAGGTCGTTAACTATGAAATTATCCAACATTGAATGAATTGTAGATATGTCACACATTTCATTCAACACCTCCATGGATACATGAGAATTTAGCTATTTATAATTTTATCCGCAAATTATAAAATACATAAATGCTACATATATCTATATTAGTATATGTAATCATTAAAACGCTAAGTTCTCATTCCTTCGGAGGTTCTTAAAATCAAAAAAAAAAACATAAATACCCCAATATAGAATTATATCTATATTGGGGTTATTCTTTTATTTACCGTTAGAAATTAAATGTACGAGTAAATACATCTGCTTCTCTAACTTCTTTTATAAGTTTATCTAAACTTTTATTATCTTTTACACTAATACAGTAATTGTAATTAGTTACTGTAGAATTCATTGGTACATGATTTATATATAAATCATAATTAGAATACATTAAGAAATATATTGCTGACGGAGTAGTTACTTCTACTAATGGTTTCATATCACAATTTTCTGTAAATTTTTCAAATAGTGTAAACATAGCCATTTCATCAGCATATAAATCTGTTACTTTAGTATGTTTATTAAATTCATTCACATCTATATTAAGATTATAAGAATTAGTATTTATATCAAATATAGTCATACATCTTAATAAAGATAATGGATTTTCTACTTTATTAGCATATAAACTAAGCATTGTAGTAGGAACTATTTTATTTTCTAAATCTACCATAAACTTTTTAATATAAAGTATTAAGAATATTATAAGTTTATTAATATTTACTAATCCAAATTCTAATAATGAATCTACTAATCTATTTCCTTTATTAGAATCTATACGAACATACAATTCATTATTCTTAAATAACATATATTCACTATCTGTAAATAAAGTTGGAAATAGATTTTTAATTATTACTATAAATAATGCTATATCTTGTGTATTAGAATATGTTACTATAGGATTACATGCAGGTCCTGATACTAAAGAGAATTTAGCTACATATTCACCATTAGTAATCTTTTCTATATCTGGATTTATATAAGTTAACCATTTATCTTTATCTCTAATACTTAAATATTCATTAAACAATTCAGCTGCTTTTAACTTTTTAAAACATAATTTTTCAAAATCTTTAATCATTGACATTTCAATCTCTCCTTATAATTTCTTTATTATTTGATCTTCTAATATCTTATCAGTTATAATTAAATCATATTTATCATACATTATATATGTATTATTAAAGATATAATTTAATATTTCATATGTATAACCCTTTGGATTTATACAATCTATAACCATATTTATAAATACAAATAGCTTCAAATATTCATTTACTGGATTCCATTCTTTTGTGACTCCTGGGTATAAATGTAAATTTTTATAGAATAACTCTTGAAGTTTTGTAATACTTAGAAATTCTAATGGACGCAATCTAAGAAATTTATCTTCAATGTATACAGGTTTAGTCATTTCAAATCTAAGTTGCATAGTACTTTCAATGTTATCTATATTTTTACTAGCTCTATAAAGCCATTCTCCAATAATATGCCAGTCCATATTAAGTATAGATATGGCATCCTCATATTGATATCCCATATAAAGTTTTATACTACGACATGGTCTATAGAATCTACATTTTCCTAAATTAAAATCTAAATTATTTCTAATATCATAATCTAAGTATAGTTCTGGTTTAGAACTATCTCCTATATGCTTTATAAGATTAAATATTAGTAATAGCATATAAATTCCATATCTATTCCATTCATCTATTGTAAATACTAATTCTTTAGTTAATGTTCCAGAAATATTAGGATGTGTTATAACAGATGGTTTGTATTCTATTTGCATTGATATTTCATCTTCATCATATGGAAATGTAGTCCCAGCTTTAAATTTAGTCCCATCATATAATACGACATCTGTTGGAGTTGTATAATATTCACTTTTAATATAACCTTCTATATCACTTATTATTGGTACTTTAGAACCTTTTAAGAATCCACTAGTAACAAACTTTATTGCATCAAACATATATCTCACTCTCCTAATAAATCTATTATTCTAATTTCAGTTAATAAATTTTTAACTTCAGGCATATTCATATAATTGCTATCATATGTTAATAATCTATCTTTTCTATTAGTATCAACATCAATATTGGCTAATTTATTAATAATTACATCAGTTGCCATTAATAATGTCGTTCTACCATTGTTCAGCTCTATATTAAGTTCTTTTGCTATAGAACCTAAATTCCATAATATAAGATGTCTCATTTGAAATAATGCTCTATTAGTTTCTACAAAATAGCTTACTACATTTTCATGTAGAAGTGTACCATTGGCTTTATCAACGATATCGTTATAAACTTTTTCTTCAACTTTATAATCTGGATATCTAAACACATCAACTGGAAGAGGTCTATTATCATACATTTCTCTCAATTCTTCAGTTCTCTCTGAAATTCTTTGATTTATATATGCAGTTATATTCTTTGAATTTATAGCATCTATATATTCTTTTATTCCTCTATTATAGTTATAACCTTCACTATATAATACTATATTTTCTATAAGTTCTTTAGTAAATATTTTCAATACTTCATCTCTTTCTTTATTTTCCATTTGTTTTTGCTCCTTTCAATACATTAGCAGTAAGTTTTATTTGCTTAAAATATGCTTCATTTTCTGTTACTAATTCAACTATTCTATTATAATATCTAGTTGGCATTCCAATAAACATTCTTGGTAACTCTAGTTCGTATTTAATTTTAAATGTTGATTTCTTATAATTCTGTAAGAATAACATTATAATATCTCTAAAATAATCTCTCTCATTATCATATTTCATTTCATTATATTTAGATACTGGAAACCTTCTAAAGTTATCATCCCATATATAATAATGATGATAATATAGCATATATACAAGATCATCTATATTATTTATAATAATTTGCTCTAATATATGTGATAAATATACCGCATTAATATACATATTACCTATTGAAAAATTTAATAGATATCTATTTTCTTTCAAGAATTCAAGTGTAAATATATCAAATGTACTAAGTAAATTAGCAGATTCATCTACATATTGTTCTCTATAAAAGTATAATTTATCACGCAATATACAATCTGGAATAGTTTCTATATCCATATATGTTTTATCTACAGTTTGTATTAAATCAGGTTCTATATATTCATAATCAGTAGTTTTAAAGAACTTTTTAAATGTTTTTATATTTTTATTAATTGCATTTAATTCATCTTGAAATTGCATTGTGGGCTTTAAAATATCCCACAATGCAGACTTTACAGTACAAATTACTATTTTATTCATCATCACTCATCTCCTGTTCCGGTAAAGAACTTTCTTGTGAACTAATATCATGTTGAGCTAAATCATAAAATGGTCCTCCTCTTAATAAATCCAACATACTTTCATCAGTATTAAATAGTTTTAAATTTTTAACTATTTTAAACATTTCACTTATTAAGAATAATTCAAATCCTGTAACACCATCTCTATATTTACTAATAAATCTTTCTTTGTAATCTTCATAATTATGATATTCTACTATAAATTCTAAGAAACCTTGTAAGAATTTAATAGATGACATAAACATTTCTTTAGAAACATCAATCTCTCTAACTATAATTTCTGCTATGTCTTTACATAATCTAGAAATCATCAATTTATCAATTGCAAATACTAAACCACAAGCATCAACCATTTTATCAATATCCATATTATTCACATCTATAACCAGACCAGCTTCTTTTATAGTTCTAAATCTATCTTGCATAGATGTCATAGTTGTATATTTATGATTAACATATGTGTATTTATATATTTGTAATGCACTATATGATAGATTTCTATATATACGTTCATAACCAATATGTGAATATACATGATCTTCAGAACTTCTTACTACATCTTCAGCATTTGGCCATTTAACCTTTAATATATAATATAAATTAGAATTCATTACATTCTTCTCTTTATTTAATAAATGTAATTCATTTATCATTAAATCTAGTATCTTTGTATCCATTATTCTATTTCCTCCTTATTATTTTTCAAATATATTAGTTCCAGTAAAGTAATGATCAAATAATGCTGGCATATATTTATACATTTTAGACATTGTCTTTCTATCATTTTCTGATATATCCTTAATTTTCATTAAGAATAATGTTTCTAAATTACTTGCATCTCTAATAGTTGCAGTTGTAATTGTATTTATAAATGTGAATAATGCATCTGGTGGATTTATATTATCTTCTTCAACTTTAGGATTTTCTAATTTTGATACACCCCATGCATGTTTATACAAATTTGGATTTTCTAACTTATAAACTTCCCATATATAATTAACTAAATCTTGATATTTAATATTAATAGTGTCTTCACTAACTAAAATTATATTAATTAGAAATCTCTTTATAGTTTCTATTGTATCTGTATTAAGTTTGTTAAGACTATTTTTAATATCATTTAATGATATTATATTTAGTTTGCTTAAAATATATTTTTCTGCAAAATGGATAAAACCATCATTAGCTATGCCATTATTAAGCATCTTTAAACCTAAAGAGTTTTGTCCTAAAATTTCACTAACTTCATCAAATATATTTGAAGCTATAATAGGATCACAAGTATCTAAATCCTCACCTTTTTCATATGCAAGTATTTCAGCCAATGCTCTTCTATATTTTTTATTAAGATCTACTCTATTTTTAAGTAAATCAATAGATCCAAATATTTCTATATATTTATCAGTTTTCATAACTCCCCCTTAAAATCCATTCTTTACAAAGTTGCTAATAGTTTCAACCTTATTTAATGTATCTAATACAGCTTTAGTATCTTTTTCATTAAATAATTGACTTCTACTAATATAATACATATATAAACTACATTCATCAGCTGTAAATACTTTATTGTAATTTTCCCTTATAGTTTCAGCTTTATTTTTACTATTGAATAAAGATTTTAATAATAATGAGAATTCAAGTTCAAGTTCAGATTTTCTAATCATCATGTTATAATGATAATCATTTAATTCTGTAGTTCTCATTATAAAAGCTACAAGATCTTTTATAAAGAAATCCATAAGTCTTACATTTATATGATATAACATTGCATAATGGAATAATACCTTTTCTCCAAACTTATTTTCTCTAAGTTCTTTAGTTTCAAATTCTAATCTTTCATCGTACATACTCTTTCCGTTTGTAAAAGCTGCAAATTGTTGATTTACTATAGTAGACTGTATATACAGCATTTCATGTTCCATTGGAGTTACTTCTTTAAATGCAAGTTTACTTTGTACATCCAATACTCTTTCAGAGTATGCTGCATTATTTTCCATTATAGCTCTGCTAATAGTTTCCATTGATTCCTCAAGTTGATCAATAACTTCTTTCATATTTCTTATTCTATTTGTCATTTCCTTTATCATTTTATCTCTCATTTTCTATTTCCTCCAATCAATTTTAAGAATTTTTCAAATCTTTCATATTTTACAGTAGTTACTATTTTAAATGATTCTACTATTCTTTTTGCTGAATCATATTCCCATTCATTTATGTTTTTATAAGACTCTTTAATAGATTTTTCTATATTATCTAATGATTTTTTATCATCTACTACTAATTGATATGCTATGTAGAATGGAATATCTTCCAGTACTCTTCTAGTGATATGTCTTTTATATCCAGATGCTGCATTATAAGAATCTACTATTTCTGTATCTATTTGATAATTATATAACTCTACAATTTCTAATATACTATCACTTTGAAATTTACTTACCTCCATATTTAATAGTAATAATTGATCTATTAATGATTTATCAACATTGTCTGCTATACTACTAAATTCTCCTACTATTCTATCGATTTGACAGTCTCTAAATATTTCATACACGTCATCAATAATATTATTACTTAAATCTTCCCGATTCATTTGTAAAAATATTTTAGCAAGTACTCTATTAGTACGTAAATATTTATGATTAATTAGTTCTTCTTCTCTTTTATCTAAGTAATCATCAATTTTAGCTTTATCTGCAGTTTTAAATCCTTTAATAGTTTTTAATAACCTTCTACAAACTGCATAAATCTTCAGTTTTACAATTGCCATATCTAGATATCTATCTAAATACTCCGATTTTAACTCATCCTCCTTTATAATTTCAAAAATTCTTGATTTAACTTTAGCCGCCATACAATTTCCTCCTTTATATTATATTTAAACGCTATATAAGCCTAAATACAAGGTTTTAAACTTATACAACGTTATTTATATACACTTACTATTAATTTACTTTAAAATGGTCTGCAATATCCTTTAAAGACTGCTTAATAGATGCATTATTATCTTTTATATATTGTAATATTAAAGCTCTTTCTTCTACAGTTATTAAACCAAATTGCTGAGCTAGCACACAGAAGAAATCTGGAATTTGTTTTCCACCAGCAGTCATTGATTTTAATGGACCAAAGTCATGCTCTACATTAAAATATCCAAACTTAAATGGAATTATACAAGATACAACCATGTAAATATCCCATGCAAAATCCATTGTATTAATTTTAGTTTTATTTTCATCTGCAAATTTAACAAACCAATCAGCATCACTTTCCATAGTAGTTTCTATTAATAACTTTATATTATGAAGTATAAATAGATTTTGTAAATATGATAATCTTTGCATTATTTCTGCCATCTCTAATAATTCTTCTGGAGTATTATTTTTAATATTCTTATTATCATACGCAGCAATATTAGGCATTACCTTCTTATCATATAACTCCTTACCAGTATTTATTATATAAGCTATAATCTCTTTAGAAGTTTTATTTTCAATTGGTTTATATTCTTCTATAAGTTTCTTTATAACTTCAGATGAGTGTTTTCTTATTTCTGCAGTATCTGGATGAGCATTTTCTATTTTAATAGTTTGCACATCATAAAGACATTTGGTTTTAAAACCATTATCAATAGCTCCCTTAATGAATTCATAAAAATCCATTTCTTTAATTTCTACATCTTGTTTCTTTTCTTTTTCAGCCATAAATATTCCTCCAATTATATTTTATTTATAAAGAATATATCAGAGTTGATATATTTCTTTATATACTATATTATATGTAATTAAGTCATTATTAACTTTTATGAGAGATACTATTGTAAATGTTTATAAGTTTATTATATTGAGTGTCATCTATTATAGATAATTCCTTCGTAATTTCTATTCCACCAAGTACATCTCTATGATTTTCTTCATCATTGATCATATCTTTAAATGCATTTGTTATAAAACCTGTACAATATTCATCATCATAGTAATATTCTCCAAGATGATCTTTAGTAGTACGATAATATTCATAATAAATAATAAACCATACTATAATAACATATAAGAAATTACCATCTTTAGTATGATATTCCATATTTTCACCTTTAAAGTATTCATTCACTAATTCATACGTATAAAAATATGATAATAAATTATGAAGTTGTCTTATTTCTACAAGTATTTCTAGTATAGATTCATAATATTCATTATTATTTTTAAATTCTTGTATTTTGACATCTACTTTATCAGGTTCATTTATACTTTCTAATAATTCTATTACAGGTTTATTCTTATATTTTATAGAAAGTTCACACATTTCTAGCATATCTTTATTAGAATATATATTATCATTATATATTTTAGCATGTGAATCTTCAATATTTTTAGTAATTCTTCTATATTTTTCCATTATATCATCATAAGATTTATCTTCAACATCATTCATTATAATCATAATTATATTAGTAATATTTGATTTAAATCCCATATTTTTAATGATAATATCCAATTTATTCAAAATAATCAACTCCTTTAAGGTAAAAAAAATAAAATTGGGAGAGATATTTCTACCTCTCCCTTTATAAAATAAATATGAAAATAATGTACTATCTATATTGTCCATCAGAAATGGTATCTCTTTCTGCTTTATATAATGCTATTTTAGTATCAGTACTATTAACATCTAAATTTACCATTATTATACCTTTAATAGATTTATCAGATATTTTAACTGGCATTTCTTTAGCGCTATTATTCATATCAGTCATATCCATAATACCATCATTAACTGATGCGTTATCGATCCATCCCCAGAAATTTTCAATAACTTCATCTAATCCATTAAGTGTAAATTTATTTAATATATAAAGTATTTTATGGAATACAGTAGACATTTTATCAAAATCATGTTTTACAGGTATAAATTTAACAGGCATAGATGCAACATCTTTATTTTCATTTGCAAATATTGGATTATCATTGTCTTCATTTCTTACTTTGATTAATATATTATTATCAATAAAATTTGGTTTTAATAATACTCTACCAATTCTATTAAATATAATATTTATTCTTTCAGAAAACATCCAAGTTTCTCTAGTAAGTCTAATTAAGAAGAAACTTTCTATTCTTCTAGAAATACTTCCATATGCATCTACTTTAAATTTAGTTTTTGCCATATTTACAGCATTATTAAGAGCAAATGTAAATCCTAACAAATCACCAAAATATGTACAAGAAGCATCAAAAGCTTCTTTAGTGGAAGCGTCTCCATCTAATATAGATTCTCCTTTTTCTTGGAAAACTTTAATCATTGCAGATGGTATAACTTTAGTAATTATTCTATTATACATAGAAGATTTTTCATATTCAATCTTGTCTTCTTCTTTTGTAGAATTCTTTAATTGTTCCACTAATTCCGGATTAAGAAATCTTCTAATTAATAATATTGCCTCATTAAAATTTTTAAATAACATATTTTACCTCCTATTATATTAGAGGTGGGAAATTAATCCCACCATTATTTATTCTTCATCTTTAGCTATAACATTGTCTATACTTTTCTTATTTGACAAATCTTCTTTTGTATTTGCAAAGTATTCTATAAAGTCATCACAACCTACTACAGATGACTCTATTACAGCTTTTATATATTCATTTCTATCATGTATTGGATCAATCATAGATTTTGGATTTGGATATACTATATCTTTATCCTCAGTTGTTACATATTCTCCATTTTGTTTCCTAGTAATTTCAAATCTTCTTTTAGTTCCTAAAGAATATCCTTCTGAAATAAACATATCAAGTTCTTGATCAAATAATAATTTAGAAACAGTGAATACTGACTCATCGCTATCTAAACCATTTGATACTCTATCAGATATTAACTTATTAATACTTATTTCAGTACTACCTGCTATACATTTTTCTAAATTTACATAATGTATAATTATTGCTGGATTAAATACTGACATTTCTGTAGTAACATATGATAATCCACTAAATAGGTTTATATCATAGAAATCAGCAAAACGTATAAATTCTTTAATAGCATCAGCATGTAAATCTTTTATAGGTTTACTAAAATCAAAAGATTTTTGATTTAATTCTAATCTCATAGCCATTACAGTAGATCTTTCAAATTTTGCACGTTCATCAAATCCCATATTAGCTATCATAATATTTTCATTAAGACGTTTAACTCCAAATATAGGAGCATCATCAATATCTAGAAGATTACGAGAATTAGCTTCAAAATCATAATTTTCTATAACTGTATGTGGAGTTTTATTTATTTCAAAATAATCAGCAATTACCATAGTCTTACTATCTGTAGTATGTATAGCAACTTTAGATTTATTAATTGGTTGTCCTTTACAGAATTCCCAATCATTTAATAAATTATCTAATATTACAGTTCCTGGACAATGTTCATAAATAAAGTTCTTATCATTATCATAAAAACCTATACTTAATTCAAAAACTTTAAGTATAATTGAATTATCAACAGGACTATCTATAACATAACTATTGAATGTATCCAAGAATGGATAATCTTTTCTATTAATAGATTTAAGTTTTGTACTCAATCTATTTAAATAATAACGAGTTTGTCTTGGAGAGTCAAAATCTTCCTCACTTAAATGAAAATGTATCTTTCTTACATTTAATCTTGCTATAACTCTCAAATAATCATATTTTCTCATTTCAACAGAATCTTCACTTTTAAATAATTTTACCATACTAATCATTCTCCTTTTCTTACATTATTTTCATATAATAGTATTTCTTTTTTCTCTATCTCTAGAGAAACATCACCAAAATCCTTACTCTTTCTATTATAACAAAGAGTAATTTTATTTATATTATCTAGTCCTATTTTCTTTTCTACAATACCAATAAATTTCTTATAGAAATTTGCATTGTATGTAAACTTATTATTTTCCTCTGCAATATCACTATCTGCATAGATGACAATGTTTTTAACTGTTTCCACATGTTGTCTATACCAATAAGATAAACACTCAATCATTGACTCAGCACCCAGTGATGCAATATATAAAGTATTTTTACGTTTATGATAATAATTATAAATATTTATTATATCGAAAATACCTTCTGTAATTACAATAGTATCCACTTTATCTGGAATACCATTATATAAAGTATAACCATAATCTTTTTCTAATGCATACTTTACTTTATAATTACCATAAATACTTCTAAACATAAACATTCTATAATCACGCGTAGCAAATGTAATACCACGCTTATCATTACGTATACCTAATACATTGAACTTAGCTAAGTCATCAGTGTCAGACTCATCAAGAGTATCATAGATTGTCTGAGCTAGATTAGGTACTACTCTATAAAACTGTATCAAAGCTGGATTAAATTGAATTCCTGTTCTTTTGATTAAATAATCATACTGAGTCTTCGATAGAGATTTATCTTGAACGATTACTGGTTTTGTTCTAAGTTGCCACTCTTTGATATTACTATCAACTTTAGAAGCTTTAAGTAACATCAATATAGCTTCCTTATTATCAAAACCAAAATATTCAAAGTCTTCTACTGTAATATAGCGTCTTATGGTGCAACTAGCTCTAAAACATTTAAGGAATGGTCTTTTATCTTTCTGATACCAAACATAAAGACTTCTATTCTTATGTCTAGGACATTCACTACATATTCTATCACCAGTTATCTTATACCAACCATTTTGACTTTTTCTTGGGTTAAGCTCAGCATACATAAATTTAAACCATAATTCACTTGCTTGATCTAAATCCACGTTTACCTCACAAACTCGCTAAATAGACTATTTACAATAGGTGGCCTATTGATATATTCTTCATAAGGATTAGTCTCCTCATTATCATCGAATTCAATAGGGTATTGCTTTGGAAATAATAAATTACGTAACATTTTAGGACTATTTAATAAACGTAATATATCATACATCTCATGTATACTAGGCGAATAGGTATCCACATCTCCCATATACATGTTCATTAATGATTTAAAATCTTCTAAACTTATTTCTAATTCTCCCTTATTTAATAATGCTATTATATCAGCATCATTTAAAGGAGTTATTGGAATTTTACTATCTTGCATTGTAATTATTCTACATATATTGTGTAAGAATTCAAGCTCTGGGTCATCCATAACTCTAAAATAGAATAATGCAAGTATATTTTGATTACTTGTACCAAATATAAGATTTGAATATGTTTTATATTCTCCTATAACGGCTAATAGACATTTATTTATAATAAGTTGATTAAATAAATGGTCTTTATTGATTACAATATTATTTTTTACAAAATTTGACATTTTCTCTGCAGTTTCTAATCCACGAGTGTCTAGTAGATTTTTATATATAGTTGCAAGTTCCATTATAAATTTATCCATAAGTTCTCTTGCAGTCTTAATACGCGTACTATATAGAAATGCAGTTCTATCACTATAAAGAGCTATATCTTTATTAGTATCACTATAACTATCTTGTACTATATCTATTTGGTTTACTTCTGGTATTTCCTTACGCTTATCTTGGTTCTTTACTATATTCATATATACAGATGTTATAAACTTAGATAAGTTTTTATTAGCAAACATAAAGTCTTCCCAGTCACAAGTCATATTATATACAACTTTATTCATATCTTTAACTGATACACTATATTTCTTTGCTAATTCTTCATCAGTTTGATCTTTTAATGGTGGAGTATACTTACGAAGTGCTTTCCAAATAATCTTTCTAGCATCATCTGCTAGCCTTTGCTCACTCATACCAAACTCACTAAATTTTATTACAAAATTTTCAGTATTTTCCTTAGTCCATTGATTTATATAGAATTCTGTAAAGAAATGGTGTATTTCTGATTTAAGTTCGTCTATAGACCTATCAATAGGAAAACATTTTGCATATACATTACATAAATTATCTAATATTTTATCTATAAATTGTAGATAATCATCTTCTTTTTTATTATTAGTATTATTTAATATACCATTAAATATATAACCAATCTTAATAAGTATATTAAGACAATGTATAATTCTACAATTTAGATTATCAAGTGTTACTTCAGTTTCTGCAGGCTTATCATCAATGTTATCTATTGATATAGCATCTACATATTTACATACACAAGTTACTAGATATTCATCAAATGTTACATGTTTTTCAATAAGTGCATAAAACTTTTCATTAAACGTTTCATCAGCATTACGAGTTAATAAACTCGTATCATTATACATTTCTACTATCTTTCTAAATAGAAATTGTCCCAGTCTATAGTATTCAGCTTTATCATTAATATAGAAATATTCTAGAAAATGATTAAGTCCTTCTACTATCTTTATTATATTCGTACTATTAGAACTACTACTACGAATACATGGAATACTTTTACCGCCTATAATACTTTCAAATTCTATTCCTCTACCCTTTTTGAGGAAAAACATTTTATTTTCCATACTTAATTCTCCTATATATTATATTTTATATTCAGTTCTGGCATTATTTAAAGATATACCATCAATATCTCCTATTACTATTCTATGTGCAGTATCACTAGCAGATTCTATGCTATGTGATATACATATAATTTGATCTATCTCTAATGTTGCAAGAAGACTATCAATAATTTGATTAAACTTCTTACGGTTTATAATATCAAGGTTTGCATCTATTTCATCTAAACAGAATACTTTATATCCAGACAAGGTAAGAACACAAGCATTCATTATCAAACTTACTAGACAAAGTTCCCCAGATGAAAGTTGAGAAATATCGGCTATTTCTATATCATTAACAGAAGCAGATATCATTATATTAATATCGTCCACTGTTATTTCAATATTGATAGGAATATTATTTTCATCTAAAAGAATATTAGTTTGCTTTTCTATAAAAGAAAGTACATTATTGAGCATTATTAATGGAATTTCTTTCTCCATAATTACTCTAACTCTAGAAAGTGCAACTCTATCTTTATCTAGACTATTATATTCTTGCTCTACTTTTATCTTATCTTCTATAATACGTTGTATATTAACTCTTTCTGTAATTATGCTATAATTACGCTTCTCTAATGTCTTAATACTCATTTCATCAGAAGATATTCTAAGAGTTAACTTATTATAGTTCATATTTGCCTCTTTTAACGCATTATAATGCTGTTTTAACGCGTTCTTTGTCATATAGGCATATTTTGTATTAAGAAGATATGGATTAATGTTAAACTCGATATTATGAGTTTTAATAGCCTTTAAATCCTTTTCCAATTTATCAATTTCTTCTAATAAAATATCAGGATTTTCTACATCTAGGTTTATATGCTTAATACTATCAAGTTTTATTTCATAATCTTTAGTACTACTTTCAAGACTTATTATATTATTAATAAGATCTTCTATATTAGCCTTTAATGTATAAACTGACATTATATATTCACCATCTGATAAACTATTGAGAAAAAATGATTCATCTTTATTTAAATGTAAATCACTCATAGTTTTATTAGTATGTTTATCTATTATATGTAATTGATTAAATAGTAATTTTAATGGCTTTAATATTTCTATATCACTATTTATTATAGCTAAATTCTCCTCACTCATTTTAAAGCTATTAGCATTTTCCTTTACCCATTTTGCATCAGTTACATATCTTTGATATAACTCACAATTAGACGGGCATGGTTCTACTTCATATTCTTTCCCACCTTCGGAATTATTATACTTTTTATTATATTCTGCTATAAAATGTTCTAATACATGTTTTTCTTCTTCTTGTTCTTTCATTATATCTGTTACATTTTTACTAGCATAATTATAACTACAGTTCTTAACTCTATTTATTGCGTCTATAATGGCTTTTAAAGGCTCTATAAGCTCAATAGAAAGGTTTTCCATATATTTAGGATTAACGTATAAGCTAAGTTTAGAACGCTTATTAGAGGCCTCTAAACGCGTTATATCGCATTTATTAGTCCATTCTTCTTTATTAAGTTTTGTCTGATATAGTGATACTTCTTTATAATATTTATCTTTTCTAGATGTTATATCATTAAATAGTCTATTAATAGTATTCTCATTTTCTATTTTAATGTTATATCTATTTATAATAGTTTCATTATCAGAAAACATAGCTAATGCATCTAAGCATGCATTAATATCATCTATACTATCTTCTTTTAAATTATCATATTGAGTAAGTGTCTTTTTATCTTCTTCAATAGATAATTTCATAGCATCCATTTTGAAATTATTAGTAGATTCCTCACTATCCAGTTCTTTAAGTTTATGTTTTAACTCATCTATAGTTCCAGATATATCACCACTACGTCCATCTTTTATCTTATTAAGCATATTATTAACAGTACGATATTCAATAATACAATTCTTAGTCATATTTTCTACTTCTTTAGTTTCTACTATATCAGACAATAATTCACGTCTATTCTTAGCAGAAGACTCAGTAAGTCCATTTGTTTTAAAACTAATATGAGAAGAATTAAATGTTTTATGATCAAATTTAAGATACTTCTTTACTAATTCTTTAAAGAAGTTTCCATTTCCAGTAGGATTTAATTCTTCGGTAGTTCCATTTTTAATTATATTAAAATATGACTTTGCACTATGCCCCTCTCTATTATTAGGAGTATATTCATGTATAATCTCATAAAATATATCATTATCTTTATAAGTTATACGTTTATACCCAGTAGCACCTTTTATAATAGAATATGCACTACTATATCTATTAGATGATGGGTATGGATGTAGTTCCGATAAGAGAAAACTCTTACCAGAACCATTTTTACCTACTATACTTATTATAGGATTATCAAGTTGTATTTTAAAATTACCAAGTTTAACATGATTCTCGAATTCTAATTCGTATATTATCATATATTACCTCTTTTTGTATATTCTATTAGCATGTATTTGAAGTCCTGTTACTAGTGCTTGAGTACCAGAAGATTTCTCTGATTTTACAGTAACAGCATCTACAAATCCATAATCTACTCCCCATTTTAAGAATCTTTCATGTGGCAATGCGTCACTAGCATCACGTCCATCTTTACTGTTTGGATTAGTATCTGCTAAATAACGATATTTATTATATTGCAAACATGCATTATAATCAAAACAGTTAGTATTATTAAATGTATTAAATAATGCACTATTAGAAGCAATAGTCTTATATATTTCAAGACTCATTGGTTTTATAAATGCTTTACTATATTTAACAGTATTATCAGAAGTCTTTTCTTTAACGGATTTATTAGTATCAGAAATACGTAAAAGTTCTTCACCTAGGTGTGGATATAGTGCGTAGAAATGTTTCTTACTGTATCCTGCAATAAGTTTTATTACAGTATTAGCATTAATCATACGTCTATCAAGTCTAAAACTATTATTCTTAGCAAAGATTTCATCTTCATCTTCCTCCGGAAGTTCTGAATTATCTAAAAATTCATCTATTTCTCCAGAAGCAATCATCTTATCACGCTTCTTATTAAATCCAACATCATGTGATCTTTCAATCCATTGATATATATTGGGAATTGCGTCTCCAGACTTCTTTCTCATTTCTTGATCCATTAGATAGCACTCATAAGTATTAAGAGTTATATCCTTTACTTCATCAGAAATATCAAGTTCCATTATTTGCTTTACTATATCTTCTGCTTCTTTTTCTTCAAATACTGCAAGTGCATTTACAAAGTACTTTGCATAAAACTTTAAATGGAATATAGGTTTATTATATCCATCTTTTGTATAGATATCATGTATAAAGTATGCAGTTTGTTTACGTACTTTATTACGGTTCTTTCCTTTACGATCCTTAAATGTAAAAGGAGTGTATCCATATATAGCACGTTCATAATAGAAAGCTTCTGTCATAAACGGTTGCCTTATTTGTCCATTTATATTATAGCTTCCATTCTTTTCTGGAATAGGAATTACAAGTATGACACTACTATCTGCAATACTTTCTTCTATTATAGACTGTTTTATTATACGTTCTACATTATATTTATGCTTCTTTGCTTGTGATTTATAGAATTTCTCTACGCTTTCTATTATCTTATACCCTCTCTTACGCAAATATTCTATCTTTTCTATTACTTCTTGTATTTCTATACCTTTTTCCATATTAAGATCTATAGGTGGTTTACTAAATATACATTTATATAAACGTACATTCATTATATCTAAAGATGCACATATATCCATATTAGCTGGAATATCTAGTGCATTTTCATTTTGTTTCTTTATCATTACAATATTTTGCAATATTCTTTCATTATATGGGATTTCCTTATAAGCAATAAGAACTTCTTCATATTTATTTGAAGTATACGGGTCTATAAGTACATCTTCAAATAAATAATCTTTAATATCCCTGTTCATATTGAATAAGTCATTATTTAAGAAACCGGTTCTTTGGAACGCATTTACGAATTTACTATACAATTTTTCTATTTCTGGTACATTACGTTCAAATTTCATATTATTCCCTCTCCTTTTAAGATAATAAAAATAAGGTGGAGAACAATCTCCACCTTACAATTTTATTCATCATTTAATGAAATAAATCCATTTTGTATAGCCACTTCTAATATTTTATCAGCAGGCATATAAATTTCCTCATCATTTAAGTTTAAAGTAGCAATCATAAGACTATATTCTACTACTTTATCACCATATGCATCTCTTATTACATCAGAAAGCATATGAGGCCATTTAGATTTATTTATTATTTCCAATCTATGAACAGCTTTCAATTGGTCTGTTGTCAGTACTATATTTTTAGGCATTAAATAATACTTTACATTACCCATAGTAATTACTACTTCTGTAACTCTAGTAGGTTCATCATATACATTACTTATATTTGTACCATTAATACCTACTGTATTATTCTTATTAAAAATAATATTATCTATAGGCACTTTATCCTTATTGATAAAATTATTTAACAGATTTAAACCTATATCAACAGGATGGTTAATCCCATTGATATTTAGTTTATTATTAGCATACTTAATATTTATCTTACCATTTAATGTATTATAAATATTTCTAAGTGTTTCTGCTAAGTTATTGTCCAATTGAACTGGTTCATCTTCAGATTTCATTAATGATGAGACTGTTTCCAACTGTGGTTCGGCTTCATTGTATCTTTTCTTTAATACTGTGCCTGATGTTTTAGTTTCTTTAACCACATGTATCAACTCCTTATCCTATATTTGAATATGCGGTGTCATCTTTAACAGCTCTCATTAGTGTATATCCTGGTTTAGTAATCAAATTCCAAGAGATTTGATTATATTGGTCCATTACAAGTTGAGGTCTGATTTCAAATCCACTATAATATGAAATTACACCTTTTTCTAATGCTCCGTCATCTACGTCAGTCATTGCACTATTAATATATTCCAATGTAAGTGCAGGGTCATTACCAAATCTATTTGATATTGTAGAAATTGTATTCATACAATTATTCATATCAGATTCAATAATACTTCCAACTGATTTCAATGGATTTCCATTAGTACTATACATCCCACTAGCATTATAGAAATTATTAATTTCATTAAATACCATCAATTTTGTAGGATCTGAGTTAGCTGCTTCTTGTGTGTTAAGTTGCAAGTTTGTTCTAAACTCATTACTTAAATCTGTAGCCGGTACTACAGCAAGTCTACTATTTTGAATTGATGTATGTATTTCTTGAAGTTTTGATAATATTGCTTGTCTACTTCCAGTAAGCATATCAAGTAATGTAGTAGCTTTCTTCTTATCAATAATTACAATTAAAGAATAAGATCCATACCTACCACTTTTATCAATTACTTCAGGATCTGTATAATAAATTTCAACACCATTTACGAAGTTATCTTGATTCATTATACTCATAGCTCTAGCTTTAGTCACCAAGCTACCAATCAATAAATGCACCATTACAATTTTCCAGTTAAACGTTAAGTTACCCATTATTTTCCTCCTCAAATAAAAATATTTTTATTACTTTGTTCTACTATATTATATGTAATTATCTTGTTATTAATATTTATGCCATAAGTGCTTGCCATATTTGACCAAATTCTAAATCTGCATAATTTTTATATTTTCTTATAAAGTTTGCATCCCAGAATTTCTTAAGCTTTTTAGCATTATCCATATCTGTAAATCCACAATCTTGCACAAGTTTTCTAAGTTTTATAATAGCATCGTTAATTCTGCTACTTTGTTGTGCTGCTGTATAGTTATTATTTCCTGTAACTGAATTAACTGGAACTGTTACATCATTTATTGCACTATACATTTGCGTAGTAGTACTAGGAGTTGCTACTGTAGTTTTATGTGCAACTACACTATCAGTAATTGGATTTTGATACACTCTCCAATCTACTCCTAGTTGAGCTAAATGCATATCTAATCCTTGATTTATTCTTTGTGCAAGTCCTGCTATATATTCATCACCATATGGACCGTTACCGATTTTATTTAAGATTGTATTTGTACTATTTTCTACAATTTTATCTATAAGAGTAACAACTTCAGCTTTTCTAGCTATTATATGGTTATTATTAACTATATATGCAAGTCTAGCAAGATAATCTCTATTTACATTATCTATTAATATATTATCGTAAATTGCATCAAGTAGTCTATTCTTTACTTCTTGATCATTTACATTAAGATTTGGTACAGCAGTTGGTTGATATGTATATACTGCAGAAGCTGGTGCTTGTACGGTACTATTAACTGCATTATTATAATTTACTGTATAAGCTGGTTGAGTATAATTAGTTGCTGCTCCTGTATATCCTCCAGTTGTTGTAAATACTCCGTTTCTTATGCTATCTCTTCTTCCAAACATTTAATTACCTCCATTTATTTTATCATTAAATATATCTTTGAAATTAATTCCAAATGACCATAGTAGCCTAGAAGCTACTGAAAGTGATATTTCTTTATTATTATCTACACAACTATTAAGATTTCTTACATCATTAAGTAGTTTATCGCTAGCTTTTTGATCTAGTGGTCTAGGCTTACTCATAATCTTTATTGCTTTTATTATTGCTTTAGTGAATGGTATTTCATCACTAACTGTTTCTGGGTCTGGAAAACTAGTTCTCTTTCTCCAGAAATCATTTAATACTACTTCAGTTGCCCTTGTTATAGTTCCAGGTCTCTCTAAATGATTACTTACTTCCGATAATGGTAATACCTTTATATCATCTTGCTTATATACCACATCCTTATAAGAAATATCTCCATTAGATTCTACACGAATTCCAACATCAATATCCATTGGTAGTATTTGCCCATCGGGAAGTTTTAACATATGAGTAGTATTAGGGATAAATGTTTCTGATTTACCTATTTTCTTATTACCATACTTTAAAAACATCTAATCCTCCTATTCATCTTCTTTAGGTTTTAGTTCTTGTTCAAAATATATATCTGCACCTATTGCACGAAGTTCTTCTGTTACAATATATACACGATTTCCATCATTTACTGTAGCAGATTTAAGGTCATGATTTAATAAAAGACCTGTAAGATTATATGTAAGTTGCACATCTTCTTTACAAGCTTTCTTACTTCTAAGAGATTCAAGATTTGCTTTCTCATCATTCTTTTCCTTTGCAAGTCCCTTCGTGTCTGTTTCAGGTTGACTTGTACTACTATTACCAAACATAGTATCATGATGATCTATATGTTGGTATGTATATCCAAGTAGGTGCTTTACTGTAAGATTTAAATCTCCATATTCTGTATGTGAAACTTCTATATCTGTTTCGGCCATTCCAAAATGTTTAACTGCATACGCTCTAATTTGAGATGCACGTTTAATACTAAAATCATTACTCCATGGCATTACTGCAACTGGAAGAGTTTCATAATTTTGACACAATTTATGAATTTCTTCTGGAGTGAATCTATTTTCAAAATCATAGTTTATATTACATAGAGTGCAAAGTTTAATAAAATGCTTATAACAAGTATCAGCATTCATTTTCTTAGCAGCATTTACAAAACAGTAAAATACTGCCGATAAAAAGTGTTCTTCATCAAATCCCATAATAATACGGTTAACAAATGTAAGACTACTATAAAGTACGTCTATATTACGCCCAGTAGACGGATCTTTATATTCACCATCTGGATATATCTTTTCAATAGTTCCCTTTGCCCCATGGGAATTAGTTACTTTAGATCCAATATTTGGTCTTACAAATGTTACAATATCAATAGTGATAAAAGGTTTACTTATCACTTTATCAGAAGTTCTCAATTTATCAAAATATTTAAAGTTTTCTAAATAACGAAGAACTTTTTCATCACATATATCTTTATATTGTGTTGCAATTCTATTAAGAGTAGAATATACATCTTTACGGAATTGAATATACTCCTGTCTATAGTTCTCCAATATAGGATTTTCTATAGGTTCATTACATATAACTCTTATACGATTTATATAAGAATTCGGATGAACTATAAGTTGAGTTTCTTCTTCAGATATTGGTACATCATGTGTTTGAGTTAGTTTTGTTATTTCTCCTTCATTTTCAACTATTTTAAAGACAATTGGGTCTTCTAATATAGTTTTAAGTGGTGGAAATATATTTTTATATTTTGATATGATTATTCTATCTTTAAGATCAATAGAAACACGAGAAATCTTAGCAAACGTCATTCTATCACAGAATGATTCACTTACTTTAATAGAGTCCCCTTGCATATCAGTATTAATATCCATCATTGTAAGAAAATTATTACCACGTGTCATCATAGAATTCACTGGATTATAGCAATGGGGATATCTTAATGTGAAATTTGAATCATCTGAGTTAATATCATACTCTTCGCCCATTTTAAGTAGATCTAAATCAGTATGTTCATACACCATATAACCACCATTATCATGTGTACCATCAGTATCTAATAAACTTATACGCCCATTATGTTTATAGACGATAATACGCTGACTTTGATATGTTATTTCTATTAGTTTAGTAATTTTCCCTCGTATTCTCTCAATAACAGATGATTTCTCAAACATATCCATACACATTGCAGATGCACAAAAAGGTACTTCTGTATGTAATGGAACAACCATTGCTTTTTCTTGTGAAATTGACATATCATTACGTTGTGTAGAGTTATGATCTGCAAATGGTATCCAGTTACGAGAATACTGGAAAGATTCTAGCATATTTGGTGTAATTTCCAAAAGTGTTCTATGACCATAAGGTGCTTTAAATTCTGGTACTGATACAGTAGCGTGATTTAGTTTAGATTTCGCCCTTTCTCTAAACTCTTGAATTTTCTGCAATTTAAGGTCAATGTCTTTCCTGTCCATAATAGCACTCCTTTCATATTTTTCAAAATAAAATGACATCAAGATGTTTAAAAATATTATTGTTTATTAAATTAGTATCATTTTATTTCTACCTTATTATATGTAATTATCAAAAAGTTAAACCAGATGAACAAGAAAAGTCCAGGGTAGAAATAGTTATAGATGAATAAAAAATAAAAATGAGAAGCTCGAAAGCTTCCCATAATTATTTATTCTGATAAGATATCCAAAACTTGTTTCTTTAATTTTGGATCTTTCTTTATATTTTCTGCTATATTATCTAGTGACTCTTTTATTGACTTATTATCAGAAGAATCTTTTCCTAGAAATTTTTCTAAATTTTCATTCATTTTCATAGGCTCCTTTCCAGCAGCTTCTCTAAGTGCATTTATAGCTGCGAATTCTGAAGATTCAGAAACTTTATCTTCAAACATATCTTGATCTTTAAGAGATTTCTTTTCAGATAATTCTTTTTGAATTTCTTCATTTCTTTTATCCCAATTTTCAGTAGCCTTTTCAGCTTCTTCTTGTTCTTCCATCATTTTGTCTAGAAAATCATTATTATCTGAACCTATATTTAAACCATGGTTTTCTTTATTAACTTTTTCAATAGTTTCCTCCAACTCTTTATCTGCTTCTTGTTCTTTTTTATCCAAATATTTCCAAATCCCATAACCCACACCTGCTAATACTACTCCTCCGATAATTGATAATATTCCTTTATTCATTTTTATTCCTCCCTATTATTTATCTTCTTTTATTTTTAATTCAGAATTTTCCCATTCAGTTATAAAATCACACCATTCTTTAGTATCATAACATGTTACTAAAATATTGTGACACTTTTTGTAAAATTCTATAAAATCTTTTAAGTATACAATCTTTTTCATTTTACCAAATGGTTTAATTTTAGCAATAACTGGATTAATTTGTTGTCTATATTTAATTCCTGAATTAATATTTTCAATCAATTTATTGACTGAAGCAACAAACCAATCTTTTTCTCTACCTTTTATTTTATCAGATATAACCGCATCATATGCAGCATTTATAAATATTATAGCTTCAGTTTCAGTCATAATTTCTTTCATTTTAGTAACTTCATTTACTTCTTTAATTTCATTAACTTCTCTAAACATTTTTATATTCTCCTTTTTAATTTTATTTTTATATTTTATTATCCAAATATTTCATCTACAGTTTCTTGTAAATATTTTCTTATTCTAACAATTTTTTTATTTTTACTTTCTAGAAACATATATAATGCTCCTATTAATAATAATCCAATGATAAGAGCTACCCAATATATCATAGCTCCACTTTCTAACATAACTTCTAAAACTGACTTATCAAAATTTTCCATTTCTATTTCCTCCTAATTTTATTTTTGTTATTTTATTAAAACCAACCTCTTAATATATGATTCGACCATAATATTAGCCAAATCATAAACCCTATGAATATTCCGTATGATATACAACCTAATATCATAAATATCTTTTCTACTAAATCCCAATTAATCTTCATTTATTTATCCCTCCCATATAAATATAGATAGTTATTAATATTATTATCAAGCAAAACCTTTTTACCAATTTCCAGTAGTTATAATTCAAAATAGTAAGTACAACGTCTACTGTATCATTATACTTACAGAAATTTTTAAATGTTTTATAATCTTTACAGATTAAATCAATAATAGCATTTAATAAATCATTCATTGTACTTACCTCCTAATATTATATATTCCTTATTATCTATATTAGTATATGTAATCGTTAAAACGCTATCTCTTCATTCCTTCGTATATTCTTGGAAATTACATTTCCAGATATAAATTCTCTTGGAAAATACATTTTATGCGTTTTAACGATTATTTTAGCGGTAAATAAAAGGTTTACCCCAATACAATTAAGTATTGGGGTAATTTATTAAAGTTTTCTTATATCTTCAGCCATAGTATTTAAGAATTCATTATATTTCTTTAGTAATTCTTCTAATCTAGGACCTGCTATCTTAGTACATTGTATTGCATGTTCAATTGTATGGTCTATATCTTTATCTGATCTATTTAGTCCAATGTCTGCAGCCATATTTGGATCACATAGAACCCATATATACCATGCATTCATAGCATTTGCTACTGAGCTCATTACTTTTGTAGAACTAAGATATTTAATAACTTCTTCATTAGAATTACATTTATATTCAGTTTTATTCAAACTTTTAATAAATTCATCCATTTTTTCATTGAATAATGTTAAATTAAAAGGTTCTTCTCCTCTCATTATCTTATCAACTTCACCATATGATGTAACATAAACTGATGATAACATTGCAACTTGAATTAATGCTTGTTTAGTATTATTACTTAAATTATCATTAAAATTATTGTATATTGTACTTAAACAGTTTATTAACTTAGCAACTTGTTTATCAAGCATATTAAAAACAGCTGGATCGTAATGGAATACTGCAGATGTTGCCTTAATTTCACTAGGAGATTTATAACCATGTTTTTTATCATTAAATAATTGATAAGATTTATATGTTTTATCATCTATAAAACTTCTAATAAAGTCTTCACCACGGTTTTTTCTAAATACATTTCTTATTATCCATTGTAATGCTCTATCTGTTATACCGTCTTTAGCAAATCCACTTTCCATTGCTACTTCTTCTATTATTTTAAATATATTCTGATCATTCATTAATATCAACTCCTAAATAAATAAATCTGGATATTTAATGTTATTATTATTAAATGGAACTCCTATAGATTCAAATACTATAATACTATTAAGAATTCCTTGAGCCATTTCTGTACTTCTAGTTTTATAAAGTTCTCTAGCAGCATTCATTTCAGCACTTTCAGGACCATATGTATCAAATACTGTCTTCATATCTTTACTTAGCATTTTATTACTAATACTATTTATAAAATTGCTAAGTTCACCTGGATTAAGTCCTAATTTATTAGTAATCATACTTTCCATAGATATTTCTTCTTCTTTCTTAACTTCATCTAGTATAGATTCAAATGGATTTCCATTCTTTTCTCCATCAGATTCTTTAGGTTGAGCTTCTCCTTCTGCTGGAGCTGCTTGTTTCTCACCTTCAACAGGTTGTTCATCAGCTGGTTCATCAAACGGATTTCCACCTTCAGCTTGTTCTCCACCTTCAGAACCTTCGTTAAATGGATTATCAGATCCTTCTCCTTCGGTTCCTTCGGGATTTTCTCCTTCTTCTTTATTTTCATCAAATGGATTTCCTTCTCCATTTTCAGCTTGTTCAGCAGCTTCTTCAGCTTCTGGATCATCTGGAGTCATTTCATCAAATTCATCTGCATCTTCTTTATCTGTATTATATTTTTCTTCTTGATTATCTTTTTCTAATTTAAGAGCAAGTTTAACTGCTTGTTTCATTTGTTCTCTAGTACCTTGAATAGCAGATTCTATGATATCTGATACAACATCAGATAATTCATCTCCGCCTTCATTTTTCATAACATCATCAGCAACTTCATCATCAAATGCAGCATCTAAATTTTCAGTTTCATCATCGTCTTTCTTTTCTTCTTCATCTTTTGCAGCTTCTGTTGCAATTATAAAAGAATTTCTTCTTTTAGCTACATATTCAGCCATTAGATTATCTATAGTATCTACATAAGATTCTAATGCCGCTGATACAATTGGATCTCTACTATAATCTACTGCAGCTTTTATTCCTTCATATGTTACGTCTAGTATATTTCCTACTACCTCATTTATAGCTTCACTATTTCCAGTAACTTTACTAACAGTTTTAGCCATAACTTTTCTAGTAATAGCATTTTTAATACCATCCATATTATTAGTGATATTATAATTTACTTCCATTCCGTATTCCTCCTATATTGATTTTATAAATTCTTCTGTCAATAGGACAGATTTAAGCATACTAGGGCTACTATAAATATGGTTATCTATATCACATATTCTGCTAAATAGAGTACCATCATTACAAACCCTAATAACTAAATCTTGATTTGATTCTCCGATTCCTCTATTTATTCTCAAGAAATTGCGAATAGATTCCCATGATATCTGTAGGTTCTGGTTCTTCATTACAATTTTCCTCCTCGAATAATAATGTTAAGTTATTAAGTTTCTCTAAGCAATATTTATTATTTTTACATACTTCTAACATAAAACTTAAAAGAGCATTATTCTTATTAAAGTTCTTACTTTCGACTTTTGCTAATTCTTTTATAGTATCAGCAGGATATCTTATAAGTTCTTTAGCTACACGTTTAACAAAATCTTTTGCATCTTTTTCTTTATTAATATCTTCTATATATTCTCTTAATAACTTAATCAAATATTTTCGTTGTTCGTTTATATTTCTTTTATTCATTAGCATATTCTTTTCTGAAATAAGCCATTTAAAGTAATTGTGATTATTGTGAATACGCCATTTATAAAATTTACTTGTCTTACTACTAAAATATACATAAAGCTCTGCTCTAGGTGTAGTACTAAGATATTTATTTCCTATAACTCCTATATTCATAGCATCGTCTAATGTTACTCTATATTCAGGTTCAAATAATATATCGTTATGTATCTTTATACTGTTATCAACGTCTGCAATTGCAAGATCATACAATGCTTCTTTATTAAAGAGTTTAAGCGTTTCTTTATCTTTCTTTATAAACGACATTTCTTTTTTAGTAGGTAATGAGAACATATCAAGAACTACTAAATATGGAGATTGCACAGTTATTTCTTGTAATAATGGATATTTTTCATATAATATATTAAATACTTTTTTCATTTTACCCATATTAACCATTCCTACTCCACCAAATTTATTAATTCTTGGACGACTATCTCTAAAAGGTTCCCCATATAGAACTATTTTAAGACAGTTGTCGAATTTAAGAGTAAAATATTTCTTTCTTATTTCAATCGGAATATTTTTAGTCAATTCCGCATAATCTTTACTAGTATCTCTCTCTTTCATATATTCCCTCACCTTGTACTGTTTTATATATATTGGAAGTTATCACTAGCATCTAGTTGTATTCTCCATTGTTTAAATTGAGTTCCAAAGTAACCTCCACTACTTTGGAATACAGTTTTAAATGCAGTAAACGCATCTGCAACTGGTCTTTCTATAAAATATTTAAATATATTAGATGGCGTATGGTTCAATATAGTATTAGTACCTGTAAGTGTAGCAATTACATTAAAAGATGACATAGGATGCCACATTGCAGTTAATAAGTTTAAATCTGAACCTCCACCATACGTTTCCGTAAAGTTTGGCATTGTTGTAACTGTATACAACGGTTCTATTGTTAAATTTACATTTAGCTCCAATGGAATACCATTCGTAGTTTGGAATGCAGGGTCCGTACTTATAGACATACTACTAATATATCCACGAGGTACATTCATTACACCCTTACTAAATGCAGCACAATACATTGCGCTTTGTGGTATAATAAGTGGCATTCTAGGTTTACTTACTTGCACAACAAATGGTAATAATAAGCATAATCCCCAGAACATTTGAGCTATACTATATTTATCAGAACCTGCTGCTACAAAACGTAGTGGAACGTTGTATGATACATTCGTACTACCACCACGCATTACCTTTGGTATATATGTATTAGTAACAAAAGTACTAGCAAAGTTTCCATCATTATGATATGCTATTTCTCTAAGAATTTCAGTAGCAGTATCCATTACTCTACCAGCGGCATCAGCTCCAGCTTTAGCAACTGTTCCTCCAGTTGTATTATTATTTCCAGTAAATATTTCCGCAGTTGCAGATGTAATACCTTTAACGAAATTAGGAAAATTACGAGCAAGAACGTCTGTTGTTTGTTCTGCAATTACAGATTTATCTGCATCTAAAGAAAATTGTAAATTTCTATCGATATTCCCATTACAATAAAAAGTTATAAATGGTAAATTCATAAGAGTATTATTTCTTATATCTATGTTCGTAACAGCATTTAATATATTGGCATATGAATTATTATATAATGTAATAGGAACATCTTGCAGTAATTGGTCATGACTATCGTCAGAATCTTCATTTCCAAATGCGTATTTACCACCAAGTCCAAACCCTTTACCTTTAGCAAAATTACTAATTTTCTGTTTATCTGTATTTAATAAATAACCATTATCTATATCACTACCAGCAGTAGCTCCAGAAGTTCCCATAGTTCTATCAGAACCAGATCTATTAGCTAATGCATTAGCTATATCCTGAGTAAATTGACTTTTCTTATCTCTAGCGTCTTGATTCAATTCTTTCGCTATATCGTTATCATTTCCACCAGCTCCAAGTAAACCTGAAATACCTCTCCAGTTACCATGTGCAAATACTCTATCTACCATAAAATCTGGAAGTCTTTCTTTTAAAAACTCATGATATTTTGCATTATATCTATTAGCAGTAATACTTGTATCCATTGGATCTATTCCAAGAGTATGTAATACTACTTTCATATGAGCACCAACTGATATCCAATAACGATAATGATTTATTACTGCATCATAGCCATATGCTGCTATATTAAGTCTAGTATCTATTCTATCTAGAAATGTTTCAAATTTTGTAGCAGCATCACTAAATACTCCAGCAAATCCACTACTTCTTTCATCATCATTAGTGATAGAATTTATCAACGCTCTAGCAAATTTAGGCTTGAATTCTAATGGAACTAATACTAAAAACTGTCCTCTCATAAGAACACGTTCTACATATTCTTGACCGACTAGATTTCCAGAACCCCAAGTATCCTGTCCACCATTTATTTCTGATTTATCCCATAATGGTGGTGGATCCACTACATTATCACTTATAGGTGGAAGACCAACTATTTGTAACAATTGTTCTCTACCAATAACATTTGCCATTTTAGCTTTATCTATTTTCATTAAATTTTTAGGATCACTACCACTAAAATAATTTACTACATCCTGTAATATAGGAAATTGAGATACTAATCTTTGTGATAATTCATGTGAAATTTTACCTGGAGTCTTAATTGCACTATTAAGAAAATTATTAAGTGCACTATTATCATAGTCGGTATAACCGTTGGAAGTATTTTTACTTCCAACTGGTATATCTCTATCTAAACTACCAACAGAGTTTCTTCCGACACTAGATGCTGTTTTATTAAGATTTTGAGCCGCTTTATAAACTGCTTCTCCAATTTTATTTTGTCTTTTAGGTATAGAATACAAACCCTTTCCAGAATCAAGCATCTATTTACCTCCTTAATTAAATCTTGCTGTCGAAATTTGAGATAAAATATCGTCTTTATCTTTAGATTTAACAGCACTTATTAGTCCTTGTAATAATGTAGTAATTCCTCCGGTTCCATTATTAATTCCACTACTAACTACATTTATTAAAGATCCAATTAATAATTTAAGATCACGAAGTTCTTTTATTAAATCTCCGTTATCAAATTTAACTAATCCTCCAGATAAATCTCCTCCTTTATCACCCTTAGTCATATTACCAGTACTATCAAGTTTACGTCCAGCCTGAGCTGTAGTTGGATTTTCTGCTTTTGTATTAAAATTATGAGATTTTAAGAAACGTATATTTTCTGGAGAATTACGAGTACGTACATTTTTCGGATCAAGTCCTAATTCAAAGAATGGGTCTAAATATTCACCTCTAGAATTAAACATTCCAAGGTGTAAGTGAGCCCCACCAGTTCCAACTTTTCCTACTTTACCAATTTGTTGTCCTGCTATTACACGATCACCGATTTTTACAGTAGGATGTCCATGCATGTATTCTGATACTATACCATTATCATGTTTAACTTTGATATTATTAACAGAACCACCACCGGCTTGTATTACTTGACCATCAGCAATAGCAAAGAATGGACTACCAGAACCTTGTGCGAAGTCTACTCCACGATGAAATCTACTCATTTTAAGACCACGTCTTTCATAATCTGCAGCCACGTCACTTCTATCACCAAACACAGAAGCTATTTCAGTTCCACCTAAATTATTAAGTGGGCTTGCCCATGCATAACCTGTTTTACCAGCTACCATAGAAGGATTCCATTTACCACCACTATATACAAGATTTCCTAAATTTCCAGTTCCAGTTCCCATATTAATATATGGAACATTTGCATTATTGGCAAATTCTGACTGTACTTTAGCCATATCAATTCCAGCTGTACTCATACCAGAACTAAATTGATTATATATCTCATTTACTTTACCAAGATAATTTACACCAGTAGCATATGCTCCATATTTACCAGTCATAAGACCTTCAGTACCTTTTGTAGCTATATCTGGGTACATATTAGCAGTAAACCAGAAATAATCACGAATTGCTTCATCTGGGCTATTATATGCACGGAAATTATCTTTCATCGCAACATTATGTCCATCCACTATTTCATGTGTATCAACAGAACGAGCTTTACCGCTCCAATAAGGTCCCCAATTTGCTTTATCTTTGCTAACTTTAATACCCCAATAGTTATAATCTCCACTATCTTTAGAACCCCAGTCAGATTCTAGAGCCCATTGGGACATTGCTAGATACGGATCTACATACATTCCTTTCTGACTCATTTCTTGAGCTATTGGTAGTATCATTCCCATAAACTTCTTAGCACGTTCATTCTTTACTGGATCTTTAGTAAATACTACATTTTTAAGAGCAGCTGGAGTAGGCATTTTACTCCAATCAAAAGTTGCTTTCATTGTAGAATATGCACCAGTTCCATTTGCAGTAACTCCAAATGATTTATTAAATGCATCTAAAAGCATATTTTTACCTTTATTTGCAAATTTCTTTGTAAAATCATTTATTTTAGTTGTGTAACTAGTATAACGATTAGATGAACTACTGCTACTTCCACCAGATGTTCCAGCATTACTTCCTGGAAGTTCTCCACCTTTATCGTATGTATTTGTATTACCAGCTTTAGTACTACTAACATTATTAGAACTTATTCTAGAACTACCACTAGCACTTTGTAAATCTTTTTTCATTTCAGATTCTATTTTATTATCTGAAGTTCCAATAGATTGAGTTTTTTGCTTATCTCCAACTAATAATGTTTTCATTTCTTTCATAAGGTCTGTATCTTTAAGATAATTTCCAAATGATCTAAATGCATGTAATATTTGTTCAAATATAAATCCTACAACTTGTATAGCAAAACTCATTCCAGACGCAGTAGAAGTTCCTAATGAACCCCATTCTACTCCAGTTGCAAGCAATGAAGTAACTAAAGAAATACCAGAATCATACCATGCATAATGTAAACCTACATTATCATTAAGATCTTTACTTTCAAGCCAGTCTTGTGTAAATCCATCTTTTTCCATATCTAGATATTTACCAGCATTCTTTGTACCTTTATACCATGCCCATAAGAACTGACCTGTATCTATAACTAGTCCTATAGTAGCAACTGCCTTTTTAACACATTTCTTAATAGCGTTTCCTATCATAGAATTACTTACTTTAGATACAAGTTTCTTAGTCATTTTAGTAAGACTTTTAACCATACGAGATATTAAAGTATCAGAGTTTTTACCACAAAGTTTACATATCCATCCAAATAATTTACTATTAGCAAGTTTCTTTGCTATTTTAACTGGAAGTTTTACAACTACATAGTTAAGAGCTTGCCATACTTTATCTGTCATAGATGTGATAAAATCATCTACTTTATTAAGTCCTTTAATTATTTTACTACCACTAGAAGCTATTTCTGCAACATCATCAGCTTTAGAAGCTACTTTTCCAACAGTTTTAACTCCATCTTCAAGTATTTCTTGACCTCCAGACTCAAATGCAGATTCTACTGCTTCTCCAGTAGCTCTCTTAGCTATAGATTCGGCTCCACTTTCAGCAAGTTCGGATGAAGCTTTCTTGGCAAATAGCTTAGCAAATTTATTCTTAACTCCACGGCCAAACTTTTTCAATCCTCCAAGTAAAAGTCCTCCACCAATAGTATTAAGAATTCCATTTTTGAAACCTCCTCCACTATTTTGTGTTAATAATTGAATTTGATCAGCTGATAATGATCCGCCAACTCCTCCATTAACTATAGCATCTTTCATTTCAGAAATATCTTTACCTTGTTGTTCTTGAGTATCTGCAACAACTTGTCTTTCTTTAAGTTCATCTTTAAGTTCAGGTTTACTTAATAATGAACGGAATCTATTAGCAGCAGCTGCGAATGCTTTATTCTTAGATGACGCCATAAATGAAAGTATTCCTTGTTTTTGCTTTTCATCTGACACATTTGTAGCTATAATTGCAACTTGTGGATCATATAAACCTTCATCATAATCTTTACCAGCTGGAGTAGATTGATTAGGATTAAATCCATTATTTTTAACATAATTTCTAGCCATTCCGGTAATAACTTGATTAGCAAAATCTCCCATTATGCCACTACCAGCTTGATTTAAAGTTCTAGCTTGTATCGATGTATCAACGGAAGATATTTTAGAAGTTACATTAGAAGTATCAAGTCTTATTATAAAACTTGCTCTAGCAGTAATTTCAGATATACTAAGATCATTAAGACCATTTTGCATTGGATCATTTATATTAACATTATCACCACTAACAGATAATATATTTACATAGTGGGCTCCACTATCATGACCTATATTATCAAGAAGTGCTATATAAGTAGCATTAGTAAATTTAAGTTTATTAAAGAAATCTTTATTAAATCTATTACCATCTGCCATGAGTATTTCAGATTTAATACCAAGCATATTAGCAATATGGGTAAAGAACCCATACTTAATTCCATATTTATCTAAGTATTGGTTTGCTATATTTATCATAGTTTCCTTAGAAAGAGTAGGAATCTTTAGTATAACTAATGCATTATTAATTGCTGCAATACTACATCCAAATGTGTCTAGATTTGCTCCATTATTAAAACTATAACCACTAAGGTCACTCATTTTAAGTGTAGTGCTTTTAGAACTATACATATTAGCATTTGCAGTATCAACTCCATAACCAGCACCAGAACCAAAAGCATATCTTTCCATATTAAATGCAAAATCATTTTGTACCATACTACGAAGTTCTTCTGGATTTGGAAATCTAGGAGCTCTATTTCCTATAGTTCCATCTTGTGTCCAATTATATTGAGTATAGCCATCTGCTCCTACTGATGATGTTCTCTTATAATACGGAGTATTAGCTAAGTTATTAGTATTATACATATTAGTAAGAGCATGTATAAGTACTTTATCTGCTACTTTTTCTTCAGCAATATCCTCTTCATCAAGACCATTCATTTTTTGCATAAATCTAATACCAAATTTATTCATAAGTCTTCCAAAGAATCCATTAGAGTTAAATTTATTTATTCTATCCATTATATAAGCTTTATGTTCTTCATCTGGAATATCAGACCCGTCTGGATTCTTAACTATTGCACGTCTAAGTGCAACTAGTTTATTAAACTCTTCTCCAGCTACATACTGTCCGCCTATAATATCTCCGAAGTCTTCTCCACTTAAATTTCCATTAGCGTACTGGTCGATTAACATACTATTAACTATACCGAGACGTTTAGATGGGTCAGATTCACGTTTATATACTTCTTGAATATCAGGGATTAAGCTATCAAGACCATATTTATTAGTTAATGATATATCTCCTTTTGTGAGATTTTCTAGTTTCTTTTTATAATTACTATCTTTAAAATTATTTGCTTGTATTACATATTCTTTAAGAATATCTTCAAATAATTGATTATATGAGTCTGCATTAAGATGTCCAGTATTAGAAAGCCCGGCCATATAAGCTTGACGAATTAACCACCCACCAAACATTTGTCTGAATGCAGGCCCATTAATAGAATTAGTATTAACTCCGTCTATATGTTCAAATTTACGTAGAAACTCATCAATTGCACCAATTCCAGTACTATTAGATTTTCCATTAATCCAGTCAAAAATTCTATTATCTTTCATTGCTTCTTGAAGTAATTTAGGGTCTAGTCTTATGCTAGTATTTTGTAAGTTACGTTCAAAATATCTAGAAGCTATATATGCATCGACTTTATCTTTTTCGTCATCTGTAAGTTTCTTTTTAAGATTACCATTATTATCTACATATCCAAGAGCTCTCATAGCTTGTTCTTTAAGAATAGCAGTTTCGTATGCTTCTCCAGATTTAGCAAGCCTATCTATATTTTTTTCAGTAACTGCATTTTTACCTACAGATGCACTAAATCTATCAAATAAACTATCGTCTAAATTACCACCTCTGAATATATCTCCAAGTTCTTTACCAAACTTAGCATCCATTTGTGCAGCAATAAAATCATTCATAACTCCACGATCGTTTGTAAGATGGTCTGTATAAACAGCTTCTTTATTAGCTTCCAACCAGTCGAAAAACTCATTATCATCTTTGAATTTAACATCTTCTGATATCATTCCGCTATTAGTAAGTATTTTTTGTAAAGCTATAGGGTCCATTTTTCTAAGATGAGTAAAATATTCATTTTTACGGTCTTGCATAAAGTTAGCCTTAGCTTGAACTTTATTTTCACCTCTAAATGTATTAAATAGCTTATTAGCTTCTTGTACATTAGAATATGATGTTTTAAATCTACTTTTAGCCCATCCTTCAGAACCTTGTACTGCGTAGCTTTCTTTACTTCTATAGCTATTCTTTAATGAACTAACACCAACATTTTTTGCTGTGTTATATCTATCAATATTATCTTGAGCACGTCTCTTATTATGGTCTGTCATACTATATTCTGCAGCATTATTTCCAGCTTTTGCTTTATTTCTAGCGTCAATATCACTTGCTGTACGTCTAGTGAATAGTTCTTTTTGTTGGTCTTTAATAAGATTTACTATACCATCATATATTTGAGAAGCTTGGCTGTTCTTATCTTCTATACTCATATGGTTATCTTTATCTATAGCTTTAAGTTTATAATAATAGTCCTTTAAAGCTCTAAGACTACCTTCTTTAAGATTAGCATCTGAATCGTATGGATTTTCTTGTCTAAGCTTAGCAATATCAACTTCAAGTTCTTTAATAATAGGTTCTATATTATCAGCATATATAGCAGCATTACTTCTTTCTCCACTAAGTCCAAATATATTGGCAAGAGTTTTATTTTCTTTAATTTTATCTTTAAGTTTTCCTAATATACCCTTACCAGATTCGGTATTAAGTAATTTATTTCTAAGAGTAGGAATAAGTTTATATGTAATTCCACCTGCAGCTAGTGCGGCTCCAAGTGATGGAATAAATCCTACCATTCCTGCAACTGGTCCCATACTATTAAATATACGTTGAGAGAACATAAATGCTTTACCACCAACAGTTGCAGCTGCTGCAGCTGGTATAACCTTTTGAGCTAATTTAGCCATACCTATTTCTCTATTAGAATACCCATGTTCACCTTTAGTCTCACTATCTGGTCCATACATCATATCAATAGCATTCTTAGCACGTTCAGTCATCATGACTCCAGCACCAATAGCACCCATAGTATATACGCCTAAATTTGAAGATATAATACCTTTATTTTTAAGCATACTACCAATAGCAAGTCCTACTGCAGATCCACCACCTATTCTAAGTTTCTTTTGAATAGTTGAATCTTGCCATACAGAAGATATAAGTTTATTAGTATTTTGGACTAAGTTACCATCCATATTATATTTACTATCTTCGGTACGTTGTCTACGTTGTTCATTTGCTATATAACTATCTGATACAAATCCCCAACCTAGTTTAGCCATTTTAGATTGATTTATCTTACCATTTTCATCCACACAATCCATTAAGTCAGTTGGACTACTAATATATCCTTGGGATTTATATTTAGATACAGAACCACCATGTTTAGCAGCATATGCTTGTGCAGTAGCTCCAGCTCTATGAATTATTTCATAAAGTTTTACACATGCTTCATATTTCTTATATTCACGTTCTACAAATTTATTAGCATTATCACTATCAACAGCAGAGCCATTAGTATTTCCCATTACGATATCATAGTAATTATTACTAAGTCTTCCTACACGCTTAAGCTCGGAAGCTTTATCTTTCATATTTAGATTCTTTAAATCAAATTCTGTAGCAACGTTCATAGGTGATTGTACCCAATCACCCTGAAGTAATCTAGCAGCTTCTTTATTAGTTTTATAACGTTGCTTTAAATTCATTCCATTCATTAATTGAGTTATGTGAGCTTTAGCATTATTATAACCAGTAAACGAATTAGCATAACCCATAGCATTTGAGTTTATAGTTCCACCAGGAAATCCTCCACCGCCAAAGTTACCACCTCTAGGTAATGATACACTAAGATCAACATTATTCATCATTTGTCTGATCTGAGCAGGATTATTCATACCCATATCATACATAGCTTGTAATGTTTGAATAGCTTCAGTACCTATACGGTTATCTATTTGATTGTATGTATTACGTCCATGTAAATCTACATAATCTGATGATAAACCGTTAAGACGTTCTTTCATTGCATATGTAGTAGTTCTATAATAGTTACGTAACATACCAAGAACTTCCATTGCTTGTCTAGCAACACCAGCTTGATTTGGATCACTAATATCAATACCCATAGATTTTACAATATTACGAAGATCATCTCCCATATTATCGAATCTACCACCAGTAGATTGTATATACTTTTCTACATACTTGATAATCTTATCAGACGTCCATTGAGCATTACCATGTATATCACGTTTTACATTTCCATAACTATCAAATTTAAGATTGTTACGTACAAATGGAGCATATGTAGGGTCGTTACCCATTTCTTGCATTATAGAAGCAAGTTCATTCTTCATATTACGTCTAACATTCTTTAATTTATCTTCATTTTTAGATATTTGTCTTAGATATATTTCAGATTCTGTACGATAAGTTTCACTTTCCCAATCAAATTGAGTAGTTTTAGTTCCTTTAATAGCACCAAGTATTTCACGTAATGTTTCGTATGAACCGATTACTGATTTATAGAACTTATTATCAAACTTAGCACCAGCTGCCCAATCTGTTTTATTCATCTTACGTTGAAGATCTATCTTATTTGTAGTATATAAAGGTTCAGCCAATGCTCTTATACCAGCATTTTTACTTCCTGCTGCTCTATTAAATACATCTTGTATATAAGCAGCTGGATCTTCTTTCATTTTATCCCATTCTCTAGCATTTTTACTTCCAAGAATAGTAGTTTTAATGGCTCCAGTAATACCTTCTTTAATTATCTTATAGATACCACCATCTTTAGCCAATTCTTTAAATTGACCTAAAGCCATAAGTGCAAGTCCTATCTCACCTGTAGAATCTAATTTACTACCTACTGCTTTCATATAAGAACCAGCGGCTTTATCAAATCTTAAACTTGCAAGATATTTTGCAGTATCTCCTACACCTACTTGATATTCTTTATATTCATTAGAACTATTAGATTTATTAGTAGGAGCCATAACTCCACGCATAGCCTTAATATTTTCTGATATTGTACTAAGTAAAGTTACTTGTTGTTGATGTAAATTTAGCAGAGAGGCATTAAAAGGATTATTATCCTGAGATTTTAATATTCTCTCTAATAAATTATTAGTTTGAGCTTGTGCAGCATATCCAAGAGCAGCAACGCCAGATTTTTTACTAGATGGAGTATTATCATAAGGGTCCCATGCATTTATTTCTTTTTCTGCAAACTGACTATATTCTTGCATTTTCTGTGCTTGAAATTGTCTATCCTTAGATTCATTCACATCATAAAGCTTAGTTCTAGTTTTAAGAAGTTTCTGTAATTCGGCTTTATTTTTCTTCTGTTCGTTAGTAAGTTGACGCGTTTCAGACTCTTTAGCATCGGCTTTACTAACTTGAGCATTATAAGCTTTAATATTACGTTGATACTCTTTGTTATCATCTTTAGCCACACTAATCACCTCTCTTTTATAAAATAATTATTGTTTTGACAGGTAATTGTTCGAATTCGAGTTTAATAAAACGGTAAATAAATAGCATACCCCATCCAGGTTTTATGCCTAAATGGGGTAAAATCTATTCATTTTCTAAGAAAACACGAAGGAATCACGAGATAGCTAATAATTAATTACATATACTAATATAGATATATAGACGCAAACTATATATCACATCTCACAGTAAAGGAGGTGTAATTTCTATATGGATAGTATTCAATTATTAGCAAATGAATATCATCAAGATATTCTGTCTAGTATTGATGCTTATGCTAGAAGTATCAGACCTTATTTATCAGACGAGGATTTTGATAAAGCTATGCATAAGCACATTAGTGATTGGAAAGTTAGACTTTCCGATATATCTAATGATACATTAGTTGATCCTATTAAAAAAGAAATAGTCGATATTAACTTATCAATAGTTAATAGTTGGTTATATACTTTAAATAAGAGGATGAACTAATAACCATAACACTTTAGAAGAGTAGTGTATAAAGAACTCTTCACATTTATTTTTGTTCATATCTTTTCATATTAATAAATAAAATTTCTCTATCATCATCTCTTTGGAATTGTATATAATCGTCCATCTTAATTGCTTGGAACTGATCTTCAGATACTATTATATGATCTTTAGTATTTAATTGTACTAGATATCTAAATAATGTATATTTTTGGTGACTGATTTCTGGAGAACCAACATATTCTGCTAATATAGTAACATCTGTTTTCTTTTTTATCTTAGCTGTTACTTTACCTGATACATTTAGATTATCTTCAACTGTATAAAATACATGAATAGCATTTTCTATATCATCGCCATCCATAAAATTAGATATTATAGTTTTATATTGACGTTTTAATACAATTGGAATACCAATTATACCCATTATAATAATGAATACTACAACACCTGTAATTATACGTCTAGTATATTTAGTTATTTTATCCATTAAGCTTCATCACCCGCTTCTTCATCTTCGTCTTCTTCTTTTTTCTTAGATTTTTTCTTACTACTTCCAGATGCAGTTTCTCTAGCAGTTTTAGCAGCTTCTACATTTGCTAATAGGAATGCTTCTTCAAGCATATCATCAAATGCTGCTATAACACTATCATCACCAGCAATCTTTTTAAGTAATATATCTTTAAATGCACGTTGAACATCTTGATCCCAGTTCTTATCTTTTTCATGAAGTTTATCCATGAGATCTAAATATGCTAAAAATGCATCAGTTTTATCTTTAATAGCATTAGCTTGACTTATTTGATTTGGTTTTTCTATAGAAGGTGGAATCCATTCTACAGTATAGTCTTGATAAGCTTCTCCACCACGTAATCTTACTAACATTGTAGCTAATTGAGACGATGGTCTAGATTTAAATTCTCTAAATTTTTGAATTTGTATCATTTTACTATTATTTATCTCATGAAGTTTAGTAGCAAGTTCAATTTGTCCATCTTGTGATGAAAATACTGCTGGATTATAACCTACAATATCTCCTGCTTGTTCTACCCATTGTCTAATAACATCAGGCGGAACTGAGAAATCTGGTGGATTTATAGGATTAAGTTCTAATGGTTGTACTTGGTCTGTTTCTGATTCTATTACAATAAACTTATGTCCTAGTTCAAAGTTATTCTTAGATACATCTCTTAATTTGATTCTATCCATTCCAAGACTATAAAATCTATCCATTAGACTTCCTTGCATATATTCAGACTTATTATCATTAAGTCCTTTAGCTATTCTTACTACAGAATAACCACCAGAAGCAGTGATATACCATGCAAGTTGACATTCATTTGCTAATATTGCTGCAGTAGCAGGAACTGATGCTTGATCTAATTTAGACTTTCCTAAACCAGATATACCATTACGTTTAAATATAAGATCTTTAGCCGGAATATAAATAATACGAGATAAATTATACATATTATTTTGAGCTAATTCATTTATACTCATACTATTAGAAACTTCATTTTCTTCTATAAGTTTCTTTAATGTATATAAAAGTTCTTCATTATTCTTTAAGAATTTAACATCTATATTCTTTTCAATAATTGGTTTTATAACATCACCAAATATCATACGTCCAACTGTTTCTTCTTGTTGATCTTCTAATATATCTACAAGTTCTCCATTTTGTTGAAATGATTGAGGATTTCCTATAAAGCTACGAAGTCCTATATAGTGTTGTATATCTTGATGAGTATATTCATTATAAAATGTACCTATGAGTCTATTACCAGTAATAACTGGAACTAATCTATTATTTTCAAGATATTCTACAGACTCACCCTTGATAGAGCTAAACATTCTATCAAGTTTACTATATACTCTATTAGTTTCCTTTATTTTTTCCTCCACTTCTTTATTAACACCAGTTTCAGGATTTTTTTCATCAGAAACTATAGGAGCTTGAGTTGGATCATTACCATTAAGTTCTTGAGGAGATAAAGGTGGTCTAGAAGCTACAGTTATATCTTCCATTGCTACTTCATAATTAAAATCGTTTATAATAGACTCAAATGCAGTTTTTAGACTAGAATTTCCACATCTATCTAAAGGTGTATTATAAATATCTTCAAATGTAAAGTTTACAGTATCTAAACTCTTTAATATATCATCAGAAACTGATTCTAAAAGAACATCTTCAGTAGTTTCTTTAAATATTTCATTTATTTCATCTGTTATATTAGCCATCGCAGAAAATGGTATACCATTAGCAACAAAATTAAAAAAACATGCTTTTTCTGGACTGGTATCTGTTACATAAACGCTATTAAGTTCATTATTATTCCATCTTGATACAAAATCTAGAAAACTTTCATTTGTAGCCTTGAGTTCAGATTCCATAACTGGAGTCCATTGTTTATATATACCGTCTTCAACATAATATTCTAATATACGATAATCGCTACTATTAAGACCTTCCATAGAATCAATCATTGCTTTATCTATACGTTTTTTATCTGGATTATCTATTATATACCAGCTTCCTTTACTATAAGTATATTTAATTTTATTCCTTTTTAATATTTGTCTAAAATCAGTATTATTATAAAAACTTTCATTAGCATTTAATATCATTTTCTTTACAATCTTTTTATTTTGCAATTCTTCGGCTTTTTTCTTTTTAAGAATATATCTCACGTATAATTCTTTAGCTACTTCTTTATTAGATATAATATAAGTAAGAGAATATCCTTGCCCCCAAGCAGTTTTATCAGATTGTGTATCGATATCGAAATAAGACTTTTCATCTACAGCTATGTTACTATAAGCTGTTGGTACTAATAACTCCATTAACTTTTCTCTTTCTGATAAATCTGTTACTTCTATACCTTTCTTATAGAATTTAAATTTAGAATCTTTTTCAAATTCATTTCCTCTATATGATCCATTATTAACATCATCTATAAATAATTCTATAGATTGTTCTAATACTGGTAAATTTTCTAATAAAAATTGGTTATAATTAGCCTGTTGCATTTTATAATATAGTCCAGTTGTATTATATAGACTTACTTTACTACTTTTATATGCTACTGCTTCATTAATTGTTCTATCTATTGCTTGATTTTTCTTAGTATCTCCAGAGATACTCATTATTGAACTAGATAGTTTTACCCCAGATGATACATCATTTATGATTAAATTTTGTGGATCTAATTGATTCATTATACCAGAAGAAAGTTTTAATATTTCTTCTCTTTGTTGAGTAACGTCTTGATGTACTTCTGCTATTTTCTTTTTACTTTTAGTAACTAATTTTTCCATCTGAGACTTCTCGTTTTTCTTAGTAGTTGGTTCTTTAGGAATAGAATTTACTACTTCTGGCATAGACAGATCATTTGTATTATTAGCCATTATTATTCCTCCTTTAATAAAAATTAACAAAAAAAACACCCCGAAGGGTGTTAAAGCTATACAAATTCCTTGTTTTTAATCAACTAGAACAACTTGCATTTGTTGTTCTAAATTGATTATTAAGTCATCTTCTCCTAATATAGAATAATAAAGACCTATTACTGCAGTATCTTTGAATTTCTTTAATTTATAAGTAGGTGTACTTACAAGTATCTTCTGGTTAAGACCTTTTTGAAGTAACTGTTTCTTATAGACATTCCAAGGAAAATAGAAGCAATATTTATTTATATATGTAGTAATACCCCCAAATATTGTACTTCTAATTGTAGAAACATCATTTTCATACATATTCTCCCAATCAATCTCTTCTATATTATGCATTTCACAATCAGAAAGATCAAATGGTTTATTTCTAATAGGATTTAATTTTCCATTATTAATAGTCACTATTCCTTTATTCGTAGCACCATAATAAGTCATTTCATTATCATTTCCAGTAATCATATTATAAATATTATAGTTAGGATATTCATATCTTACATAGGTACCATTAAATGAAAGTTCTCCATTAGTTAAATAGAAATACTTAGTATCTACATTTATAATATCATCTTCATCATCTTCAGATTTATCTGTTTGTGAACCTATATGATTCTTATAATTATAAGTATTTATAGATGATAGAACTGATATTATACGGTTTTGCTTTGGTGTACATTTAGGTAATTCTAATATAAACGGTTCTTCTTTATTAAATTTTGGTTCACTATCAAATTTTACAACCATTTGTACTAGATCATTTATAGATGGTAAATTACAACACATATGACCAAATGATATTGTATCTCTTGATAAAGTTGCTAAGTTTACAGAACCTAAGTGTTTATGAACAAAATCTGAGAAAGATTTAGCATCTCTATCTGCCATCATAATAACGTTTCCATCACAATCTAATATTTTTGATATATTTCCTAATAAAGTATCCTTAGATAGATTGCATACAACAGTTTGACTTGGATAATGCGATTTAAAGTCCAAATATATAGCATATAACACACGTCTAAAGTTCTTTATATCTGCTTCACCATTCAATATTCCATACTGTTCCATATAAGGAGTAAAGTCATAATTATATAATCCAGGTTTAAGAACTATTCCTCCACCGTAATTACCTTTATGAGTTACTGCGTACTTGGTTTTACATAAATAATCTATATTTAATAGTTTCTCAAGTTTAGTTAGTTCTTCATTGGTCTTTTGGAAACATATTTTATTGATATTATTTCCAGGAATATCCCCTCTGATTACACAATCTGCAAATATTCCACGAGTAATAGCAGAGTTATTACGAGGAGATTCTTCTATATTTACCTTACAACTCATACAATATATAAGCTTTGATTCAAAATCATTAGTAACAAGATCTAACATTGCTAATAAAATTGAGTCAATTATCGCATATATACTATGATAATAGAAGTCTGCTCTTGCCAAATTAAGAATTGATGTAGTGATATGAGTATAATCATATTTACCAAACCCTAATATAATTTGAGCAACTGTATCAAGTTTATAGTTACTAAATGTTTGGGTAGAACGATTACTAAAAAATGTAGTTTGACTATCTGCTATTAATGTATGCGATATATTATTCATATACACAACTCTTTTAGTAGGATTATAGTCATCTCCACGGAATCCACGATCTTCATCATTCTCATTTCTAGATTGCACATCAAATGGTGGTTTTATATCATCAAATCCAATCCCATGCTGATTAAACGTACCAGCTGGTAAACCTAATATATTTATTCTATCTTGGAATGTACCAACATCAAATGGTGCGTTAAATGCTGTAAGTATATCTGGTTGATTATCTGTAAACATACGCTTACAAGTTGCAGATATCATCTCAGCTTCATTATCAAACGTATTTAATTCTATATCTAGTTTATCTACAAATTCTCTTGCAAGTTTTTGTACAAAATCTTTAGACTTTCCAGAAAGACTACAATTATCAATCATTTCATATAGAGTATCCTTAACATCTTTATAATATTTTTCTTTATTATTAACTAATTCATCGTAACGATTAAATTCTGGATGTTTTACTATATCTATATAAGCTTTATGAGTCTCTGGATTTACAAAAGTATTAGTATTTATATTCCAATCTCCATTTTCGTCTCGATGAGTTTCGATATCGAATGCACAGACATTCAATTTAGGAATTGGAACATTTTCAAATAGTTCTGAACCTTGTTGTTCATATCTAGATAATGTATACTCTAGGTATACTATTTGCTCAATTGGATAATCAAAGAAAAAGACATCAGGGTGCAGAGCTACTGCACCATGGTCTACATTTGGATAGATTACCTTTTCTATCCATTGTCTTGTAAATTTATCCTGATATCTCACTATTTTCGCTTGGAATAGATTTGGTATCATTTCTTCTTCTTTTTTTGCATATGATACCATATATCTACGAGTTTCATTTATTTGTATAAATTCTTGGTGTCTTTCTCTGTGTCTACTAGATACAAATACAGGCACCTTTGGATTTTTAATCTTTCTTAATATCTTTTCACCATTACTATAACGTTTATATAATACAAATAATGTATCAATTTGTTTATAGTAATGACAATGTAGTAAAAATAAATCTGGGTCATGATCTACTAGATTATATCCAGTAGGAAATAAGCTTCTACATAACATGATATACTCCTGTTTCTGTTATAGGTAAAGTTAATATTCTTATAGCTTTACCAACATTTAGTTTATGTTCTTCATAGTATAGTGGACTTATAGAACTTTTATTAGGACTCACTATTAGATATTCTATCACAGATTCAAAAAGATCATACATAAGTTCTAATATATATGCACTCATTTTGGTAACAATTGCATCTTTAAATGGTTCTTCATTAAAAGATAACCCAGCATATTTATTATAAATATACCCCATATGATCAATAATATAATTTGATAGATTATCAATATTTCCACTTGCTATAATATTATATAATATTGTGGAAAATTCTATATATTTAAATGGATCATCGATTTCATTAGTAAGAGATCTAGAATATAAAGAATGTGGTATATATACCTCTCTAATATTATTAGTTTCATAATTCATTTCTTCTATAAGATAAGTTCTTAATTGGTATTCATCTACAAAGAACCCACTAGTATACATATTTAACATATCATATGAAATACTGTTAAGAAATCCTAATATAAATTTTATATTATCAAAATTAGTATCCCATTCATATATTTCATATATTCTATCATAATTTAATCCCATAAGCATTTTTTCTATATCTTCTGTTCCTGGATGTATAGTACTATTTAAATTGGCAATTAATACTCTATAAAAATCATCAGTTACAATATACTCCCAATTAGTACTAATAGCTTGTCTTATTGGGACTGCTATGTTAGATGGAAAATATTTAATACCATTTAGCATATACATAATAACTTCATATTGATTTTGAGTACCAAAATATCCTTGAGCTGTGTATAATAATGTTTTAATTACATAATCTGGATCTCTAGATATGATATCATATAGATTATTATCATAGGAAATTCCATAAATATCAAATCTTTTAAGTTGGCCTAATATATAATTGCATCCATAGCCATAATTTTCATTCATACTGTACGCACCTCCACTTGTCCTAACTTGGGATTAGTACCATATTCACTACATACATAATCTTCAAATATTGCCATTTTAATTTTTATATATGCAATTATTATATTACTTTTAACAGGACCAATTAATCTCATTACCTCATCTATTATCTCCATTGCTACACTAGCTAAACCATCATAAAAATCACACAAATATGCTTGATAATTATTCCATAAATCATATGCTCCAAATTCATAAAATTTCTTATGATTTTCTGGATTTCTTGGATTCCATTGATGATTTATTGCCATAAACCAGATCTCATTTATAATACTCTCCATATTTATATTACCTTGCATTTCTCTAATATTCATACTAGGAATTTCTAAATAGAAATCCTTTAATATTTTATTTAAAGTTGCATTATATATGAGAACGTATGCATCATAACAATTTATATTAGTACTCATATATACACTAGCAATAAATAATATACAGAAATCTCTTTTTAATTTACCATCCCATATTTTCCAATTATATAAATTACCCAGTCTACTTTCTATATACTTCTTATCTTCCCCTTCTATAGTATCTATATTACTAAGTAATCTATTTACATTCTCAATCATTCCCAATTTATTATATGTTATCACATTTTGTATTGGACTTGCAACTATAAGTTCTAATATATCTAATACAACATCTAAATTATTCATTTCATTTCTTACTATATAAAGTTCATTAGGTTTATTTTTAGCTATATAATCGTATATATTAACTATAAGACCTAATATATGGTTATAAATCTCTTCTCCAGATTCTAAATCCCAATGATATCTTCTACTTCTTACCATTCCAAGTAAATACTTAATATCATTGAAATACATATCAATATCTCCAATTTTATTATCATACATAATCCAATTTTACTCCTTCCTTGTGCTATTTAAACGTATTTAAAAGGCATTTTAAGACGTTCTAGTAATATAGAATAAAATTATACACTATATATCATAGAACGTCGTATAATGGCCTATAAACGCTTTTAAATCGATAATACAGGTGGTTTATCATATAAAATCACATTAATTATATCGACAGCTATTTGTCTAAAAATATCCTGAGAGAAAATATTGAATAAAGTAGACGCTAAAGTGTGTAATGCTGTTAATAAATCAAATATATTTACAGTAGAAGCGTATATATCACTATAAACTAAAGCTACATATTCATTGGTAATTTCTTCCCAAGTAATACGTTTAAATGCAGTAGGAAAGTGATTATATAAATAAGTCTCTTCATAATCTGATATAGCTATAACATATTTATCAAATTCATCATTTATTAATTTAGACACATCTTCTATATATCTTGCAACAGCATATAATTCATTATTTATTATAGAAATAAGTGGATCTTGTATTCTTTCTGTAAATTTATTATGCAAACTAATATATGAGAACATTCTATGGAATTTATAGTTAGTAAATATAGGTATTTTCTTAGTAATTAAAGTATTACATAGAGTAATTATAGAATTCCATAACTCATTTTCATTTAATTCAGGATCCATTATATCAAATGACATATTTCTAGTAATATTATCAATATCAGAATATACAGGAAGTTTATCATTATCTATTACATATTGTATAAGATTATTTATAAGTTCAACAGATTTCATTTAAATTCCCCCTATTTTATCCATAATAGTTCTTATTCCTTGACATATTATAGAAGTTTCCACGTATTGATAGTTATCAATAGTTGTAAATAATAACTCAAATAAACCTACTATATTATAATATAAATAATCTTTTATAATATAATAAAGATAAGATTCGTTTATTACTACAGAATATGTATATGGTATTATTTCTTCATAAGATGAAAATGATTTAGTAATAGCATAATTTGTTAACATTGTAATAAGATCACTATTATTAATTTCATTAAATATTTCAATATATTCAGTTTGACTTAAACTTTGAGATAATACATTTTGATTAAAATTTGATATAAATAGCTCACGTATATTATTTTTTACGTAATACATAGCTTGATTATATACATCAATTCTATCGACATCTGAATTTGAAACTGCAACCATTAATTGATGGTATGTATTATCTAATATATATTGAATATCAATAAAAGAACGATATGCATCATTAGTATTAACATATGTATTCCATTTAAAAGTAAATAAATCTCTCCATAATATTATTAAATTAGTAGAACCATATTCATCTCGGTCTGATTTTGGATAAGCAAACTCATTATGATTATTAAATATTCTATGGTATAAAATTCCACCATCTCCAAACATAAATGTAAGCATTTTAAGAAATGTATTACTACAAAGTTCATATGATATTTCAGAATATTCACTTGAATTACTATTTTGATATAGTGTATTAAAATTATTAATAACCATTTCTTTAAAACCTTTAAGAAGAGACATATAATTAGCAAGTTTCTCATCTTCTCTTATATTCGGCATATTTATATAATTTAAAATATCAATAGATGCATTCATTGCAGTATTATTTAGATTATCAATAAAATTATTAAGTTGATTCATTGTTATTCCCTCCAAAATTTTAGCGGTACATAAATCGGGAGCTTCCGCCCCCGACATTTTATGCATTTATTTGAGCTCTTAAGACCGCAAGTACATCTTCAGTGATTCTATATTTGTTAGTTTTGTTATCATTCCATTCATTATTATAAAATTCTCCCATTCCTGATGATGTAGTTACCAATCTATATGGAATAGAAGTATCTTCATAATATGTTGTAACTTCACGATTAACAGTATCAAATTCTAGTTCACCTAAGTGTGTAACAGATCTTGGTATAAAACTATCTGCTGGAAGTTCAGGCCCGAGACTTCCATCTGGATTTGTATAGAAACCTTTTTCATAAAAAGTGCCATCATCTACATTTACATATAGTACACGAGTATGAGGTGTTTTCTTCATTTTTATACCAGCTAAGCTAGTATTTAGATTATGCCCTAGAAGATTTGTATTATTTTGTAACATACTTTCTTTATTTCTCATACGTTCCATCATAATATCTACTGAATTCTTTGCAGTATCAGCAAGTGTAGTAGTTTCATTGAAATTATCAGCTGCAACTACTATATTCTTCATGGCATCTAGCGTAGACTTAGCTGGACTAGTGGGGTTTACGCTACCAGCTCCATCATCAAGTTTTTTGGCTTCATATTGAAGATTACTTGATACAAAGTTTGCTGGTATTGGTTCTGGTGTTACTGATTCTATTTTATTTTCAGAACTTTCCTTCGTAACTTCTGGAATTTGTATATTAGCAGCAGAACTTTGATGTTCTATTACTGGTACATTAGAAATAGCACCTAAATCAATAGTTCCAGGTGAAACATTTCTACCAGCCATAGAAGCTACTGCAATTGGACTGTTTTGCTGTACATTTACTTGTGTACCAGAATTATCAACTGCAGCACCACTAGCTTTAAGAATATCTAATTGAAGTTTCTTTTCATCTCTAATTTGTTTGAATCTTTCTGATTCAAGTTTAGTTTTATTTTCTATAATTCTCATTTGGTTTATTAGTATATTTATATCTGAATTTTCAAGAGCTGATAAGGTTTCTCCAATATCATCTCTTTCAAGTAAAACTTTTATATATTTCTTTAAATCTGCAGATTTAAAACCAAATTTTCTAAATAGTTTATCGTATTCCATACTAAGTTTACTCATATTTAGATTTATCTGTTTAATATTCTTATTAAGATCAGATAGTTTTATTTCTGGTAGACCTGATGTAACACCACTATTTGATTGTACTCTTGGACTATCTTCTGCTATAAATGAAGATAAGTTCCATTTCTTTACAAGGTCTGGAGAGCTTCCTCCAAATAATCCCGCCATCTATTTCCTCCTAGTAAGGATAATCGTCTGAATTATCCTCAGCTGCATGATTGATATTTGTTCCAGCACCTTCTGTAGATTGAGTAGCTTGAGTAACATTATTTACAGCTGTATTATAAGCTTGATTTTGAGCTGCATATGCACTATCTTCAGAAGTAATATGGTTTATAACTCTTGTGTACATTATTGCAGATTGGATATTATTTAACATTGTATGAATATTTTGTAAGAAACCTTCCCCTTCAGATAAGTTTCTTCCACCTGTTCCAGTTGTATTTATATTAGGCATTAACTTAAGATTTAGTGTATAAATACAATTTGACTCTGGTAATTGATCATACGAACCATTTGGTTGTCTAACCATATAAGGTTTAGCTTCTTGATAGTTAGTAAATTGATATATTTTCAAACTAGCAAGTCTAGCTCTCTTATAATCTGTTTTTTGACCTGGAGCTATAGAATAAGAGAATCTTATTACTCTACAATCTCCTGCAGCGTCAAAATGAACTTTTACTGCTTCAGAGTATCTAGTTTCTTGGTCATCAAATCTTGGAGCGCCAATTTTAGCTACACAAATACCAAAAAAGTTCTCAAAGCCAGAATTATTCAAGTTATTGATATGTATTATAGCTTTATTACTATAAGTTTTTTTACCTTGAATTTCTTCTAATCTGTCAAAGTGTAATACTACATCAAATCCTTTCATGTACATAGCAACTCTATGTCTGTCTTGTGTTTGTACGTCTGTTGTACTTACGGATGCAATCCATACTTCTTTTTTGTCTTCCATCTTTCTTCCTCCTAAAAAATATTATTATTGGAATATACTATTGTATATTTCTATCTTATTATATGTAATTATATAAGACCTAACTTTCTCGCTCTATCTTCACGAACGTTAATCATTGTATAAACTGTCATACCAGTAAGTATTTTATCATACATTTTTGTAGTAACTAATTCATTAATAGTTTCCATAGATAATCTTTCTTTATATGGTAACATATTATTAAAGAATTCTGTATCATTAGAACTTATTTTCATCATTTGATTTATAAGTTCTTTTTCAGCATCTACAGACTCAGTAGTTATAGTTTCAGCTGCTTCACTATCAGGATTAGCTACATTATCTGGTACTTCTACCTCATTATTATTTGTATCATCAACTGGATTTACTTCATCTTCTACTTGATTTTCTGGATTATTCATTTCATCAGCTACAGCATTTAATAAATTAGTAACTGGATTAGAAGTTGCAGTCATATTATCTGTAGAAGGTTCTTCAGTTGGAACTTCAGTTACTTCATTAGTTGTTTCATTTAATTCAGTAGGGTCTTGTTCTATATCCGCAGAAGTTGTTTCTTCTGGAACTTTACCTCCAGCTATTTGATTTAATAAAAATTTAAGTTTAAACACAGATTCCATAAATTCATCTATAGTCATATTATATTTAGTTAAATATGTGTCTATACCATCAAGTATATTTTGAAATTTTGTATCCAATACTATAGTTCCATTAATCTCTTTTACTTCTATTTTAGGAGTTCCATCCTCATTAAATTCAACATTTTCAGGTTCTGTAGTAACACCTTGTATTTGAGTTGTATCATCAGAATATTCGTTCATCTCATTATTTGAAGCTTCTTCGTAATTTGAGTTTATTTCAGGAATTTCATCTGGTAAATTTTCATCTGATACATCAGATTCTTCTCTTAAACCTTCTGGTACTAAATTATATTCACTACCAGGTTTAGGAAGAGGTTCATCACTTCCTTCTAATAGTGTAGGATCTTCACCTGTTTCATCTAGATTTTCATCTAAAGGCTCTATTTCTGGCTCTAAATCACCCATCATATCAGGATTAAAATCTACAGCTTCAGGATCTACTCCACTTTCTGAAGATAAACCATTATTAAACGCATCTTCACCAGTATAATTACCATTTACATCCTCATTAGATATCTTTTCTGTAGATTTATTTTCAATTTCTTTACCATTTTCATCTACAGTATATACATATGTAGCATATTCACTATTTGCCATAGCTTCAGCTTTTTTCTTTTCAATATCTTCATATGTAGGAATTATATTTTCATATGCACTCACTTGTGTCGGCGTTAACATAGGCTTTAAAGCATCTAATGATGCTTGGTCTAGTCTACCAACAGAATGCATTTTTTGTAGAAATATATCTAAAGTTTTAGGAGAGTTTTTTGCTTGGTCTGCATATAATACAGTACCTCCACCCATTTCTTTAAATACTTCTAGATTTCCTTTATTAAGCATATCACCAAACCATAGACCAGCTCTTTCATCATCAAATTGAGATTCCATGGTATCTTTTAGGTTTGTAGACTCCGGATTACGATCATATGTTAATAAAACAGATCTATCATCTGGAGATTTAATAACAGTAACAGGAGAAATGATTCCATCACCACGTCTACCGTGTATTTCCCAGTCTGCGAAAGATTCTATTCTAGATTCTATAATAGCATGAGCTTTATAGTTATCTATAAATATGGCTTTCATCATAATAATTTCCTCCTTTTATATATATGTAAATTTAATATTAAACTTATATGTATCAGAAACCTCATCATAAACTGGTTCCAATGATACTACTTCTGGTGGATCTAAGTTATTTGGAGTTTGGTCGTTACGTATAATCATATGATAGTTATCAGGATAATTATCAAAGTTTATAAATTGAATACGTGATACAGCGTCTCCTGCCTTATCTAATACAGAATATACAAGTGATGACATATGTAAATCTTCCATATAATAGTCATGTTTGATTAATGATTGATTTAATTCGGATGCAATTGCAGCTTCATCAAATTCAGGGTCAAGTTTACGTATAAGTAGTTTAGGTCTCATTTGAAGATTATGAATAAGTACCTTATTAACTTCTCCAACATCTAAGAACTTACTTAATCCATAAGTTTTAGCAAATTTTATAGCTATACGTAAATTAGTTTCTTGTATATCATGAACATCATTAGATCTGCTACTATATTCATCAAGTTGATCATATACAGCATGATCTAAGAAAGTAACTATTTTCTTTACTTCTTCTGTAATATGTTTTTGGTTTCCAGATTTAATATAGAAATCAGACTTAACTAATGGCATACTCATAAATGTAACACCATCATTACTATATTGATTCGTTTGAGTGAACATGTCTTTAGTAACATCTTTAAAAAATTCTATTTCACCTTGGAATTCAGATACTGATTTATAAGAAGAAACTGGTTGTCCTTCTTCTTTAATCATACATATTACTTTTACTTTATGTCTAGTATTAAACATAGCTGTTTTTACAGTATGGGCGGTATCGTCATCTACCCAACTAAATTCACACCATCTATTAAATACATATTTATCAGTTTTTAATGTAAATTCAAGATCCCATATATTATTGCCCATATCTGTAGCAGTATGACATGGAATTCTATGAATAGTTTTATCTTGTGCTTGTAGTTCTATATAAGCTTGGAATGTTTGCCCGTGTTTAAACTCCCAATTACTTGACTCAAATCTAACTTCAGTATTAAGACTAAAGTGTTGACTTGTTTTATTTCTATCGTAATATAAATAATCATTTACTCTAACAGATGTATTTACAAATCTAACAGGTACACTTGCATTATATTCTTCAAATGTTTGGAATGTAAGATATGTTTCATCATATTGAGCACCCATATATACACGGGCCATATTATTATATTTATCATAATCTACGACAAACGGAGCTACATAATAATATGTATATAAGTTATTTAATGGATCTTTAGGGTCTAGTTTTTCTGGTACAGTAGGTTCTTTACCAGGTTTTATAGTTTTATCTAATACAAAGTTATCAGATCTACGAGATTGTGTAGATTTAATAATATTCATATAGTTAAAACTATAATAATCAAATCCTTCCATTTGTTTATGTCTCATATCAGAGTATTTAGCATTTACATTTCCTGTATTAGTAGGAATAGTAAATACACGTTTAATACCATTTAATGAATTACCAAATGATAATACTGTATAAATACTAAAAATACGAGAAGCTATATCGTTATGTGTAAGTCTAGGATGGAATGTAGATTCTCCCTCATAATTAAGTAAGAATGTTCCAAGATCACTTTCTGTATCAACTCTACGTCTAGCCCCACGTAGTTGTATAACTTTATTACGTAGATATTCTACAGAAGTTTCTGCAAGACTTCCTCCAGAACTTTTATATACACGTTTTCCTACTGGCTCATATTCGACTCTAGCTGTAGCTTGTGTAAATGTATCTCTAGCAGCTGCAAGTTTATATTCAACATCACGACCAGTTGTAGTATAACATACTACTTCTATAAATGAACCTCTAGCTGGTTTAAATCCACCTTGTACGTACTTATGAATTAGTGCTATACTATTATTTCCTAGTATTTTATATTCCATATAGTCGCCACTACCTCTAGTATAGAATAATCTTTTATTAATCTTAACTGGATTAGAAGCACTATTGGCTCTATAATAAATATCGAAGTCAGAAATTGGATATTCTGTAGTTATTAAGAATTTTGCAAGTTGTTCATCATCAAATTGCTTTGTAAATCTTTCTATTGTAACTTGCTTAAATTCTGCTTTAAATCCGAGTGTTTCTTGACCATTTATAAATATATTTTGTACTAATACATTTATTTTCTTACCTTGATAATCATAGAATACTCTATAAAGCTTTCTTTCTGGTAAGAATGTTACTCTAACATAGAATTTTGGTATTACTGGCATAAATATAAGATTATCTATTATACAAGTATTTATATCATCAAATTCTATTTGCCATGTATTATCTTGTACATGTTTACCATATCTCTTTATATCTTCAACTGGTATACGAACAAATAACCATATTTTAGATGGCCTAGCTATAACGACTTCGTTTGTATGTTGTGCCAATTGATTAAATAAAGAAGATGGGTACTCTGCATGTATAAGATTCGACTCTCTTGATACATATTGAATTGCGGAACTAACTGAATCGAATAACGTATTAAACCCTGCTAATATCATACTAGCAGGGCTCATTAATGGTATTTCATCAGCTGCAATACCATTTTTAGTAAGTTCATTAACGATCAATTCATTCATTTCTTTTTTATCTTCAGAGTTCAACATCGTTTTAAAACGACGTCTATCTTTTATTTTATCATTCATAGGAAAAATCCTCCTATACAGTTATTGAACGTTCAGTGTATGGTACAGGATATTTATCGTTTGCTATAGCATATGCATTTTCTCTGGCTCTAAGTCCAACTTGTTTTGCATATCTAGAGTTTAATAAAGCTGTTGCAGCTGATTTAAATCTTTCTGATTTAATTAATAAAACAGTATTAGTAAACATATTAAACCATCCAGCGCCCATATTGAATGTTAAATCTATAATTGCAGCTTGTCTAGCTGTTGATAGAGTAAACACCCATGGTTGCATTTTCTTTAATGCTTTTATAATAGAATCTATATGTTCTTTAAGTATTTTATCAGCTTCTGCTTTAGTAATACCATTTTTATCCCATTTCTTAACAAGTTCATCTGGAAAAGTTTTAGATTCCATATTAAATCCATACCCAATAGTCCAGATTCCCTTAGTATCTTTATATTTCTTTTCTTTAAATCCTTCATGTCTACCAATTATATCCACTAAAACATCCATTTCTGGTGTTGTATTTGTAAAATTATAAAAAGACATAAGTACTCCTCCTAATTATATGCTGAAAGATTAGTCTGACTAGAATATCCATTCTTTTCACACCAATCCGTAAAATGTTTTTTGTTTATGTAAATTGCGACATAGACCTTGTTACCCTCTTTTGCCTTAGCATCATTAATAACAAAATCATCATAATCTATAATAAAATCCTTTTCATTTCCTACAGTTGGAATATCTCCTTGATATCTATTCCGTTCTCCACGTTGACATTCTATAGCAAAGAACTTACAATACTCATTAGGATCTACACATACTCTCATATTTCTAATATAATTAAAGACTTTTTCATCTGGAATTATATCGAGTATATTTACTTCACCATAAGAACTATTTCCATTTTGTACAATATCTTCTTTACCATATGTAATCTTCATTTTATCTACAATTGTAAGATCACATAAGTTTTCACTAAATACTGCAACTGGAACCTCTATTTTAGCCATTTTATCTTCGGTAGTTTCTTTAGTTTCCGCATTTTTATAACTTTCAGTATTAAGTTTACTAAAAGAAGCAGATAAAGAATATACTGGATATTCTATATAGTCTACTTGGAATTCTATTTTAACTCCATAAGTCATAAGGTTATTTATTTCACGTTCTCCTAAATCTATACTTACTGGAGTTATAGTTGGAATAAATGGAAATTTAACGGCAAATGCACGTTTTCTTTTAGAACCATCTACTATATAATCTACTTCTGTTTCAGAATGTTTTTGTAATATCTTAAGAAGTTCTAAATCTCCAGTAGTTCCAGTATCAGAAATACCAAATGTAGTTTTTAATAACTTTAATAAGTTATCTGGTAAAGAAGTTTCTAATGTATATTTTCTTATATCTGGTTGACTACCTAATGTTACTACCTCTTGACTCATATAAAGAGGTTTAGTTTTATTAAGTGGAAATATGTATGTAAATTGCTGAGCAAGTTCTTGAGCTTGAATTCTTTCGTTTACTAATACAGATACATAAATAGTATGCATAGTATATCTAGGACTACCAATAAGTACCATATCAACATCCCTCATATAATAATATGGCTTATTAGTAGTATTTTCGATAGATTTCTGTTTAACAGATAGGATACAATCTAAGAGTCCTGCATTTACTCTATTAAAGTCTTGATTATTAGGTATATCTACACGTAAGGATGCTAATGGATCAAAACTATGATTGAATACAATACGTGGAAGAATTCTATTATCAAGCATTTCTCTTGGAGTATCCTTAATTCTAACAGAAGCAGGATCTGTTCCTACATATTCAGATGGAAAATCCCTATCTTTAAAGCTTGGATTAGCTTGTATAATAATATTTTTTACATGTTCAGTAACTATTTGATATACTTTTTCGAATGTAAACATAACATTATCATTTAAACATCCGATATTTGCATATTTAAAACGTTTCCATTTACGATTTTTATCTTCTATAATTTGTAATTTATTCATATTTCATCACCAACTAAACCCAAACTTAATTCTAGGACGTCTATCAGAGAATTTACGATTACCTATTACTATATTTTCTAGTGGTGGTAATCTATAAAAACCAGGATTAAGTGCAATCATTTCAGAAGTTCCTTTAAGAGGGAAACCTCCCATTGGACTATAATCATTTCTTAATAATTCGTCTCTAACCATCTTAGACTCATCAAAAGCTTTATTTTGTGCATGTCTATTAGCACCCATAAGAGTAATACCATTAGAGCCTTGTACATCTACTATATTTTGTGGATTAAATCCAAATAGCTTATTAAACACTTCATAAAATTCTGGTGCATCAGGTCTATATGATGTAGCCTTAAATGAAGCTGTAAAGTTTTCTAATAGATCATTCTTATTAAATCCGTCTATCTTATGTTGGTTAAAGTGAGTTACTGGTTCATTTATAATAAGATTCTTAGCAACTCCAAGTGATATTACATCCCAGTCTACATTTACTACGACTACCCACATACTTATCAAATAATCTAACCCACGGAATTTTATATATTCTTTACGCATAGGCCACTCTTGTTTACCTACAAGATCTTTATACATTGACAAAGTATATAATAGTTTAGATATATCTCCTCTATTATTATCCATAAATGTAATAGAAATATCTACTTGATCATATATTTCTGGATTTCCAGGTAACGGAGTAGATTTCCCATGCATATTTTTAATACCTTCCCGTGTAGACTCAGATAGTCTAATAGTTGGTACTTCTACACAATAGTTAGATAATAAACGCCAACAGTTAGATTTTAATGCACCATCTCTACAAAGTTCCATATATAAATTTGGATCTGAAGATACTCTAGCAAAGAAGTCTGGATGTGCTTGTAGTTCTGGAATAATCCTAGAGTTATTGAATAAGTTACAATTTGGTCTTGTAAAAAATACAAACGATCTATAATATCCAGAAGTCTCAGATTCTAAGTAAGGTCTATTAATAAATAAAGATTCTCTACTAAGAATTACGGATTTCTGTCTATCAAGTACAAATCCATTATCTTCAGCCATTACTTTAATAACACTACGAAGAGAATCTCCCATCATTAGTGGATTCTTTAAATCCCAGTCCTTATCCATTTCTGGGGTATATGTCTTATACATTGGAAGTCTGTAATCTCTATTAACTATACGTTTATCTCTAGCAGAACTACCCATAGGCATATCCTGCAATGAACCTGCAGCAAATCCACCAAATATATTACCTAAATTTAACGCACTTGCTATATTAGACAGGTTTTGACTAAACATATTAGTAAGCGGAGAAAGCATTCCTTTAGCACCAGATGGTATTATAGACGATAATTTATCAGCCATAGGTCCATATGATTCCCTAGCTTTATTAATTATAGATTGACCTATTTTAGCTCCAGCATTAAATAATTCAGTTTTCCGACCATTTATCCATCTAGATGCATTATCTTGAAAATTATCTATAACATCATTTACTTGATTAGTTATAAGATTTATAGACTGGTTACGGATATCCATAACACTATCAGAAATAGCTTTTCCTATATTTTCTTTAAAGTTCTCAAAGTATTTTCTAGGATCTAATTGTCCAAGTAAATCATCAATAGCGCCAAGTCCACGCCTTTTAGTCATTTCAATTGCATCTTTGATATCATTCTTCCATGCAGCTTGTTCAGATCTATTAAGATTTTTATAATAATCTGTAAGCCCCTTACCAAACTCTTTATTCCACTGATTTTTTCCAGTAAAAGTATCAAGTAACCAGTTCTTTTTAATTTGTTTAACTAGTTCTTCAGATGGAGTATTTGCATAATCTGTAAATCTAAAATCTTTACCTGGAAGATATTTAGATGGATTATTCCATTTATCTGTTGTAAGATCTTTTTTAAATTTCTGGTTCCAATTATCAGTAGGATGTGTTCCTAATTTAGCAGCGTCTTTTAGTTCTTTTTTCCACGCTTCTACGTCAAAGGTAGGTAATTTTTTATTAACTATACCTCTAACGTCAAAGTCGCTTACTTGAGTAGTTTTAATCTTTGCAGCATCTTTCATTATAGATGGCCACTCTTTATTAAATTTATCTAAATTAGATTTAGATTCACTACTAAGCCATGCTGGTGGAAACTCGTTTTTAACAAAGTTTCCACTTTCAAATTGTCTTTTCCAATTATCATTATATTCTTGAAGCATAGCCTTGAGAGCTGCTACCCTTTTTTCATATGTAGGATATATAGATAAGAATTCTTTCTTCCAACTTTCTTTATTGTCGGCTATCATTTGGTTTATTAATTGTTGTAATTCATTATCCGCCATTGGTGAATGTCACCTCCTATATATGAAGCATCTTGTATCTAAGTGCAATAGTTCCATCTACACCATGTGGAACTAATATATGGTTAAGTCTACTAAATACTACAGAATCTGTCATAGTATCGAAGTCTTTACCATTAAGTCTAATTTTTGCAGGTTTTCCTATCATAGTACAAAGTGCATTAAATCCAGCACTTTCCATTTTACCTTTCTTAAATACAGAAAACCATTCCACAAGTTCTTTATCTGTTATATTTATTAAGAATTGAGCTACTGCTCTAACGTCCTTGTCAGTTACAAGTTCAGTATCAGGATTATCTGGTACATTAGTTGCATCATCAGTTGTTACTACATAGTCTACTTCTATTTTCTTAGTATAATATGCAATATAAGGATGTTCATTACCACTACTATCTTCTATAAGTACTTTTCTACTATGAAGATAATCACGATAATATACCTCATAATCATTATCTCCTTCTGGTATTAATCTAAAAGGAATCAAATTATCAAAGTTATATCCTTTCTTATGTCTAGGATATGCAAGTACATCAGTTCCTTGAGAACCGTCGTAACATACATTATAACCCATTATTTTATCTTTAGCATTTGGATCTACAGTTACAGATGTAGTAAAATCGTCTACTGCACCTTTAACTAAATCTTCTTCAAATGATATAACTTTAACTTTAGGTGGTAAATTATATAATGCACCACATAATCTTTGTAATCCTCCAAGTAACACTTTATTAGGACCCAAATCAACTTCAATCCATTTACCTTCTGGAGTTTTCTCTAATTTAAACAGATGTCCATCCCATGTTTTTAGGGTGTCTTCTGGTAAATTATACGTAAATATTGGTTTATCATTCATAAATATTTACTCCTTTAACTTATTTTAATATCTCCATATCTTGTTACCATATATAGAGCATCTTCACTTCTTTGCTTTTCACATAATTCTCTATCTGTTTTTACAGCTGGTTCTATCCAGTCGTATTGCGATACATTCCATCTATTACGATGAGTAATATTTACATCATAAGTTATTTGATCTACGTTTACTTGATAATTATAATTTTCATTATAATTTAGTAATAGTCCCTCTGATATAAATTCTACTCTCCATGCTTTAAATAATTTTAATATATATAGTAAGTATTTAGAAATACCACCATACATCATATTAATATTATAAAGTACATCTAGTAGTTCTGGAAGTTCTATTGTATCATCTAGATGTTGAATTAAGTTTATCATAAATTGTGTACAGTTGTCTATTTCTAGAAGCATTGCATCTGGTCCTTGATCTGCAAGTTGTTCATAATATACATATAAATCAGGTGCATATTTTTCTAAATATTCCACATAAGATTGACCTTCTGCAGTAGATATAGTATTATATGCTTCTGGTTCTTTACTCATTATACGTACATGCCTATAAACAGATAATATCATATTAACTTCCACATGATTTCTTGCTTTAGTAAGTACAGAGTCAACGAATTTTGCAAGTCCTACTGCTTTATCCGTATTTATCATAAGTTGTAAGAAATCTGTTTCAGAGTTCGCAGCTTCAGGGAATTCTTCTAGTTTAGTTTCATATGGATATTGTGCCATCACAATAAGCCAATACATTCTAATAGTAGGATGTGTTTTAATAGTATTAAATCCAAGTATTTTATCTACTCTATCTAATACGTCACCAGGTCTAGGATTTATTCTAGCATCTTTAAAATCTTTAAGAAGATATCTTCCCATACTATAAGTAACCATAGCATTAAAGAATACCCATAAATCCCAGAAATTCACATTATAACCATTAGATTGATATGTTAATTCATATTTCTTTAATATATCACGATGATGTAAGAAATATCTATGAACTACAGAAAGTCCAATTGTAACATTATTAAGATCTAATATATTATCTATACCAAGATATTTAGATTCTATATAAGAGAATGGTTCCTCAAATACACGTTTCTTTAGTGCTTCACTATCAGACCATCTAGGGTCGAGTTTCTTTACTTCATCGTATGTTAAAATCATTTCTTTATCTTCTTTTTGTTGATAAGATGGTGTTTCATATTCTATATTAGTAAAGTTACGTCTCATCTTCTCGTCATCAGTAAGATAAGTCTTTTCTTTTTGATTTGATATATCATCATATGGATTTACAGCACGGAATGGTTTTAATATAAATTCCACATCATACAAATCATCATATTTCATTCCAGGGGTTTCTATTACACCTGGTTTTCTTCTCTTTCTAATAAAATATTTATATAAATTAAGTCCAGAGAATATCTTTCTTGCTATATATTCAAGTACATAGTTAGTACCTTTATACATTACAAGATAGTTTAATACATACGTAGTAGCATTTCTATAAGAATCTGGCATATTTTGTGGGAATGTAAGACCATACATTTTATATAAATCTTCAGATTCTTCTCTAGTAAAACTTGTCTTACCAAGTGGAGTAGTATATATATTTATGAAATAATATATGATAGCTCTCATTTTTATAGTAGTAAGCTCTATAGATTCATTAAAGTCTGTACTTTCAGTTAAATAAGTTTGATGATATGTTTGCATCCATACACGTCTTTCCTTATTAAACATTTCCCGATAAGCATTAGCTTCGTCCGTTTTAGGAGTCCATAATACTTCAAATTGCCTTGCTCTACGTGCTTCTATTAGATTTATCTTCTTATCTATATAGTTAAGATATTCAGCATCAGGACGTTCTTGTATAAGTACATCTAATGCTCCACTACGTTTTAGCTTTAATATCTCTCCATATGTCATAGTATGCACAGGAGTACCTTTATAATATACAAAATCTTCAGGTGCTGTACCTAAAGGTGGTACTCCAAGTAGCATTCTATAATATTTATTTCCTTCTATATAAGATAAAAGTCTTTCTTTTCTAAGTTCTGTCATTAATTGTAGCTGTTCTTCAAAGTTAAATATACTATAAAATTTTCTAAAATCGCTTTGAATTTCAGCTATTTCAGCACTAGTAATATCTGGTTTATGATAACGTAATAAAGTTTCATTTACCTTACCAGTATAATCATATAATGTATCAGACTGCTCTAGTGCAGCCATATATGCTTCAAATTCTTGTGCATATACAACTTCATTTGGGTCCTCGTTCGCTCTATGTTCTTGCTTGACTACTAAATTATTTAGTAATCTATACATAATTTGTAAACGATGGTCTACTAATTTAGCAGTTGAAGCCATAATTTATTCCTCCTAATATTTAGGATTATATGCAGAATGTCCTGCAGCTCTAGTTATATATTGGAACCATTCGCCTTCTACAACGATTTCATCCCCATTTTTAAGTATAAGTTTTACATCTTTAGTTTTATCTATTACTTGAACATCTTCATCGGCAGTCCAATGTTTCATACTTCTACTGTTAAAAGTACCTTTTTCTATATGTAAAGTTTTATAAGCAGTAGGAATTGCATATAATATCCATTGTAAATCAAAAGATATAAACTTATTATTTCCATGTGGGCTAGTTTTAACTTTTACTTCTACGAGTTGCATCTTTAACCTCCATTTAAATCGATTATTACGCGTTTATAGCGTGTTTTAAGAGATTCTATACCATATAGAGGTATAATTAATCATCTTTTATATAGAAAGCGTAAAAACGGCCTATAAAGCCGTTTAAACGCATTATAATTAGCTTCTAAGAGCTTTTTCTAATGGAGAAACTGTTTCTGTTTGTTCCTGTTCCGATTTAGCTAATGTAATCATAAGTGCTTTACCAGCATCAGGTCCAAATACAGCATTAAATGTTCCTCCCATAACTGCTAGTTCATATAATGAAGCAAATATGTATTTTTTACTTCCAGTTTCTCTAGCAGGTTTCTTTGGATTATCAGAATCTCTAGCAAGACTTGCCACTAGTATTTCTAGAGATAGATCTGCAGCTCCAAGATCTACGTTTGCTAAGAAGTTGTTCTTTAATGTATCTAAGTGAGTTTCTACTGGAACTAAATTAGATAAGTTTCCACCTAAGAACACTTTAAGCATACGATATACAGTCATATTACTTCTTACAGAGTTTACTGTATTTAAGAAGCAATCACCTTTCTTATAACAGAATATAACGTGTTTATCTAAAGGTTCATCTTCACCTTCAGATGGTTTAGGTCTAATTATTTCAGTAGGAGTTGTACTTACATCAGAACCGAATACGATTGTGTGTTGTTTACCATCTCCACTGTCTAAAATTGAACCGTGTGCTAATACTTTATAGTATGTATCTACTGCTTCTATAGCTGATACTGGAAGTATCCATTTAATATCAGTTTTACAGTATACTTTTTCCATATCTGTTATCGGGTCTATTCTATGTTCAAATAGATCTGCTCCAGCTGGATATACATATTTATTAAAGTCTTTAATACGGAACATCTTAGAACCTAAGTTATGTGTAGATTGCATCAATACGTTCAATAAGTTTGAACCTACTTCTGAGATATAAACTCCGATTGGAATTGTATCTTGTTGAAGTGCTTTAAATATAAATTCTCCAAGACATTTTCTACAGAAATGACCATTCTTTTCTTTACATGTTAAAGGATAACGCATTTTAACTGTTTTACCTACATATTTATGAACGTTGTCCATAGTAACAAGAATAGATTCTCCATTTTCTATTATATAACGATTTACATAATCAAACTCATCGTCAGACTTAAACATTTTACCTTCTGTAGTTCCACAGTCATGTGTAAGTCCTTGTATGTGGTTTAGACCATGAGATAAATCTTTATATATAGTACCAGCATATGCCGTATTAAGTCCTCTATCCATTGCTCCTATCATGGCAACATTTGTTATATTAGGTAAAAATGATTTATCAATACCATCAACTAATGCATTATCTATATATACAGGTTTTCCTCCAGATAAGTCTGGCATACTACCCATTACAATGTTAAGATTCTTAAAGTCATTTCCCCATTTAGCCTTGTTAGCAGAATCATAAAGTTCTGCCATATCATTATCTTTAAAGTGTTTCTTTGCAAATTCTACTACTTCATTTTCTGCTTTTTCTAAAATAGCATAATCTCCATGTTTTTCAAATTCTTTCTTAGCAGCAGCGATAGTTTTATCTCTAAATTCAGTAAATTCATCATCTGGATTCATCATATCTTCATTTATACTAGCATTTACTACTGTAGATAAACGTAGACCAAACTCATTTGATGATTCTATTAAATCTAGTACATCATCTTGTGTAAGACTTCCTTCTAATGCATAGTTTACAGCTTTACGCCATATTTTACTAAGCTTTTTCCAGTTGCACACTTCATTAAGAAATGAGAACTTTGGATGATTTGCAACAGGGAATAACATACACTTATTAAGCATAAGTCTTCCTACTGTAGTTTTTATAGTTTTACCTCTATCTTTTATTGTAATACTATCATAAAGACTAACTTCTGGATCCTCGTCGATCTCATATCTCATACAAGATTTATACATAAGGTCCAGATCCATTTCACCATTTGTAAGACCTATAAGGTGTTTAATAAATGGATGTTTCATATTAGCAGGTTTAGCTTTATCTGATGGCTTAGGGTCTCTACTAACAGAATACCAAGTTTGGTTACAGTCCTTGCCGGGATTTCTACGAGCTAAAGAACCATCATAATTACATACAAATAAAGGTGATTTTTGTTGTTTTCTTGCATCTTCTACGGCCTCTTTGGAATTGATGGGCTTATACATTAAAGTATCCCCCAAGTTGTTCATACAAAGGCGTTAGCTTTGTACCGTTATTAAATAACTGCTCTGAGTTTTGCTCAGACGATCAGACTAGATCATCACCATGTCAAATTTGATTTAGGTGTCTTGCTTTAACTACACTTGTAATATATAGTCGTTGTACGCATTGCGTGCTGATTCTCCATTGTACAAGCACTTAGGACCTAAGGTAACGAACCTTAAGCTTTTATTTCACCATATGCCATCCTTTAACTTATTTCTGAATTTCTTCACCACAAGGGTATAAAGGCTTTAGTAAGTTCCAGCGTTTAACAAGATTTTCTACACACTCTTTCGAATATATAGCGACGGTAAATTTCATCGTGGTCTATTTATGTTTATATGGAGTCGTTAATTCCATATCAAGTTCATCAATTCACTTGCTCATACTCTCATATGAGTGATCAGACTAGATCAATCCCTCTCATTAATTGAATAGGGTGTGTGCTTTTCCCAACTACTTAGTTAGTACTTCCATTTCAGGAATAGTCGTTGAACTCAGATATTCTGAGTGCTGATTACCCATTGTAAACGTCATTTAGGACCTCTCATAGCCGTTTTGAGAGGCTTTTATTTCACCATGTGACATCTTTATACTTGTTTCTAACTTTCGTCTCCTATATAGCTATAAACGCTTTAAATAGGCTATAAAGCTTTAGGGACTCCCAGCTTTTAACACACTTATCACGCACACATTACTGTATACGGGCCAACCATTTTAGCATTCATTCCTGTACTTATAGATGCAACAAGTCTAGACCCACTATCAAAGATTTGATCTTGGAATCTAGCTTTTAACTGTTCCGTAATTAACGGAAAATCATTATATTTATTATTCATAACTGTAACTTTTTTAGTTAAGTTAGGTGATAATGTAAGACATACTGGTCTTTGTGGTTGTAGAGACGTCATACTATCTACTGGTGGTCTCGTAATAGCAATCATACGAGTATCGTACAGTTTAGCATAAGTCTCTACAACTATATAAAAGAATTCTGTCCACGATAATGGTTTAGTCACCTTAGTTTCAGTTCCGTCTTCATCTACAATAAAAGTTAGCTTAATATGTGTAAAGGAACCATCATATTTTATTGCAGGGAAGTCAGTAACTCTAAAGTGAGGGTCGCTCATATTAGTAATCGCATTAGACAGAAATTCTATGTCATAATATGCTAGGAAATCTCTTGTAACTCTAGGTTCAAATAGTCCAGCATTAAATAGATCTTCTATTAAAGTATAAGAGAATTTTATAATAGTCTCTTTAAACATTGGAAGTAAGAACTGGATTGGAACTCCAGAAGCACGCATTCCTATACGAGCTTGACGAAGCTTCTTTTCTTTCCATACTGTAGGAATGATAACCATACGGGCTCCATTATCTACATTACGTGAAAGAATTTCTTCTCTACCAATTCCATGTGGTCCAAAGTATGTATCTTTAATATAATCTCCAAGGTCTAATACTGCCTTTTGAATTATAGATTCCATATCACGTAAATCTACACGTACTCCAGCAACTCCAGCCTTCATCATCTTATATTGATTAGATGCACGTATAATCTCGGAATATAATATATTCCAATCATTAACCGTACGACCATTCTCAAGATTTTCACTTCTAAAAGCAAGAGCTATTACATAAATATAATTAGTAAATAGCTGGTCACGTGTAAGTTTAGCAATAGAAAGCTTAAGCTCTTTATTTGAAATACGTCCATGTTCCTGCTTGAACTGTCTTTTATCAATATTATTCCAGTTATTGTAAAGAAATACAGGACCATAACCTACAACATCATCTGGCTGTTCTTGATAAGTTTCATCCACTTCATAAAGAACTCCTTTACGGAAATAAAACTCTTTACCAGTTGAAGTAGCGCATTGAACATATTTACGATTTATACGAGAAAAAGCTTGTAATACAAGAGGTCTAAATACATAACATCCTAAGTTTATAAGAGCAGACTTTGTTTGTAGCTCTTCTTCAGTAACTCCGAATACTGCGGAACTAAATATAGAAGAAGATGACTTCTTTTCAAAAGAATCTACTACTGGAAGTCTTTTCCTTATTTTGTTAAGTTCGTAATTATATGGACATACGAACATTAAAATCTACCTCCTTTAAGGTCCATACTAGCTCTTCGTAAAGATTTCTCTTTATCTATATGGGCCCGTTTCCGTTTGTAGTTAGTTTCAAGTTCGATTAGTGCATACAATAATATCTCATCATTATTAGTTCTAAATATTCCATTATTAGCAGCATTTGGTTTATAATATCTAAAACCTTCATAGTAGTCTCCTTTTTCTAATATACTACATTCAGTCATTACTTTATAATTGGAACGGAATTTATTCATTAATCTATTTATAGTTCGTCTTCTATGATGGATACGTTCTAGAGGTCCTTTAGGGAGATCTCTAGAAAATCCATTACTTATATAAAGTTGATTAAATGTATCTGGTCCAACACCAGTTGCCGATAATGTAACATCATCATTCATAAGTCTTTCTTGTTCTTCTTCGTCGATATCATCTACACCTTTAAGTTTTCCTTCCTCTTCTTCATCCACATCGTCATTAGGAATTCTATTTTTATAAGAGAAAACTCTAGGTTTAGATTTACCACCAGTACTTGTAAAATAAACAGCATCGTTATCTATTGTAACGATATCGTTTATATGCTTATGATCAAATATAATGTCTTTAATATTTCTAAGTATTATAGAATTATTTATTATATCTTTATATTTATCTATAAAAATATTTTCCATAATTATCTTATTAAGAATTTCTATCTCTTCAGAATTAAGTCCATCACATCTAACTCCTACTATAGAATGATATGCATCACGTTCTCTTTTTGTACGTTCAGCTTCATCTTTAATACGATATGCATCGCTACGTTTACATACATTCTTATAATATTTAAAGTAAGATTGTGGTAAATGTATTAATTCTACATCTTTAATATATTTACGTATCTTATCTTCATTATGAGATAAATTTTGAGGATTAAGAGCAAGATCATACACGAAATCTGGTGATAATAATTCACTAAATTTTAGTGTATTTACAATAGTAGTACTCTTTTCAGGATCTCTAAGATTAGTATCTGTTATTTCTTGACATGCTTCTCTAATAGAGTCAAAATCATAAGAAACCATCATAGCATACAATAGTTTCTTAGTAGCTTCTTGAATAGTTTCGATTGCCTTATTTTCAACTTCCATATATGTAAGTTTCTCTGTCTGTTCACGATATTTCTTAATAAGTGGTATTGTATATTCTTGAGTTATCATTGTATATACATAATCAAATACACTATTTTTTTCTATATAGAAAAGAAGGTTAGAAAGAATATATCTAGAACTAACCCCCTCAATAGTTTTAAGGGTAATTAAACCGTATTTATTTTGTATTGTACTTTCAAAATATGAGTCTTTAATCGAGTCTGCAAACGTATTACCAAGTAAGTTTGTGGTTTCTTGATCATTAAGCATAGTTTTAACAGCCATCTCATGAGCACTTTTGAGTACTTTATTTATATCATCTAAAGGTACTTCTGGTTTGAAAGATACTGGCAAAACTAAAGTGTTTAATATATCCCAAACTCTCTTATCTCTTGAGTTTATAGGATCTAGAATCATATAAACTAACCTCCTTTTCTAATTTAATTAAACATTATGTCCTTTTGCTACGAGTGTAGCTAAAATTGATCTTAGGAATGGTACCGCACTTTCTTTAATACCATTTCCAGTAAATATCAATCCATTACTTGTCTCATTATATGAATCAAAAACATTTACTCCATTATATGAGAATGTAAATGTTGCAAATCTAAAATCATGTGTTGGTATATCATTACCAACTGTATAAGTATCTAAAACATGTTTTAAACTAGATGCTAATATATCTATCTGTTCTTTTGATGATCTAGAACTACTCTTAAGTCTATCATACCATTCAGGATCTATCATCATTTTATAGTTATAGATATTTAATAATGGATACTTCTTATTTTCTTCAGGTATAATAACCTTAGAGAACATTATAGGGCAAACAAAATCTCCAATACCAATATTTAACTTAACCCAGTCAGGTTTTGCAACAGATTCTGCTATATAGAAACTCTTATTAAGATTTACATTTAAAGTATTAGCGTTTTCCATTGAAATTCCAGCACGAGCTACATCTCTAATAAATTCCTTATCGTTAACAGTTAATAATGATGTATCTGTATTTAATTCATTAAATTTAAATTCTTTATAAGTATCAGGACCTTCTAATACAAGAGTACAATTTTTAGAATAATATGATAATTCATGTATAAAATCTGGTCTAGATGGAGAAACTGCACGTCCAGGTGTATAAGATATCATATTCTCTTCTATTATTCTACTATTACCATTACCACTTGATAAACTAATACCTGATCGTTCCATTCCAGGAATTTCTTTTATCTTTAACTTACAAGAACTTAAATCATCAAATATCTTAGTAGGTGTTAACTTATTATAGAATCTATCACTTTCATTTGGTATTAATTTATCATATAGATAGTTTCTAACTTCATCTAAACCTGCAACCTTTTCTACAGTAGCAAGTATAGACCCACTTCCATTTTTACTTAAAGAAACCAAAGATGCAGCATTTATATTATTACCATAGTTCTTAAGATCAGTTAAGTTTATAACCTTAGACTCTAATTTGATTATATTATGTTCAAATAGATTCTTATTAGTAGTTATACTAGGATAAGTATGATCTGGTGGTAATACTATTTCAGTATATAACTTTAATTTCTTTGTTTGGTCTAGATCAAATACAAATCTACCTACTTGTATTTTTCTGTAATCATCTGTATGTTTAACTCTAGATTGACCATAAGTATATTCACCTATCGTATATAATGGTGTATAGAATAATGAATATTCTAATATCTTTTGATAAGTTACTATTTCATGGTCTTCGAAGTCAATATATACTGGTATAAAATTAAATAATTTTGGTAGTATATGGTTACCAGTTAGACTATCCGCATACTTTTTATGTGTTAGCTCTTCATTATTATAATCAATTGGAGTTATATTATGGTCGGTATGAGTATTTAGATAATCTCTAGCTACATCGAAAGGCGATTTTGATTTATCTGTATAAATAGCTTCGAATTCATCATGATATACTATTATTGATCTAACATACGCATCAGCTAATGCATTAACACTATCAAATTGATCAGCTCTATTCTCTGAATCAGCTGGTCTATATTTATAATTATTAGTTTGTATAGTTTCTATATCTTTACCCCATAAAGAAGATTCTCTATCAATAGTATATATAAGATCAGTTCCTTCTATAACTTTAATTAAATCATATCTATTTAATATATTAGAACTATTAGTAAGATTACTTTGTTCTTTAGTTAATGGAAGTGGATCTAATAAACTATTTGCTATAGCATCATTAGATAAATAGTATACTAACTCAGTAGGATTAAATTCATCTTCTCCTTCTAATTTAACTTGATACCTAATTACATAATCATTTCTATCATTTTTAAGTTCACGATAATTGAATATTTCCTTATTAGCAGGATCATTTATATTTCCACTAGTTGTAAATATATAGTGTGGTATTTGGTTATAGAAACATTTTTGATAATCTGTTAACATATTATCATCTACACCGTATGATGCTAATAATATTAGAGGTTTAGCTAATAAGTTAGAACTCGCATATTCTTGTCTAGCAAATGGTACTATTTCATAATAACTATTATATAGCATTAAATCTCTATTTAAATATATATTATCTAATACTTTAGGTATACTAGTATTATCAAATATATATTTACCACCATCAATATTCTTAATCATCTGTTTATAGTTCTTAAGTATTTTAGGGTAAGTATATACATTATGATTTGTAGCACCTGTTTGATAATTTTCTTTACCGTATACACTTGTTCCAGTTAGGAATTCCATAACAGGGAAATTTGTATTTTCTATATTGAATAGTATATGTTTACCATCATTAGCTAAAATCATTCCAGTATTATAATGAACCATATCTCTTCTTCTATTACCAGATGCGGCCGTACTATTAGTGCTGATATTCAAAGCATTAGTAGTAGCTTTTGTATATCTAGTTCTAGAATTTATATCATCTTTAGTAAAACTATTAAGAGTTAAGATTTCATCATTATTAAATTCTAATATATCTTTTCCATTTACTAAAGCTTTACCAATATAATTTATCTTTAAGTGAGTAATTTTTACATTATCTCTAAGTCTAGTATATTTATCATAAATTTCAGTCCATGGTAGTACATTACCAATCATATAATTAAATTCTACACCTTGGTCAAAGTGTAGTTTTTTAAAGTCTGGACTGAATTTAAATGTCATATTACTAAACACAGGAGTTAGTCCTCTTCTCATGCCTGGTTCTTTAATAGTATTTGTCTCTAATATTGGTTCATTTATATAATTATTATACATAGGAGTAACAGTATTCATAGAAGTAATACCAACTTCACGTATAATATTATTTAATTCCTCATATTTAGATTGAGCTTTATCTTTAAATACTTTTTGAGCTAATTCTACTTTTTGATTTGTTTTAAAAGTAATCTCAGGAGTTACTTTAATTCCAACATCAGCATAGTTCATAGTATATTTAGCATCTCTAAGTTCGTTTAAAGCTGCAGTTATAGTGCCATCATCAGTTATATCATAAATTTTAAAGAAATTTATTTTGCTAACATCTGCTAGAACTAAACTAAATGGGAATAATTGTGGGTGATCTCCCCATCTACTATACTTGAAATCGTGTTCATATATATTAGTATTCTTAAATAAACCAGAATTTCTACCATTAATATATAATGTATTTATATTACCTAATGTAGTAATTTTATCATTAGTTATTAATGGCAAACCTGTTATAATACTGTCACTATAGATATTAAAATCTTGCATACTTATTTCAGTACCACTTTCATTTACTAAATAAGGGTCTATACATTCTACAGTATCTATAAGTTTCTTTACAGTTTTAAATTTAATAAATGTAGTTTTTTCTGTTCCATGTAGATTAAATACGCATTTAAGTCTTATATCCTTAACATCATATTTAAACATATAACCATCTGCAGCTGCACTAATTTTAAATTTAGCACACCAACATATATCAGTAGCATCTTTATTTAATGGGAGATCTTCTTGCATTTTTAATATAGGATAGTTATCTAATATATTACCATTAGTTTTCATTATAAGATTTATACTATTTTCAGTAAAATACTTTTCAGGATCTACTTTACCAAGCACTGATTTTAGTACCTTACCGTATTCATTCTTATTAAACATTTCAGGATCAGATGGTCCAACAAATGGTTCTAACCATTCACCCCACATATCTGCCGGTTTAACTATACTCCATCTAGTAGTCTTTACTTTATCTACATTTATAGATTCCACAGTTTGTTTAAATTCTTTTACTAATTCTATACTAGTAGTATCATATACATATGTAAACTTAATAGTAAATCCATTGAGTTCTTCATCTTCAGTTGATGCAGTAAATGTACCAAGTTTAAACATTACAGTTCTATTCTTGATATTTATATTTGAAGATTCAATATTAGTAACAGTTCCTTTAACAGATTTATGAACTATTACACTTGACGGCATTGGTATAAATGGACTGCTATCTATAACTAAGTTATTTTCAGATATAGTATATTTACTATTCTTTATTCTAGTAGTAAGTCTTGCTATATGTTCTTTATAAGCATTCGGACATTCAATATCTTGTATTGGACTCCATACTTTATTAGCATAACTATATCTAAAGCTTAATGTATCTATAACTCCAGTATTACTATTATATCTAGTAGTAATATTTATATCATTCGTACCAGTAATAGTTTCTGTTCTACCGTGACTATATACCACTTGATCATCATTGGAAAGTTCTATGTCTCTAATTTTATAAGATTGATCAGCTTGTATATTATATTGACCTGTCATGTTTACTTTAAGATTACCAGTATTATCATCAAATACGACTACTACGTCAGTCATCGGCTTAACTCCGCCTTCTTCAATAGTTCCACCAGGTCCAGGCTTAACTATTTTCTTGTCTTTAACTATTTGAGGAAGTTTATTAGGTTCCATATAAGTTATTTCAACATGAGTCTTATAAAGCTTATCAGCCGGAATAGTTCTTATATTATCAACTACAACTTCCCAATAATTATCAGTTCCTACAGTTTTTCTAGTTATAACTGGAGTATTATATAATAATTTACCAGCTATATAATCATTAGTTATTGCAGAAATTCCAACAGTAGCTCCAGTTATATTCTTTTCATCTTTTACTAAGAAAGTCATCTTAGTTCCAGCATCATTGAATGTTATATCGTCGGAATTTATTGTAATACCATTTGCATTAGATTTAAATGAAGCTATATTATAACTATAGTCTACTTTATTATTTACTTCACCAATTAATACTACATTAGCTTTACCAGTATTCTTAATATCATTAAGTTTTGTACTAGTTGCTTGAGTAAATGTTATTTTTCCTTTACCACTAACAGCATCATTTCTTACAGTTCCACGTAATACTTTAACATTTCCGTCATTATCTGTAAAATATACATCAGCTTCAGTTGCGGTATAAGGTTTATTACTATCCATATTATTAATACTTATTTCTAGTAAACCATTATTGAAACTTATATTAGTAATTTCTATACGTGGTGCAGAAGCTAAATCTATTGCAGTAACATTTACACCAGCTGGAGAGCTATAATCTGCTATAGTCCATCTAACTGATACAATATTAGAAGCAATATTTATTGGATCTGTTGGTGTAAACGTGTATATAGTACTACCAGCAGATGTCGGTAATAATAATCTTTGTATAACTTTAGTTGGACTAGTTTTATTACTAACTTCATAAAGTTCTAGATTACCAGCAAGTGCTTCTTTAAGTACTACTTTAAATCCATCATCCGTTTTAGTAACAGATTCAACGTTCGATATTTCATCTGGGAATTCTCTAGCAAATATAGCAGCATTCTTATTAGGATCTAATGAAAGCATATCTTCTATAAATACTGGATCACTTCCCTTTGGACATTCTACTCTAAGAACTGCTCCATATGGAATTTTAGGAACATTATCTTCGCCAGTTTTACTCTTTTCATCAGTACCAAGATCTAGTGTTATAATTTTTCCAATCGAATTTACAGCAGAAAATTCATAACCATATATATTTACCAATCTTTTTAAATCATCATCGTATCTCATAATATGAACCAATATAGGTTCATTTACCACATCACGTGTAGTTTTTAATGTTAATTTATTCATCTTAATCCTCCCACGTAGTGTAACTTAGAGGAGTTGCAATTCCATTAGGTTTAGCACTTGTACGTATTATTGGAGTTTGATATACAAAGTCTGACCATATCTTTTTAAGACCTGGTTTAGATGGATCTTTAGGTTCCAAATATCTAACTCTAATACAATCTCTAGCAGTAAGTTTTATTTTAGAACTAAAGTTATTAAGTCCTATTATAAACTTACGTCCTGGCTCTGCAACAGTAACTCTAAATTTATATCTTTTATCTTTTTCTAAAATGGTAGTTCTTTCAGTAGCATCTACCATACATATATCAAATACTCCTCCAATTTTCTTAAATTCTGGTTTAAGATCTAGAGTAATATAATCATCTCCTTCATAGCAATACTCTACGATTGGAGTAACACTACGAATAGCATTCATTTTAGTACCAATTCCCCTTCCACCCCATTCAATTGGGACCCATTCTGGAAGATTAGGAATATTCTTATAACCATCAACACCTTGAACATCTAATGGATATCCATCGAGTCCAGCATATGTCCATGGTTCTGCTAATGTATTAAAATCTATATTAATACAATCTTTAAATACTGCATCATATATAGATATAGTATCAGAAGCTCCAATAAAATCTCCAGCTTCAGTTAATCCAGTACATCCTTCAAATGCTGAAGTTATATCTGTTAATTGAGGACATTTTTCAAATACTCTCATAGTTTTAGCAGTATTAATTAATGTAGTAACATTTTTAGCAAATCTTTTAGCAGATTTAGCATTAACTGCTTTTACATTATTAGGAAGCTTAGTTATAGAAGTTCCATAAAACATTTCATCTAGATTTCCTTCAAGTATTTCAAATTCATATCCTTCGAAATTTACTAATTTGTCAGACTCTGTGGAAATATCATTAAATATAGCTTGATATGTATCTCTAAACTGTTTTACATTTAACCATGTAAGAAATTTAACATTTCCATCAGTAGGTGTTGCATATGGCCATGGAATATATTGAGTAATATCTCTAGCTGCAGGTGTATCAGTCATATAATTTAATAGATTAGGATATATATCAAATGTTTTAAGTTTCCAATATCCAGGATCTTCTGTTATATTACTATTATAGAATAAATCTTCTGCAGAAATAAGCTTTTTATTATCTCTAATTAGATCCACCGATGGTTGAGTTACAATGTCTCTAATATTGGCAAATGCTGCATCTATATTCTGTAAATTAGGCATTCCTTTTAGTAATCCATTAGAAATACCACTGATTTTAGTACCTTCATACAATCCTTGAGCAGAAGTAATATTATTACCAGTTATTGCACGAATACTACGATTTATTCCTTCTGGTAATTTAGGCCAATTTGTAGTAAAAAAAGTAGCTTCAGTTTCACCATCTGGAACTGAATTTGAAAATAATGAATCTATATTAGTTACTGAGTCATCAAACTCAAATGTAACTAAATTCCAAAGTGTCGGAATAGTTTTCCATAATTCTGGAATTATTCTACGAGCTTCTTCTCTAGAATTAAACTTAAATGTTAAGTTATCTTGTTTATCATCATCTCTAACGTGATATAAAGTATCACTATTAGTTAATTTTGCTAATTCTAATAATACAAAATCAGAACGTTTAATACCTTCTACCCATTTAACTGAGTGAGACCTAACTAATAATTCTGGAGATGGTATATCTTGTTTAATTGCTGGTGGTTCAGAACTAATTTCATCTTCAAGACCTGCAAATACTGGACTTAAAGTATCATTTTTCTCAATATAACGGTCTGCACTTATAAGTGTACAAACACCAGCAGTTATATCTCTAGGAAATGATAATTTTATAAAATCATAATCTGTATTAGATTTATTATCAACTATAGTACTTATAGTTTGCATTGTATCTAATGTATACTTACTAGCATAAGTAACGAAAGGAGTATCTCTTAACTGATGTACATACTGAGATGGAATATGTACTGAGAAACTAATCGTTTTATCATTTGTAGTAAGAGCATCTATTGATATATCGAAGCTATCTTTAGAATTCTTAGGAACTTTAAATGTAATACTTTTATCAGATATAAGATAAGATTTAATTTGATCTGGTTTATTTTGTAATTCTTGTATTTCTGTAAGCATTTTTCTAACAGAAACATCAATACCAGTTAAATTTATGGTAGTATCTGTAAATACATTACGTTCATGTAAAAGTTCTTTGATAAACCTTTGAATATCATTTTCATTAATTACATAATGTCTATCAGCCATTTCTTCTCCTTTCTTTAGTATTTAAATGCTAATTTATATATTTTAGTTTCAGTTCCTGCTTCATCTACTAATCGTTTAAAGAATTTATCATAAATTGCAGCAGAAAATCTATTTTCAAACATAGTATAAGTACAAACAGTATAAGGAGATCCTTTTACTATATCTGTAGCTGACGTACTATAAAGCATATTAATAGTATAAGATTGCATTGGATTCTTAGTATTAATAATATTAAAACATATAGGTCTAGTAAGATCTGGTATCGTAGGGAATTGTGCAGTTAATTTCTTACTAAGTTTATTATATTTTACAAACGTATTTCCACTATCAGAAACTAATGAATATTCATCGTTAGCAAATGCTATAGTAAAATTATCACTATATTCCATAAATTTAGCAAAAAGATCTGCTTCTTTATGGTCTATTTTAGCAATTATTTTAGTTTGATAAAATTCTTCATCCGAAAATGTTATCATTTCATTTACACGAAATACATCAAGTATTATAGTTTTAGTAGGAGCTATTATAGTAGGACCTAATTCTTTCCATTTTATATTATCAGTTCTTATTCTACTTGTAGTAGTTTGTACCATTGGAATAAATGCAGGATCTAATTCCCCCGTAATTTCCAAAACACCACTATCAGTTTGAATATCGACTGGATTTTGATATGCAAAGTTAATTTTTCTAAGATTTTGTCTTATATTAATATCATCTGAGTAATAATTTAATAATTCTATATTATCAGCATCGATCATATTAATAGTACATTGTAAAAGTGCATGTTTTTCTACACCATTATCTAAATATTTAATATTAGCTATGATATCGACAACTGCCTTATCATTAAGCCAGTCAGATTCATAAAAAGGATCACTTTTAAATGATATTTTTAAACCATTTAAAGTTTGAGCATCAGACCATTTACCACATTCCATTTTTCGTTTAAATTTAGTAAACTCTTCTCTCGTAATGACCTTCTTAAGAACTTCTTTATGAGATGTGAATATCTCATTAAGTTTATCTTGTACTTCCTTTGATAGTTGTGTTAAAGATGGTGCTTCCGCTATCATATATGAAGCTTTTTGACCAGTTCCATGAACTACAACTGTACTTTCATTTGCAAATGTAAATGATAACATTTGATTTTCAGTAAGAATAAACTGACCTTCTCCAACTATAGATATACTAAAAGGTGTTACATCTTTATTCTGTATAACAAAATATGAACCTTCTGGACAAATTATAGATTGTCTCATAGCTTGTATGTCTTTGTGTTCAGTAGGAATATTATAGTTTTCTAATTTTTCTATAGGAAATGCAGAATATGTAAATTCTCCACCGTGTTCTTCAGCATAAAAAAGATTAGTTCCAGCTTTAATTCTTCCTTCCCATTGGTTTGGTCCAGTTAGCATAAATGTATTATTTTCATCTGCTGTATTAGCAGTAGTAAAGCTAAGATAAACCAAAGAATTTGGTATAATACTAGAGTTTTGAATTAGTATGATATGATCGACGGTTTTGTCAATTTCTACCTTTTTCCACGTCATTTTAACCTCCTTTTGGTAAAAATTATTGTTATTTTAGTTGATTTTAACAGGTGATTGTTCGATAATGAGTTTAAATTTTTCGGTAAAAAAAAATACCATTGTGGGCCCGAAGGCCCACGTTTGGTACTATATTAAAACTAGTTAACATTATTTCTATTTAGTGGGTATAACCCATCTTTAGCTGCAAGTAGTTCTTCTACTTCATTCGCAATCATATATTGTTCAGCAATAGAATAATGTTGGAAGTCATTTGATATAAAATAATGATTTCTTTCTGATGTAAATCTATCTAGGAAATCATTCATTATTTGTAAATGCTCATTCCATTGCGATAATGGACTAGCGCTACCATTTTCTGTTAAGAATTTACCAATTGGAGTATTATATACTGCTAAGAATTCTGGTATTCTTCTATTCATAACATATAAAACAGTAGCATAAATTCTATACTGTTTAGAGCAAAATCTATTATAAGATAAGAATCTACGAGCATCGTAAAACATCTTTCTTAATAATAAATCTCCTTTATGGAATTCTTCAAATTCTCTAGTTAATTCTATTATTTCTGGTGTATTGTATGTAGTCATTAACCAATTTTTATAATAGTCTGAGAATTCAGAGAAGTGCTTTTTAATCACTTCTCCTCTGTCTCTTTTAGACTTTCTAAACATTTTAAGGACTCCCTCATTCAACATTCTATCTAACATCTTCATCACATCCTATAAATTTCCCATAGTTGCATTATATAATAGGAAAATATCATTTTGATTTTGGTCTCCAGTTAATTGTGCAAATATTTGCATGAATTGGTCTGGAGTGCTATGGTATAATTGATATAAAACATTAGCCGGATCTTGTGAATTAAGAGCAACTTGTTTTACATATAGAATTGATGATAAATTTAATAAGATTTGTCTTGGAAGATTTACTCCCTTAGAAGCAAATTCAGTATTAATTAGTTCAACATATTGTGAGAATGGAATCTTAAAAAGACCATTTGCAGCTTGTTGATATATACCCATTGTAACTATTCTTGGACATATTGTAATATACATTGCTGACTTCTTGTAGATATAGTTTCTCCACATTGGCCATAATACTGCTTCAGGTACTTGGAATCCCAAGAATTGGAATAAAGACTGAGCATATTCTGCAATGTTATTAATTGTAGTGGCAACGCCTTGGTTATTGATATTAACTTGTGGGAAATACCATTTACCAAATATTGCAAGCATTTTATTATATTCATATGGATTTTGGTGCTTGATATATAATTCATGCACTGCATCATCTGATTCCATTAAGAAAGCAGATTCATTGATTGCATTTCCATAGTTATAATTATTATCGACAACACGATAAGTTCCAGGATTCATTTGTTGTATCTTTGCTATTGTAAGAGATGGATCTAGATAAGATGCTACATATGTCATAACCTTATCAGATGTTCCATATCTTGGATACAATGGTTGATTATGTTCATTTACTAGCAATGGTACTACAGAACCCATATCTAGAAGACATAATCTTCCATTTTTAAATCCATAGTTTCTTGGTTCTTTATATAATGATATATCTGATGGTACAAAGAAATTTGCCATTACATCACAAATCATTTTATAATCTTCTACAAATCTAGGTACTCTACTACAATATATTGGAAATACTTGGTTATTATTGATACTTCCAGCTATTGATAAATCTTTAATAACATCAGAATTTCCCAACCATTGTTTGAACTCCATATTATCATCAAAATTTTGTACAAACTCTTGAACTATGATAAATGGGTCATTATCTGGTGTTAACATTGATAATGCGAAGCAATTCAATGCATCTGGATTAAACTTTCCTTGTTGAGCTAATCCCTTAAGAGCTTCTGAAGTTGATATTTCATTGATATTATCTAATATACCAGCATTATTATATGCTATTTTGTATACTAGAGATGGATTTGTAGGATCTGTCATAACGACTCTCTTTTGTCCTGTATAGATATTTGAATTAGGAAACGCCTTTCTCAATACATCTATTAAGAATTCTCTTGTTGCTGACTCTGTCATAATATCTGTTTTATATAGACTTACTAAATTATAAACTGTACTCATATTCTATTTCCTCCTAATATTTTAATATAAAGTTCCAACTAATGATGCAGTATTTACAGATTTAATTGTAAATATCAATGGTAAATTAAGCTCAGTATCTGCTGGTAAATTCAATGCACTTCTAACTGCATTTAAAGCTATATTTATTATTGCAGGATGATAAGCTAATAAATTTAGTGCTACTTTTGTAGGTATATTATTATTTATCATCAACTTAATATAGTTTTGTAATGCTGGAGAATCGCTTTGATCTCTTATTGCAGTTCTTATTATTGCTGGGTCTATACCTTGAGTTGCCATTGCAATTTGATTGGATAATGTAGTTATATCTAATCCTTGTATCAAGTTATAGTCAGCAAACGTTCTATCATCTTTATTGAACATTTTGATATATTCTGAATAAGCATTTATTGAACCTGCTAGTGATAAAGAACTATCCATTTCTGGAAACATTCTTAAAATTGAACTACAGAATGTTTTATAAGATACTCCAAATACTGCTAATTCTGGAATACTTCTAATAACACTTGTCATATTACTATCAACATCAAGTTTTACATAATCTCTAGCTTCAGTTATATTTACTAATCCAGCTACAGTATAGTGCTCAGATACAGATTTATAATTCTTATATAGAGTTTCTACTCCTATATGACTAAGAGTTACATTCATATTAGCACTTTGGAATTGTGCTAGAATACTATTATAATATTCTGTAAATGATGCATGATATTGATCAAATGTCATAGTTTGTGGATTTTTACCATTTTGAGATATTTCTATATTAGTTTGTATATATCCTCTTTGAATAGATATAGCAACAGGTGTTAATGGAGCATTATCTGTATCACTTGGTGTGATTACTACTCCTGGTTTAATACTAGGAAAATATTCTAATATAAACAAAGGTAAACCTGATGCTAACCCTTGTAAAATGTTATTATTATTTAAGTTTGTTAACATATTCTATTTCCTCCCTTATTTATTTAATCCTAATGCAGCAGCTATTTTGTCTCCACCTTGACGACCAAATATAGAGTGGCCTCCATTATTATTTCCATTTACAAATCCATTATTTCCACCCCAGTTACCGCTGTTAGCTCCCCAGTTGAAACCTCCGGCATTATTTGTAAATGTTGTATTTCCACCCCAAGTTCCAGTGTTTCCACTAAAAGTCATATTACTTACACCAGTTCCGACAGATGCTGCTGGGTTATAGTTAAATACTGGTGTATTAGATGTATTAAGATTTAATCCAGTAGTTGTTGGTGCTGCAAATGTTAAACCTAAACCTGAGTTATAAGTTTGTGTTGTACTTCCCCAGTTATTTCCTGTAAAAGATGGTACAGTAGTTCCACCCCATCCAGCTGGTCTTGTATTATTCCAAGAAGATGCTCCATAGCTGCCTCCCCAAGTTCCTCCACCGAATGTATTACCGAATGAGTTACCAAATGAATTATAGCTACCATAATTTCCAAAGAAACCTGTATTTTGTGGTTGAGATTTACCGAATCTTTCAACCATACCAGCTCCTCCAGCACCACCACCAAACATTCCTAATAAGTTTCTAACATCAATTACATTACGTCCATTGATATTTTCTACTGAAGAAATCATACCTAACATCATAGCCATCATACTCATCATATCCATTTGTGGTTGTTGAGGTTGAGCTACTGGTGGTGCTCCATATAATGTTGTACTAGCAACAGGTTGTGGTGCATATCTAGATGATATTACTGGTTGAGCCACTGGTTGTGTATAAGTATTATAATTTGCAACTATTGGCTGAGTAGCTATAACTGGATTAGCTCTATTAGCCATTGCTGGTCCCATTACACTATCATATCCTGCTCCATATCCAGCATTTGGATTATAACCAAACATATTTTGAACTCCTGCTAGAAATGCATTTCCAGTTCCACTATTTAAATAAATATTATTGGGTGACATTGCTGGTCCATATGTTCCTGTATTAGTTACAGTTGAACCTGTATTTATATAATTATAATTATTAGCACCTGCCGCTGCTGGATTCATACTTGCTGGTAATCCTTGTATTCCTGCATATAAAGATGCATAAGGCGTTGCTGCTACTGTTGTATTCATCACCGCTTGTTTTTGTGTGTATCTGTCGAATATTGAATTCATTCTGTTACCTCCTAAAGTTATTTCTTGATTATTAATTGTTGTATTTGGTGCAGTATAAACTGCTTGTGTAGCTACAGGAGCTACTGGTTGATATCCTGTTGTACTATTATTATTTAAATATATCATTTGTGTTTCTAAAAGTCCATTAGGTCCAAATATAATTGGTACCATATTCATTCTACCATCTGGATGATTTTGATCTCTTGGTACTATTGGCATTGGATTCTTTTGGAAATATAATATTGCTTGTAATAAACTATTTCTCAATTCTGGAAATTGCATATCCGCAAGAGAAATATATCCTTCAAATGCTAATGTTGCTAACATTTCATAAAAATATAATGGTTCTATAAAACTATTAGGTCCATTAATAATTGTAGTTTGAATATAATGGATTAGTTGTTGGTTTATTAAATACCCTGTTCCATCTGTTACATATTTAATTCTTTCAGATATTTGATCCATTACTACTGAAAATATATTATAATCTATCCCTACATTTTGTTTTGCATATAATTCTTTTTGATCTAAACCAGCTAGATCCATTATTATACTTAATGCTGTTGCTATATCTTGATTATTTGAATTAAGTCCAGATAGTAACATATCACTCACTGTTAATAATTGTTCTCTAAGTGTTCCTCTAGTATCAACTCCACCTGCTGTAAATACTGTATGATGTATTTCTTGTGGTGGTGCTACTGGACCAGCTGGTGCCACCATATTAGCCATATTGGCCATTAACGCTTGTAATATTTCTGTAGGATTACCTTGACTACCAGCTTGAGCTTGTAATTGAGCTTGTGCTTGGTTGTAACTATTAATTCCTCTTTGCATCATCTGAGCAACTGGGTCATCATTCATAACTTGTTGTGTAGGTTGTACTGGTTGACCAGTTGCTACTGTAACTGTTGGTTGAGCTTGAGTATTGTTAACAGTTGCCGTAACTTGTGGATTTACAGCTGGTTGTGCTGTCTTAGTTGTTCCCATTAACTCTTCCATTTTTTGTTTAGCTGCTGCCATATCTGCTGCAGTTGGGATATATGTATTAGAATTTTGTGTAGCAGTTGATGCAAGCATTGATTGCAGACCTGCTCCCATAGGAGAAATATCTCCTGTATTTGTATATAATGAAAAAGTCCCTGTTGGTGTTGTATTAACTGGAGTTGGTGTTGCTGAAACATTTTGAAATGTACCATTTTCTCCTTGTACTAGTTTTGCTCCTCCAAATAAAACGTCTTGTGCTGCATTTAAAGGGACATGATTATTTGACATATTTTCCCATAATTTTGCTACTTCTTCAAAAGATTTTCCATTAAACATTGTATTAAATCCTTCTTCAATTTGTTTAAATTGTTTCGGATCATATTTATAAGTTGAAACATCTGGTGCGATTCCACTCATTGTCTTATTACCTCCTTGGTTTATATATTTATTAAATGCTGTATTTATACTAAAATCTCCATTTAGTATCATTTGATTATAACTTGCTTCTTCCATATCAATATAGTGTTGTAATGTTACACCACAATTACCCTTAGATAATCGTTCAACTGTATTGATAACCTGTCTTTCACGTGCTGTCATTTTTCTAAATTGAGAACCGTCTGCAATTGCCATAGTTTTATCTGGATTAGATCTACTATCAAATATTACTGTACCTTGGGCGTTAGGATCCTTAATATCATTTATAGTATCAATTACATACGGAGTTTTAGAGCCTGCATTTATATTACTAGGTTGCCAATATTGGGCGATATTGTCTCTATTTACTATAATTGCTTGAGCTGGTGGAATATATTTCCAATCTTTTCCATATGCATATTCTCTATCAGTTTTACCATAGGTTTGCAATTCCCATCTTCTCATTCTATTATTATCTTCCATTTCCATTAAACGAACTTTATTAAGTCTTTTAGCATATTCTTCATCTGAAAGTCCTACCCCACACTGTTCTGGTGTTGGTAAAACATCTGATTCATACCCTGTAACTTCATTATAATATACAGGAAAATCATCATCTAACTCATCTGTATTGAAATCTATACTAAGCATGTAGTTGTAATCTCACTAGTGCTGATGTTATTGCTTGAGCTAGTTCGTCTAATTGAGCTTTATTTGTTTCTATATAAGGTTTAAGCATTGGTATCTTTTCTATAAATGTTCTTACCATAATAAAATTAATACCTTGGTTTATATTTGTTCCATTGTATGCTGTTCCTGCACTTTCTATAATATTCTTTGGATGTAATAATGGAAGTCCATTTACAGGGTTAGTTAAAAATAGATTTTTAGCTGCATTTGCTATTAAAATATTTCCCCCGTATAATCCAAGTGTATAGAAAGGTTTTCCTGATTGAATATCTGCTGCTACAGCATCATTAAGAGTTAACTTTTCTGGTTGAACATTTGCTGTTACTTGTCCATATGCTATCATATCTAATACAGAAGCATATTGACCTAATCCATTTACTATAGTAGGGTCTAACTTACCAGCAGATGTTTGTATCAATTCTTGTACTTTTAATGATAAATATCCAAGTGCTATTGATATTCTTAAATCATGATTAATTGGCCCATCTGGTCCAAATATTGACTTATATTTACCATATGCTGCAGCTACTACCATTTGCTGTTGTGGTGATATTTGTGCTGACATATCTTGAGTTATCAATGTATTAAATGTTTTAACACTATCTAACTGCAATAGAGTTGGTATTGATTGAGATAAATATGCAGCAACTTGCATCAAGTGTGGCATATTAGCTTGAACTACTGGATTTACTAAATTTACTAATGTATTTGTCATATTACCTATCATGGCATCTATTGACATATTAGCTTCTCCAGCTCCGGCTACAAGATTTCTATTAAATGATACATTACCACTATTCATTCCAGTTTGTATATTCATAGAAGCTTGAAGATTTCTACTTACAGAAACTGCTTTCTTAATAACTTTTATAACAGATGCATAAGTCTCCATTTTATTTAGTAATTCTAATGCTAAATTATAAGCTACCACATTTCCACTACTTTTAAGTATCACTAACATATCCATAATAGGACCAACTGCTCCAGTAGGGTCATTTAGTAATGGTTTACTCATTTCTAAAGCGCCAAGACTTTCAATAAGAACTTTAATATCTGCTACTTTATCTCCACTACCATTAAAATTAGGCTCATTATAATTTACGTGATTAATGTTATCAAGTAAATTCAAATCAATCTCAGCTCTACAAACTGCTTCAATATTATTAATATCTTTGTAGTTTAATAGCTTAGATACCACATCTGCAACTATACCCTTCACTCCATCTGGTAAAGCTTGATATTTATTTTGATCAAGCATCACACTTCCTAGACCATATGGATTATCAGATCTTTCCAAAATAGTTTTAGTAAATTCAAATCTGCTATTCGCAATATTTGTATTTACCATAGAATTTACCATATTATTTAATGGTCCATTCTCTTCAGCTATAACCGCAGTACCTCTAGGTGGTACACTAGAATATAGCTTATCAAAGTTTTCAAATTTTCCTGCAACAGTATTATTCATGCTGTTTCCTCCTTCTTTTTCATAATAAAAAATATTTAAATATTTGTTATAACACTATCTTATTATATGTAATTATTCAGAATATAATTCTTCTAGCTTTTGTTCTTCATTTACTTCTTCCGCTACTTGAGAGTATGACTCTGTTCTACCTGCATTCTCATCTGGATAGAACATTGTAATACTACGTCCCCAATCATCGTCTACTATTCTAAAAGCATTCATTGCCATTACTACATGAGGTAATGAAGATGTTTTTAATAAATGACTATAAGGTCTTCCAACTTTTGCTGCATTTAAATGTGATAAATAAGCAGATTCCCACATATCATCACGTTTACTTCTTATATATCTAGCATTATCGTCCCGGTCTTTCATTACTCTCATTGATAAATATTTATTAGTTATTACAGTATCATTACCAGATTCAGTTAATACTGTTTCATTAATACCAAATGTGTGACAAAATACTAGAGTTTCTACTTCTGTACCTAGTTGCTTAGATGATGATGTCCAGTCATCTTTAAAATTTTGTAAAATATCTATATATTTATAATATGGCTCACATTCAGCCATCATACTCATAGCCATACCATTAAGCTGAATAGCTGATATTACTGGAATATTATAATCAATTGCTAAATCTCTAAGTTCTTTACATTTTTGTCTAAGTACATTAGAACCATCCGAACCACTCATACCAAGTTGAGCATGTTTTAATGATGTAACATCCATTCTATCAACGTAGTCTACTATAACTATAATTGGTTCAAATCCATTTCTTTTATAGTTAGATATTTCATTAGCTACATCTACGTGATTAGTCGTAGTAAATCCATCTTTTTTACTATCTGTACCTTTAAGTCTTTCTACATAAATAATAGGTATATTAAGACCCATTCTTTTAGAAGCTGTTAATATAAGTTCTGCAACTTCTGTTTCAGACATCTTTTTAATTTCTTCTTCTGATAAAGATACTCCACACCAGGCAAGATGTCTACGGAAAAGCTTTTCTCTAGTAAGTTCTAATGATACAAAAAGTATACATGGAGTTAAGTCTGTTTCAAATTGATCTCTTTTATTATTTTTACTAGCATATAGAGCTATATTATGCATTATTAATGACTTTCCACGTCCAGTAATAGCTGCAAATAATGTAAGTGTATCTGGAGCAAATCCTCCACCAACCATCATATCTATAGGTTTACTTACTTTAACACGTTCTGCCGCCTGTTCTTGTATAGAAGTTACAGTTTGCATTACAGTTTTATCAACTGTTTCCGCTAGAGGATCTATTACTAATATATTAGATTTACCTATATCAAGATTTATATTCTCGGATACATCTCTAAGACTTTGTATATAATTAAGTATACGAGTAGAAGCATCTGCACCTTCTTTAGATGTGTAGTCATATTCTATACGGTTTAAATCAGAGTTTATACTATCTATATAAGGTCTAATATTTTGTACCATTAATTCTGCAGTTAATGACTTAAGAAGATACGATTTATAGTCACTTGTATAAGTCTCTGTGTCATCAAGAGTTGCTTTAAACATTGTACTATATGGGACTGTACTTATGTGAAAAAGAACTTCTTGTTTACTATCAATACCACTATCTATAAGTTTATTTACAAACTTTGCAGTTTCTTGAAGGTCTGGGTCTTCTGTAAGATTTTCTGGTGGTATACTATCTAGAAATTTCTTAATAGATGTAAGATAAAATCTATCTTTAGGGTCTTGTAATATAATGTTTACCATTGCTGTATGTAATGCCTGTTTCATAGTTCATCTCCTTTCAATATATTTATATACTTATCATCTAATTCTTCATTAAATCTAGTTTTATAAATATTTTTAAGTAAATCAATAGCGTGAATATCTTCTTTATAATCATGCTTTACTTTATTTACTTCTATATTAGCATTCTTTTTAACTCTTTTAATATACTTAGCATTAGTCAGATCTTGAAACTTTCTAACCAATAAACGTTGATCTGAAATATCTGAATTGTATGTGATATTGTATACAATATTATTTTGATCTTGTTTACTATACTTATTAGATATCTCTATAACATCAAGTTCAGATTTATCTCTAAGATCTATATTAACTATATTCTGTTTGATAATATATGGATTTAATATATTAGTAACTTCATACTTTTCATCATTAATTTCTACTAATTTAATTCCATATGTATCAAGTCCAGTATAATGACCACGTTGATTAATAAATCTATTAGTATAATATATACCATCATTATAGATATAAGAATGTATATGTCCGCCAATTGCTAATGTTTTACAATTATATTTTATATCAGAAGATTTCATTACGATAGAACGAGATAAATTATATTTACTATCAATCTGTTTAAGTTGTGGTATTGCAAAATCTACAGTGCCGTGAAATATAACGAGATCTACTTTTTGATCTCCTCTAGCAAGATTTAATGCATTATAAAAATCATTATAAGATGAAAAATAAGGTTCTGGAATGAATAATATATTCATTCCCTTATGTGTTTGTATTGTAATCTCATCTATGTATATAAAAGGTTTATTATTTATATATAAGTTCTTTACTACCTCTCCATCATGCGAAATTGTACCTTTTAATACAATAAAAGATACATTAGATTTAGAGCAGTAATCAGATATTTTTTGAATAAATTCTACTAATAATTGATATTCATTAGATTCTGCTTTGATATTTCTATCATCAACCAAATCTCCTGCGATACAGAAAATATCTGGTTTATATGTCTCAATAGATGTAAGAAAATAATCTAAATACGAATCTATTTTATCCATTTCGAGTGTCTCAAAATGAACATCTGCTGTTATTAATATCTTTCCAATCATATTTCCTCCTAGTAATCACATATATTTCTATCCTATTATATGTAATTATTGACAGGCTATTGTCGATGATTTTTCAACGATTCTAATAGAAACAATACCATTTGTAATACATTTTAAAGGGAGGAAAAGATATAAATGCATACTATAATTAAGTTCATAAGAGATATTAACATAAATATTAATTTATTCCTAGAAGATATTGCATTTAGTATGATTTACACTAAGTTTTTAATAAGATATTATATAGGTGGTGGATTAAATATAGCTAGCGATATAGTAGCTGCTATTAAAAATCCAAACCATCAAAATCATAAATGGGTTAATGCTATAAAAACTTTTTTAACTAGTAGAGGGAAAACTATAGATGAAATTGATGTTGAATATGATTGTGAGCATTGTAATCATGAAAATTGTCACGAACATAATGAAGTGAAGTCGGATGAAGACAATATTGAAATAATCACAAGACAAGAAGAAATATTACCACATACAGTAGATAAAGTTGAAAAAGTAGAGATTAAACCAAAACCAATTTTTAATAGTAGTGAGATAATCAATGATGATATATTTATGAAATATACTAGAGAGGAAATAGCAGATGCTAAGAGAATTAGTGCTAACCCAAATGAGGAAAATGATATAGATAAAGTATATAAAGCTATAAATATAACAGAAGATATACTTAGTACATTACAGGATAAAGATATCAATTATGATAATATAGGAAAATTAAATAGATTAAAAGATAAAGTTAATAATCTTTATACAAGAGCTAAACAGTTAGAAAAGATAGAACGTAATAGAAAGAAACGTGAGATGGCTGAAAGCTTAATGGATAATCTATTAGATGATGAAGTAGTAAACAAATAGAGATACCCCAATATAGGAAAATAAATCTTATATTGGGGTATTCCTTTTATTTACCGTTAAATAATCGTTAAAACGCATAAAAACCTAGTTTCCAAGAGAATTTATGTCTGGAAATTACATTTCCAAGAATATACGAAGGAATC